GTTCTGTAGAACATAGCCATGAAGGCCGGTATCTTTATCTTTGATGGTTTCGATGTTTTTCCAGACTTCCAGTCTGTTAGGAAATTCAACTTCTACTTCTAAAATTTCATCATAAGTTTGTTCTGAAATTTTAGAAGCAGTTTTATCTGTTATTACGTGATCTTGCATTACCTTTCCACCTTTATCTATATATTTTATTTTTATGTCGTTAAGGATGTGAATAACATGAAAAAATTCACTTTTTTTATAATTACTATTGCATTTATTATACTATTAGGAGGATGTATTGTGAACTCTAATAAAAGTGATTTTGATGATGAAACTATTAAAAAAGCTAAAAATACTGCTGAGAGTTATCTTAAGAACAACTTTAAAAACATTAACTCCATAGAATTTAATGAAGATTATAGTAATCCTATGGGGGGATTGATGATTCGTGGTACTGTGAATGGTAACAACAAAGCTAATTTTTCCATTGATATTGATATAGAAGCTGAAAATCAATTTAATGTAGGAAGTATTGGTAAAGGTAAAGATTTCCCTGAACGGAAAGAAGAATGCAAAGAAAAAAGTTGTGATTATTAAATAGGACGGTATTCAGAATGTGGAAATATCTTGTGCTTTTTATAATTGTCAGCATAGTACTTGTTGGGTGTAATGTGAATTCAACTAACCAAAATTATGATGAAAAAGCTATTGATAGAGCTAAAGATACAGTCGAAAGTTACTTGAAAAATAATTACGAAAATATAAATAAAGTTGAATTTAGTGATGATACAAGTGATCCTATGGGAGGTTTAATGATTCGTGGAACAGTGAATGGTGAGGCTGGATTTTCTGTCAGTATTGACCCCGAAAATTATATTGTAAATAGTTTAGCAGAGAAAAAGGATTTTCCAGAGAGAAAAGAGGAATGCAAGGAAAGATCATGTGATTATTAAATAAAGCAGCATGATTAATTTTTATTTATTTACGACACTGTACTTTCCAGTTTTCTTCATTTCCTTCGTTGTTGCTGACCTAGTAATAAAGGGAAGCTATTTAGCTCCCCTTTTATACTTTAGTTATATTGTGATTATTAAAAAAATAGAATTAGTTATTTAGTAACAGCTTTTTTTACTTAAAAGTTAAGCTTAAATAGTCTTGCTACTCTTCCGTCTCTTGATATAGGAGATAACTCAGTGTATGGTTCTATATCCACACAAACTATCGCCTCATCCTCATGGTATCCATATTTAATGCGAAATTGTTTATATATGTATTTTAAGCATCGTTTTTTGGATGGAAAAATACATATCTCATCCCCCATCTTATCCATCAAAATTGTCATAGTTTGATTAGTACTACCAAAATTATCAACCATATGTTCAGAGTTCTCTTTATGAGTAGCCCATTCTAAATTACTTTTTTTTGGATTACCTCGATTAGAATCTTTATGGTTAACAATTGGCTTATTATCATGATTAGGTATAAATGCTATTGCGACCAGTCGATGAACTAACAGCTGTTTAGGTTTACCATTAGTTCTTAAACGAACAAACTTATACCCTCCATTGTTAATGTGATGTGTTAATTTTTTACCATTAGTTTTATTTAGTACCTCGCCATCTGTGTTTACCATATAATTAGGATAACCTTCAACATCTCTCCATTTACCAACAGATGTAATTTCATTTAATTTATTTAGAGTTTGTGTATCCATACGTACCCTCCTTGGGGTTCTTTTCATCATCATCCTTAAATCCAATTACAAATCGTGAAATTCTTGAAATGCGTTTACTACTCTTTTAAAATCATAAGCACTCAGTCTACCAATCTCAGTTTTTTGTACATTATAAAATAATTGATATCTATCTATTTGCACGTGAGAATCTTTAACTAAACCTGAATCAGGACTATTTTTTATAGGTATGCGATTATATCTTTCAGTTCCCGTTATTTTTAGACCAAGAGCTTGGTCATTATCATCTGATATTACAATAATTAAGACAGGGCGCTTTTTTGCACCCTGTCTTTCTTCATAAGGAAAATTTAACTTATATATATAACCTGGCTTCATTAGTCATCCTCCGTCCAATATTTATAATGAGGATGATCAGGAGAAATTTCCACATTGCCATATTTATCAACGGGTAACACTTCTTGATTTTTTAATTTTGAAATATCAATTGATTTTGATATAGCTCTTAATTTGCGTTCTTCAAGATCTTCTCGTACCTTTTTAGCAGATCGAGATTTAGACGGGTTAGTAAAACGTCTTGCAGTAGTTGAAGACATTTTTTTATCTCCCTTCTTACACATACCAACATCACCTCTTAGATATTAGTATATGCAACCTTTTCAAAAGGAATAAGTTTAAATTTAAATATATCAAAAAAATCCATTTTTGTCTAAATCATTATTCATTTACTTCTAATTCTACACTTCCCTTGATAATATCAGATGAATGTTTAGAGGATATCTCATATCGAATGTAATTTGGAATCTCGTTAAATAATAACACTGACGGAAAATGGACTTTACCCTTGGCTTTTAGATATCCCTGATTAAAAGTAATAATATCTTCTCCTTCTTCATTAAATGTCTCATATATATAATAAGAATCAAGATTCTCAGTATATTCGTTAATAAAGTGATCTTTTCCATGATTCAGGCCTGGGATAGTAGTAGATGAAAATGTAAAACTATAGTCATATTCTTTAATAGATGCGGATTTAGTCGGTTCTAGTATTGTTTTTGGCAAATCTTCGTATATATGTTCAATAATTTGATCCCCTGGTATAGGAATATCTTTAATAAAACAAAATTTACCTTCTTCCATAAAAAGCTTAACATCAATATCCTCATCAAAAGATTCTCCAGAATTTTCTATTGCTAATTCAAGACGATACTTCGACTCAACTTTTTCTGTTAAAGCCCTAAATTGAGTATAAAAGGATATAGAATTATACAATTTAATAATTAGGTTATATTTATCTTTTTCATCATCTGAACCAACTAAACTATATTGTGATCTATTTGTTGTATAAGGCGTAGGAGGAACCCATAATTCTTTTTTCTGTTCTAGATTTCCTAAGTCAAAAAAACCAGAATTAATCTTAATATCATATTGTTTAGCAAAGTCTCTAATTCGAGATTTAACTTTATCATCTATTACAACTGTTGTTTTTTCAATAAGACTAAATTCACTCTTAATTTTTAATTGTAAGTCTTCAGAAAACACAAGATTTATTGATTTAATTTTTTGAAAGTCAGACATTATATCTTGCTTGGTTTCTTCTAATTGTTCCCAAGCTAAAAAACTTGATTTATAGAGTTCAGGAATTTTGTTTGTTTTACCATTTCTTACTCCAACAACGGAAAGATGATTTTTATCTATGCTGATTATTTGTTTGTCTTCTGCGTCTTTTTTTATAAAGTAAAGACCTAAATGTGAAAGTAGCTTTTCTTCAAATTCCTCTATACTATCATAAGTATTATACAATCCAATAATAGAAGATTTCTCCTTGAAGTCTTGCACTTTCTTATACTGTTCAGGTTCAAATTCTTTAGGGTTAACATCACAATTACTAAAATATAAGAAAACTTGCTTATTACTGTTAACTAAGACCTCAATTTCTTCTTCCGTTCCTGAATCGTAATCATCAGTAGGGGTTCCAAATCTAGTCCAAAATACTGCTATAGCTGCGTCAGAATCTTTAACAATTTGTGTATTTAGAAGGGATTGAGGTTTCCCCCCAAGTTGAGGAAATGCGTCTTTCGACCAATGTACTGTATTTAAATGAATATTGTAAATTTTTCCTATCTGTTCATTAAATTTCTTTAATGCTTTCTCTATAATTTCTAATTCTTGTTTAACATCGCCTGGACAAGATATTAGTATATCATATTGTGTTAAATGCTTTGGCATTTTTACACCCCTTGTGATTTAGTATATATTTCCATTGTAACATATTGTTGATTCAACTGATGATACCTCAATATATTGAACCACTCCTACTTTATTCTCCCTTTTTCAGCTTCTTGTTTTACAGATTCCCATTCTTCTTTTAAGTAGATTCTTAATAAATTAGTAAATTTATCTACCTTATTTAACAATAGCCTTTGACCACTAAGACCGTACCTTTCTTTAAATAAATCGTCTAGAACACTATAAGGTGTAACATAGGGCTCGTTATCTTCAATCTTCTTTTGATAAATATGAAGACCTTGTGTAAAAAGACTTTCTAAAAATTTTGGTTGAATAACTGGTTCTTTTTCAATTACAGATTTATCAGCCAGTTCTTTGAGTTTCATTCCTCTTTCCTCGTCACTCATCTTCATATACTCGATTACGTCATAATACTCGAAGAGTGTATCTCTTATATCATCCATAATAGAGATAATTTTTTGGTCAAGTTCTCCTTTATAATTTAAATGCAACTTTATTTCTGAATTTAATTTATTTACATGATCTAAATACACAGTTTTTGCCTCTAAATCATAATCAAGTACAATTTTGTGATCGTGGATAGTTGTTTGTGCAATATAATCGGATGATAATTCCCTCAATTTAGCCATCCACTTTACACGTTGAGTAGTAACAGCATTTATATACTGTTCTTTTCTTTTATTTCTAGATGTCAAAATCAAGTTAAAAATTCCAATGATTAATGTTACTACTACTGAAGTTAACATTACAATTTCTCGCCACGTAAAAGTATCTACAAAGTTAGTAGCAGTGGCAGAAAATAAATACATAGTAATCACTCTCCTCTCCCCTTTTTTATCGGCATAAATCTTATTATACTTTATATATACTATATAACTCATGAAAACTACGTATAACTAATCTTATACGTAGTTTAAGGAAAAATAAGCAACTAAGTGAACATGTGTTCTCTTCTTAGCTGCATAGTCTTTCTTAATTTATGATTTTCCTAGTGTTATACGTAGTTTTTATATTTGCATCTCCCCTTTCATCTCTAATTTCATCTGTTACTTATAAATAAACAACAGAACTAACATACTTAAGACATCTAAATTTACATTAAAGTTAACAGCTATATCCATCATATCTATCCCCTCCCTATCTTTGAACTTGTTATATAGTAGATTTTTCACAGAAATGTATAACAAGTAATTTATAAAAATAGTCCGAGGTGTGTTCGAGGTTAAGAAATAATTATTAGAATTTTTCAAATAGGGCTGTCAGTTGAAATGAATTTATTTTTTGTGGGTGTTGCTCCATTTCATTGCAAAATTCAAATCGACACACAATCTGTGATTTTTCACTAAACTTATGAGAGATGAATGTGATAAGATATATACTATACGATTTTGTTCAAGGAGATGTTAACTAATGACGCCAGAACAAAAACAAAATATTATGACTCGTGTAGATAAACATTTAAATGACTTACCTTGGTTCATTAATGAATATATTGATTATCGAATAGATGCAAGTGCGAACACACTATATAATTATGTTAGGGATTATTATAAATTTTTTGATTGGATAGTTAATGAAGGAATACATCCAGGCCCAATGACAGAAATTGATATTTATACTTTAGAAAAGTTAACAATGCAAAATATAATATCTTTTGAAAGGTATTGCATGAGAAACAATAATCGAGTTGATACTATAGCAAGAAGATTGAACTCATTGCGTTCTCTTTTTCACTATTTGTCACAAGTTGCTGAAGATGAAGAAGGTTATCCATATTTACATCGAAACGTAATGGTCAAAGTAAATATTAGAAAAGAGAAACTCTCAAATAAGAAAAAAGCAGAAAAGATTGCAAACAAAATTCTTTTAGATGATGAAATCAGTGCATTTCGAAACTTTATCCGTGAGGATTATGGAAACTATTTATTGGAAAAGAATCAGAAAAGAAAACACAGTTCCTACCTATATAACAGGGAACGTGATTTAGCGTTAATTAGTTTTATGCTTGGATCCGGATTACGAATCAGTGAAGCATTAAGTGTTAATGTAGATACAATAGACTGGAATAATAACCAAGTAGATATTACTCGTAAAGGTGATTCGGGGGATGTTGTTTCCTTCAGTAATGTTGCAGCAGAAGATATGAAAAGATATTTAGAAATTCGTGACGATCGTTATAAAGTTAGCCGAAGTAATAAAGCTTTCTTTTTATCTAGAAAAACCGGAAATGGTGGTCTAGCAAATCGTTTAACTGTTCGAGCTGCACAACTTATGATTAATCACTATGCAGATGCTTTCGGAAAATCTTCATTAACTTTACATAAACTAAGACATAGTTTTGCAACGAATTACTATAAAGTAAATAAAGATTTAGCAACTTTAAAAACAATTCTAAATCATGCGAATCTGGAAACAACAATGATCTATACTTATATTTCAAACAAGCAGATAGAACAATCCATTAATAAAGCAGACAGCCGATAAGCTGTCTGCTATAATTTTGTAGCTTGCATAATATGATCACTGTTTTTCTCCCATATTGTAGTCGCTTCTTCTTCCGTATAGTCATAACTTTCCATTTGATCAATGAAGTTTTTATGAACCCACCAACTAGGGAGTACTTCTGATGTTTTTTGTTGTTCTATAAATTCCATGATACGCTTTTTGGTTAAATAATTATCAGCATTTAGATGTCTTGTTGATTTCTCAAATTCATTTTTTCGAGATTTTAATATTGTAGTTATGTATGCATCTATCCGTGATATACTCCTATTTTTAGCATAAATATCTTGGAGAACATATTTTAGTTCATCTATTCCATAAATTGTCCAAGTTTTTATTACTCGATTAGGAATATCGTATCCATATTCTTTTAGTAATGGTCGAGCTTCTTTAAGGAAATTTTTAATTTCATCTTCTTTCACATTCTCGTCCATAGGTATCGTATCAGTAATTTTTATATCAAATTCTATTTGATCTACTTTTCGACCATGTTTAACTTCTTCGAATTCAAATGTAAGTACATTTATATCTTTGAGTTCTTCCTGTGCTTTTAGCAAAACTCTTGATTTAAAATGGCCATACTGTTTATATTTATCCCCTACTCCTAAATGCTCCTTTAACTTGTCCAATTTAAAAGTTCGCCTTCCAATCTTGGCATACTGTTGTAAAAGTTCAAACAAGCGAATAGTATAAGGACTTTGCATCTCTCCAATAGTAGGAAAATCATATTTGGTATACCGTCCACGCTCAGTTAAATTTATTAGATAGGGTTCAATAACCTCGTTAAACTGAATATGTACCATGCCACCTCGATAGACAATACCTTTAAACCAGGGGAACCACCCAACTTCTGATTCCGTTTTTATCATAATTCGTTTCTTTGTAAGCTCACCTGCAATTTTGTTTACCCTTGAGTAATAACTATTTCCTGATAATCCTGCAGCATTAACAAATTCGGATACGGTAAAGGAGACATTTGGAAAGTGTTCCGGTGACTTAACAATTTTACCAGCTGCATATCGAATTATTTTGTGTTCCGTTGCCGTTAGATCATCCTCATATATTGCCTCTACTAAATCATTCGACTGATAGACTTGTATTTTTTTCTCTATATCTTTTTTAATTGGCTCAGTCATATAATCACGTTCCCGTTTATTTTATTAGTTTTTATTATTTCATAATAAAAATTGCTTATCAATAGATTCAGCAAAGTATCACAGATTGTGGGCTGTGATAGTAATTCGTCCTATCTATCACACTTTGTGGGTTGTGATAATAAAATCAACTCTAACTATCACACTTTGGGTGTATGTGAGGGATAAATTACATGAAACCATCACAGATTGTGGGTTGTGATGGATAATTATAGGTTAATATCACACTTCGGGTGCTTGTGAGGATAAATTTTGAGATTAACTATCACACATTGGGTTAAAATTCTATGTATTAAGGCAAACTATCACAGATTGAGTTACTCTTGACCCACAATGTGTGATGGATAAATAAATAACTATCACAGATTGGGTTATTTTTAACAGATAAACACCCAATGTGTGATAGTTAGCTACAAAAGAGAAGTGATTTTACTCCTTTACCCACGATCTGTGATAATAAAATGCTTTCATAATGGGATTTATTACCTATATTTAAGAGATAAGCCCACAAAATGTGATGGATGCACCCAATCTGTGATGGTTTTTACCTTTTCTGTGATAGTTTATAACCCAATCTGTGATTATTGGAATTCAATCTGTGATAGTTAAAACCTTTTTTGTGATGATAATAACCCAATCCGTGATATTAAAACCACAATCTGTGATATTTCGACATATCAACTCCTTGTGTGACAAGGGATTTGCTGATCCGAAATGTTTTATATGTTTTATATGTCTCTAAATGTTTATTAAAGTCTCATTTAAAGAAATTTGTTTGCTTTATTAAATATTATGTCGTAATAAAAAAAATATGACTAATAAAAAGAACACTCTTAATTAAAGAGTGTTCTCTTACTTATGCATAATGACCACCTATTTTCTTACTTCTATCTATAGTGATCCCTGCATCTGTATAACTACTAGCCCTCAATATAGCTGTTGATCCATATTTACTGCGAATCTGATCCATAACATTACCGATATCATTTTTCTTAGCAGTATCCTCAAATAGATTCAATTGAATACTGTCTACAGACATTAAGTTGGTTATAGATACACTAACCCTTCTTATATTGCTATGACCATCATAAAACTTATGGAATAAATTCATACACTCTTTATACATATCTATTGTGACATTTGTGTAGTCAACAGTAATTGATCTTGAAAAACCTCCACCAATTTCTCTTGCATATCCAATGCTAAGATGTATTGTTCTGCCTGCTACTTTCGATTCTCTTGCTCTTCTACATGCTTCTTCACATAAATCTAGGATAACCGTACCTATTTCATTTGCTGAATAATCTCTTAGTAAAGTTATACCGTGTCCGAAACTTTTCTGCTCCGATTGCGTAAAGTTTCCAATAACAGGACTTAAATCAATTCCCCATGAGTGCCAATACAACTGTTCTCCCATGACTCCGAATCTTTTTTTTAAACTTTTTAAATCATACCTTGCAATCTGACCTAATGTTACAATACCCATTCGATTTAAATTGCGTTTCATTCTATTTCCAATCCCCCAGATATCTTCAATCGGGAATGGCCATAATTTGTCTTGAACATCTTCATACCTACATTCAGCAATTCCAACTTTCTTTGCGTGTAGATCCATTACAACTTTAGCTAAAAATTTATTATCGCCTATACCTATTGAACATGTGATACCAAAGTTATCTAAGATATCCTCTTTAATCATGTTTGCAATTTCCAAAGGAGTACCGAATAGCTTTTCTAAACCATTAACAGTAACCCATACTTCATCCACTGAATACTGGTGTATGGCTTCTAGTGGTGCATATTTATTAAGTAAACGTGTTATATTCATTGAAACATTTATATAATCAGCCATATGAGCCTTAACTATGTGTATCTCTGGATCATTCGGTAATTCAAAATAACGACTAACATTACTTATACCATGCTTCTTTTTCAATGCTGGAGACGCAGCTAACACTATACTCCCGGACCTATTAGGATCACCAACTACTGCAAGCATAGTTGTCATTGGGTCTAAACCTAATTTAACAGCTTCCACTGATGCATAGAAAGAACGCATATCAATGCACAATATATTGTTGCGAGGATAAGTTGAATAATCCATTTTAATCACTCCGAATAAGAACGTTTGTTCTTATTATATCCAAATAACAACTTCTATACAATGGAAATTTATGCTATAATGATTGATAGGTAGTTATATATGCAGGGTGGTATGTGGCACTCGCCTCCTAGAGCATGTTCTCTAGGGAAGGGGGTGATCACATGATTATTACTACAGACCATTTAATCGTGATTTTCACGTTCGGTACTTTAATTGTAGCGATAATCAATGCAAACACAAAAAAGTAATCCACCCTGCACACCCATGTAGGAAGTAGATTACTTTTCTTTCTCATGTGCCACCGCTATCTATCTTGCGGTATAGCTACCACTTAGACGTTAGTGTTACAGCACTAGCGTCTTTTATTATTGTATGTTGTTACTTTTATTATATGCTTAAGATAGGAATTTTTCAACATTAAGTCGAATTATTTCTATCTCAATATAAGTATTCCTTAATAATTAAATTTTAAAACCTTAATGATCGAAAAGCAATTAATACCCTTTACGCCTATAAAGGTCCATCTCTTCAGCATAATTATAAATGGAGGTTTGAAGCATCTTAAATTTAGTATGTTCTTCATTAATATTATCAAGTATGTCCTCTATAAGAAGTTCTTGATTTGCATAGCCTAACTCTTCAACGTTTAGATCGAACAAATAAACAGACACAAACTCATCTTTAATTTGTTCAAACTCATAAGGGATGTCTATAATAAAGTTATGTTCTTCATATTTGTTATGCATATTTTGTTCTACTCTCTCGATGATCATTTCCATTGCCATTTCAGTTAGATAAGATAATTTTTTCGATTTCAGTAGGAACACACCCTTGCTTAAAATGATTTTACATTTATTTGCTTATGCATAAAGGATAAAAACTCTGGGTTTTCTTTCTTTTTAAGCCAGCTAATATATGCCATATTTTCTACTCCATAGATACCAGATCTCTCTTTTTTGCTTACCTCGTGTTCAAATTGCTGCCAAAGTTCTGTGTGTAATTTTGGATGAAAATCAGCAAACACGTTTGTAATAAAGATAGCTTTATCAATTGTCATGCCCATTATACAGGCACCTCTTCCAACTGAAATATATTCATTTGGTTCTCATCTGTTTCAGCAGACAATATATAAAATACCTTGCCATCTACTACTCGATACACTTTATTATCATAGATGTATTCTCCGTCCCAAAGATTAACTTCATCTTCACATTGCAACTCTTCAAAAAATCCTGGCATTATTACTTTGTCATTTTTATCATAATATTGGATATCATGAGTTAAACTAACGGATGATTCAACATCAATGTTAATCTTTAGTCTTAAATCTACGTTATATGATCTTCCACAACTGCAAATCACTTCTTTATTTAAAGAAGAAATAGGATTAAATGTATCTAATCGCTCTGAACACTCATCAATTATATTTGAAACATCAATTATAGTTCCACAAACACATTTTAATTCCTCGGAATTCCAGTCGATTTCAGGATTAATGTTCACTTAATTCACTCCCATCAATATATAGTGAAACGTGCATAAATCACACGTTTCACTATGTGACTATTCTCCATCCTCTATTTTGATTTGAATATCCCCTCGAAAATCCTCAATTACAACATCTTCTGGATTATCGTTACCAGCTAACTTTACTGGAAGTACTAAATCTAAATTGTCTTGATCACCATCAACTAGACGTATGATAATTGGTCTTGAATTGCTTACAAATTGCATTTTGATAAGGGAATTAGGTGAATGATGATTTAAAGTATCTAACAAATACCGAATATTAAGACCTAACTTTACATCCTTTCCTTCCCCTTCAGTTGGTGATATATCCTCTACAAAACCAGCTTTCTCTGACTCTCTAGAGATGAAACGTGCTTGTAGAGCTTCTGCCTTAACAAGAAGCTGCACAGAATTTTCTTGATCAACAAGCATTGCACGTTTTACAAGTTCTCGAATTTCATCTACTCTAAATTGAATTTCAGTTGTAAATTGATCTGGTATTAGTTTTGAGATATCCGGATAAGGACTATCGATCACACGAGATATGATTGTAGTACCATTATCAAATGAATAAGCTACTGATGATTTAGAGAAACGAATGGAAACTTGAGATACACTGTCATCTAATTGCTTCTGAATTTCACTTAAAGCTGGAGCAGGAATAACGGTATTAATTTCTTCAACTTCTTCGTCTAGCTCTTGGGTAATTGTCGCTAAACGATAAGAATCGGTAGCTGCTAGGGAAAATCGTTTATCTTTAACTTTATGTTGCACACCTGTTAATGCTGGTCTAGTTTCTAAGGTTGATGCAGCAAAAGTGGTTTTAACATACATACGTTTTAATACATCAGAATGTAGTTTGACTTCTGGACCTTCAATATTGTCCATGAATTGTGGGAATTCAAGAGAATCCAATGTTTTAAGTTCAAAGGATGTACGCCCAGCACTTATTACAGCATTACTTGCATGAATCGATAGTTTAATGTTTTTTCTCGGCATGCTATTTACCATAGATGACAGTTTGGGATCCATGAATACGGCACCACCAGAAGCTCCCTCTAAAAATGTATAGTTATCTTTTGTTTTTTTAACAATTACTTGAGTTGAATAATCATTATTTAGAGCACGTGCTGTAATTTGATCTTCTCCAAAGTGAAGATATATCCCCTGCTTTATAGGCACTACACCTTTCTTTTCTTTAGAGCGTTCTACACGTTTAATGATGTTTTGCATTACATCTTTTTTAATTTGAACCTCAACATGAGTTTGTAAACTTTCTTCTACTTCATTGTTTAGCTCAACTATTTCTTCAACAGCTGTTGTCATACTTATCACTCCTAATTTTATTAGCTTGTTCTAAAATCAATCTATCGCAATTTTCATCTGGAATTACCTCTTTAATAACACCGTGTACGATACGATTATCAACGTCCAACATATAAGGGAAATTCATTTGATGTCGTTTAAACCACTCATTTTGAATAAGCTCATTGTAAGAACTTATTTCAGAGCCAAAATTAAGCAGCTCATAATTAGACATATTCGTTACATTTTTATTTACTTGGGACTTTGTCATTGTAATGCCTCTCATTCAAATATTTCTTGGCAGCTAATAAACCTCTATAGTCAGATTTCTTTTCATGCCATTCATACAGCGAGTAGTAACTAATTGGGTCATAAATTAATATTAAATGATGATAATGATAAAGATACAAATATGGTCGCTGAACATCTTGCTGCCATTCCAAAAATGCTACCCATTTCTTTTTTAGTGGTCGTTTATTCTGGAATGCTCGATCCAAACATTCTGTAATTTGTTTCATAATAAACTCCTTTATAAATCAAAAAAATTAAAGGTTAATGAAAAAGATAGTATTAAAGCAACTATATCATCAAGAACTCTATAAGTTCTTTCACCATATATCAATAATTCTGCGTTTTGCCATAAAATGCAAATAACTATATATATAATAAATACCATAAAAATAATATTAAGAACTTCTTTTAGTGAAATGCTTATCATCTTCCACACCTCCTATATAGTAGTTTTTAGGAAGTAACCCTAGAACAATGCTAGGGCTACTTGTCCTTCTACTACTTTTTCTTTCTTCTTTTTACCTTTATTATAAGCTTTTGCATCATCTACAACTTGCATCATTTCATCGAATTTCTCCATATATGCAGCTAGATCTTCTACTGTAGCAGTGCCAGAAGAAACCTTTTCTTCGAATTCTTTAATCAGACCTTGAGCAATTTGCTTAACGGTTTCCATACCGCCTTCAATTGGATTCACTTCATAATGGTCGTAATCTTCATAATTTGCAGTTTGAAGTTCTTCGTATGATTGATTAAGTCGTTGGAATCGTTCATGAATAGTTTCAACGTTATCTAGCGTTCCTTCATCCAACAATTTCTTAGCTAGAGAATGAACACCATCATTAGAATCAGCCATTGAACGTAGACCTTCTTCACTGAACTTCCCTTGCATTGCCATTGCTGCATCTATTTTTGTTGCAACATGCTCAAGTACTTGATCTTGAATAGAATTACGGTAAGAATACGTAAATACTTTCACATCTTCCGTTTGTTTAATCCTCCAAGATCTTCTTGATGACTGCATGTAATCATAGGTACTGTAATCCATTTGATAATACATAATATTAGGGAAATCCAATAAGTCTAAACCAACCTTAACTAGTTTCGGATTTGTAATAAGAATATCCCAATCATGTTGTTTCATCTGGTCTTTTAGCCATTGCTCTCGATCTTTAGATCGCTTTGGCATTTTAATCCCGTCATAGGAACCTGATGAGCGAAGTATACCAACGTTGTATCCAAGATGTTTTAACTTATTGTAAAGATACGTATCCGCTTGATTATATGAGTTAGAGCCAGTATATTTTACATAGATAAGGCACTTTCTCTTCTTTTCTTGATTAAATAATTCTTCATCTATATCCATTAGCATTCGATCAAACTTAGGTGGGTTAAACTCATCAGGATTAAATGAATAAGGTGTAGCTAAAGTAACTGAATTTCCATTTTCATCATAGCTATTAATATCATTAAAGTTGAAAGGAAGATCTGAATACTGATTCATGGTATTAATGTATGTTGAAACATATTTCATTCCACCCAAGAACGCATTACTTCTCATCTGATTTCCTAATTCTTCTTCTAATTTCTTGTAATGTCTTGCTTGCTGAGGATGCATTTCAACAAATACTGGAATCTCCTGATAAGGAGGTAATGCATAACCTAAGTCGCTTAATTCTAAGAAGGCACAGTTTCTCATAAGATAAACAGGAAATAAGTGTGGTGATATCCCTGGCTTCTTATTAGAACTGGTTTGTCTTCTGCCATTTTCACGATTCTTTGATTTCTTTTCAAATACACCATAACGTTGTGTAAATAAAGCTTCGTCTTTGTAAGTGATACTTTCTTTCAATAAACGCTTTGGATCTAGACGTGCAAGTAAGTAGAATATGTCGCTAGCCATTCCACCCATTAATGTACCAGTTAGCAATATCTGTTTCTCGGTATGATTAATGAGTTGTCCAAAAGCTTGAGCAGTTGTAGAGTCACCAGATTTATACTCATGAACTTCATCCGCAATAAGATATTTAAAGAAGCCTCTACGTAAGAACTTATTAATTGCCCAAGCTGGAGAAACCTTTCTTTTCTTTGAACCGGCCTCTAGCTTTTCTGGCTGCCATAATACAAAACCACATTCTTGTTCCCGTTTACTTGGATCAATTATCTCTTCTTTAGGTAAGTACTTTGTTTGAACGGTGTTTTTACAAACATAATTAGTATCTTTCTTAATCTTTGTTGCCCATTTACGACCAGTACGTTGTTCAAAGAAATGAGGTCCTGCTGAAGTGTCCTTCTTTTCTTCTAGTTTTCCACCACATTTAGGGCAATGAAAGGCTGTTTCAGTCGATTTATAAGTCGCTGTATCATGACCAGTTACATAATTATGAATAATATCTTTCTTAAAACGTAATTTAGGGCGGTTCATTTTTGTTTGCCCATTTAAGTGCATATCTTCTTTATATCTTGACCAATATGCCTTTGCATCTTCATTTGAGTAGCGCCAATCCTTAACTGGTTCCATTGGATACGTGTATTTCGGTAAATCGCTGTTCATTACATAATATTCAATTTTAGTTGGTCGATAAGGCTTATTCTTTAGCTGTAATACATCTTGCCAATGGGAGATTTCGTGTACTTCACAATTAGGAATACGTTCTTTAATCTCTCGCTTCCACTTCTCAACCATAATGCTAGGAGAAAAGACTAATGAGCGATACGGTTTAACGCTCCCGTCACGACTAGATACAGCTTGTGCTAAATAAGGGGAAACCATTCCTATTGGAGTTTTTCCCGCACCCATTTCACCTATGACAAAAGCATAATTATCTTCTTTAAGTGTATTTGCTACTCCCATAACAGTGTCAGCTTGTGGTGGAAACAAGCCTGTCAGTCCATGCTCATTAGCAGTCAGGTTTACATCTTTGAATGCTGGATGGTGCTTATCTTTCTTAGGATCGAAACGCAATTCAATATTTTCTTGAATGCATTCTGCCAGATCTCCAGCAAAGTGACTTAAATAATCATCAATTGAATTTAAACCGGACAAAACATCTTCCTGTGTGGGGTCTTCTAATAAAGCAAAATCTAACTCATATGATGTAATTCCTTCTGAGATAATACTCTCTAATTGCCTCTCGGTTACTTTAATTAATCCAGCTTCAACAGGGTTCTCTATACCAAATGTATAAACTTCCAATGGTTTGTAATACCCTTCATCAATCAATGATTCAACAATAAAGTCTTTCCATTCTTCAATCATTGGCGTTCCATAACGATCATTTAAAACCTTATATATCTGTGTTTCAACATCACCATCCCAGGCTATGACTAATTCAGCTAAATCATCAGGAATCATTCTATTAATAGTAGGATTACGTCTATCCTCATCCATTTGCCAATCTTGTCTTTCTTTCGTTTTAGGATTGATGCTTTTTGAAACTAATAGTGTTTGTGATACATCACCAAGCTTTGTTTTATGTTCTGTGTACTGATTCTTCTTTGCATGTGTGAAAATATTCCTTTTTATATGATCATCTTCAAACACATTACCTTCTGCTCTTCTAAAACGACCAGTTTTCTTGCCTTCTTGGAACAGCCAAGAGACTTGCTTCACATCATTATCAGATCCACTAATACTTGCTAAGTAAATTTCTTTACTTCTAGCCTGTGAAGTTATTAATAGATCAACAAATACGTCTCTGTCTCCGCCAGCTCTTCCATTATAAACTTCAAGCTTATATATCTCATCTGAATGAAATGTAGCCATACTCTACCTCCTTATATATTTTTTAACTCAGCATTGCTTTTATGATTTTTTGTATCAAATTTACACAAATAAGCTTCTTCAATTTGATCGTCTGTGAATTGTAACATTCTACCCAAACCAAGGAAGTAATTAATCAATTGCTGATAGTTGCCTCTAGTTCTATAACAAGCAAAATCCCCTATTTTATTGCCTATATATATAAACTGATCCAATACACTATCCATTTTTCTAGGTGTGATATCTGCTCTTTTATAACGGGGATCGTATAACCCAATACTCAAAATAAAACTTAGGCAGTCTACGTATTCTTCTAGTAGTGGGTTTTTATCTTTTTCAACATCCTCACATAATGGACAATTCACATCCACTTCGAAAACATCATAACCATCTTCGGGGTGACCGATTGCTGTTTCTCTTGATATTTCTTCACTACCTTCACATACCTTACAAATGTATTCCGTTCTTGGCGCCCTATCCTCACTCCAAAACTTAAACCCACGCCATTCATTAGCGGATTGCCCCACCTTAACCTGTAATGCTAAAATTTCTTGTGACAATAAGTTCTGATTTTGTAGGCTATGCTCTTTTTTTACTTGATCATTGTATTCTTTTTGAACTGAGAATAATTTATTTAATTTCACTATTTCCTCTCCTCCCTGATTACATTAACTTGTGAAATTCACCTTTGTTATTTAAGTACTTTACTGAAATGTGATAGTATTCCCGTTCTTTTATTGTTTCGACACCATCATCATCCGTTTCACGACTTTCTCTGGTCATCTTAATAGCATTCCCTTTTACAAGGTGTTGGTTTACGCCTTTTCCAATGTAACCATTTAGGAATCCACTTGTAAGTAATAACATAATGTGACCTTTATGAAGTGGAGTCGGAGCTACAGGGTTAGGGTCCGTTAATACTTGTGAATAACTTTCTTTATAAGTATCTAACAAAGAAGACTTTTGAACGGCTTCCAATACTTCACCTGAAGTTAATGGTCCTACTCTAAATAATTCAACTGCATCATTGCTCTGTGTTGGCACAAAATATATGCCTTCAGCTTGTGGTGCAATTTCTTTAAGCTGCGAAAAGGGAGTTAGCTTTGTTTCTGCTAGAGAATAACCTATGGTACGGTCTTGTAAACTTTTTTCTTTCTTTTTCTTAGCTAAAATAATACACTTTCGTTTATCTAAGTACTCATCTTCTTCTAAACGAAGTATTCGAATATCTTCAAATTGATTCCCAAGTCTTAAGGTTACTGCTGTATCAATCATTTCTTTAGGTGTAATCATTACCAGAACACCACCAGGCATAAGGTGTTCAGTTGCTTTTGCTAATAAGAAATTATCGCTTCTTTCTAGAGAAATCTTTTTCTCTTGTTCACGTAGTGCTCTTCTAAAAGCAAGACGCCTATTCTTTATGGATTTTTCTAATTTCTTTTCAAAATCTTCTTTAGCCTTTTCTTGTTCTTCTTCAGTTACATCTACAGTATTAAAATCAAAACCAATATTATTATAAGATTCAGCTTTCTGGAGTCTTTCTCTTTCTTCTTTTTCAAAATCAGGCTCTACAAATGTATCAACTGCATCAAATAATTCACTTTGTACAACATTAGATATAATTGGATCAATAATTGCTAACGAGAATGCTTCTTTTGATATACGGGCTTCCGATTTATAATGTGATGTTGATACTTTTTCATACTTTTCACTTTGTCTCATTTGTGAAGTAAAGTAAGAGTCTTTTTCAACAGCGTATAGATGCTTTGGCCCCTTATGTTTGCTTGTTAATTTTTCAATTAATTTCCCATCTCTTGCTCTAAAATCAACAGCTGTTATTGGTTGATCTTCAGGAAAGTTTAGATACATGGATAAAATTTTCATCGCATATTCACTTATAGGATCGTTCAAATAATAGCTTTTGTACATAGATATCCTCCCCTTTTTAATTAGTGTAGATTAGATGCTCTTTCAAATCTTGAATAACAGCATCAATTAATTCAATTGGTATACCTTTATGCAGGTAGCCAAGTGTGTGTTTTACTTTTCTTCCATGATGCACGACTTTATCTGTAAATACTTGCCCATTATCTGTTTCTGCCTCTGTAATAAAGAAAGGAATTGGTGTATTTAATACATAGTTATCTTGACTCCTTTCAAAGCGTATTCCAACTTTATACCAGTTTTGATCTATCTTGAAACGTTTATTCAAAATTTGAAACTTCTGTGATCCTCTATTGTCCTGATACCAGTTGTTCTCTTTTAGTTTATAAAAGCTTTTTGCAGATATATTTTCAGATGGTATGGGGGAAGTCATATACAGATATGCTGTGACTAGTTCCATAATGTATTCACTCCTGAATGTAATGCATTACATATTATATCATGAATAAAGCGATTTGCGTATATTGATTGAGCAAATCGCTCTTATTTTTGCATTATATTGTTTATTTTTTAATCTTTTCTTGTAAATGTGCTAATAAATCTTGAGGGTTTTCAAACCCCTCTGGCTTTAATTCCATATCATAAAAAGCAAAACCTAAAATAGTCTCCATTAGTTGGGATTTAGTTATGGGATTACCACCATGTTTTTTATTTTGCTTACTAAAAGACGTAAGAAATTCGCTTAACTCATAATTATATAATTGAAAGTTAGTGATATCTGGTTTGACACCATACTCAGCTAGATCAACATCATCTCTTTTTACTTGATACATTCCACTAGAAGGTGTTTGTTTTTTAGGCTTTGTCTTTTTAGGTTCAACAGTTTCTTCTTTTGTTGGTAGTTCCATCTCGACATTTTCTTCTTTAGGCTCTTTCTTTTCTGGAACTTGTACCTTACCAGTCATATGAGATTGTCTTAATAGATCTTTTGCACCCATGCTAACTCCTCCTCTTATTATTTACCATTTAATCATAGATTCTAGAAGGATTGCAATTTTTATGATGAAATATTTCTTAAGGATTTATCCTGCATTTTGTTGTAAGTAGTTTAGAAATATATTCTTAACATGGGCCATTTGATCATTTGACAGATCTGAGAAATTGTTTATTTGACGACCGGCTATTTGTGAACACTGTTGTTGAATGTAAGCTGGATCGTATCCTTTATTAATCAATTGTGACATTAAGTTATCAAGTTCCATTACTGCAGCCTGTCTACTATTTAAGGCATCTTCTGTGTAAGCTACTTTCTCCATTTCTTCTCTAGATGGTGCGTTGGAATGATAACCTAAATTATCTAGGGCACGACCAACGGCTGATTCCTCTGCATTTTCCACCCATGAAGCTTTATCTGCACCCTTTCCTCCAGCGATTGATAAAGAATAACCACTTGAACTTGCTTTTGATGCAATTGCTATATTAGTCATAATGATACCAGCATTTTGAGGTGTAGCAGCCTTAGAAAGTTCTGATATAGTATTTAGAGACTCAGCAGATAACTCTTCAAATACTTTTTTATCTGTCCATATTAATGCACCAATAAGAGCGTAATTAAAAGCAAATGAAGTATCAGAAAGAAATATAGGCATAATAACACTATTTGGATAATCCTTTATTAAACGTAATTTTCTTTCTTTAACCCTTTCATAATTATCCAAGTTATTATTCCAGTTCCCCATGATCAATGTCCTCCTTTTTGTAGTCTACTAAAGGTTTTATTTTTGAAACCAATAGGGGATCATTACTTTCAATTAGTTCGGAAATTCTTATTAAAAGATCACCATTTGTAATCCTTTTGTTTGCATATGATTTCATCAAATCGTACAGTTCTTTTGTAGAAACTGACGGTACTTTATTTGTAAGGACTTCAAATGAGGTATAAGAACTTTCTGATCTATAGAAAACGATTTTTGTTATTGCTTCGGGATCCTCCGGATGAATATCCTCTGTGTATCGGTCAAACGGAATATCTTTTTTAACAAGCAAATATTCAAGGTCTAGAAATTCACCATTTATTGCATATGGATCTTGGACCTTAACGATATCAAGATGTTCCAATTGTTTGTAAATAAGACCTGAATTCAGTTTAGATATTAAATGATTAACTTCCTTATCTAATTTAGATAGTGGAAAATATAATGTTGCATGTAAATAATTGCTCATATCTCTGACCTCTCTTTAAGCAGGCGTAAAAGCTGGATTTATACTTTTTGCTTGCTGTTGTGATTCCTTTTCTCTTCTATAACGTATCTTATCTTTGATGGCATCATACGAGATCAAAAGTAAATTAGATAATTGACGAATATAAATATCCAATTCTACTGGATCATTAATGGTTATCAAAACATCTAATACTTTTTCTAAACGATCTTCTTGTGTCTGATTAATAATTCCATAATGATATAAAATATCATCTTGCGTTTCTTTATATATTTTTGCTATTTTATATTGCTCGATTGGTTGCATAAAACGATAGATTTGTTTTAACAAGTTCTCATTATAGTAACCAAAGGATAAACATAAGTTGTCTGGATCCATTCCATTTTCTAAAGGGTAAATAAAACATTTGATATCATGATCAAGTAATAATTTGTGATCTCTTTCTGTTGCAAGTATCCCTGCAGCATCTCCATCTCTCATTAGAATTACTTGCTTTGCACCAGCTCTTTTTAATAAATTGATCTGATTCTGAGTCAAAGCTACCCCCATCGTAGAAACAGCATTTTTAGCACCGTGGCGGTGCAGGGAAATAACATCGGTCCAACCTTCAACAATAATAGCAATTCTTGATTGGCGTATATATTCTTTAGCAATATGCATGCCAAATAAATGATCCCCTTTATTTACGCCATGAGTATCCTTATATTTCGGTTGTGTTTTCTGGTTTTTCTCTTTTGCTTTTTCATTTAACTGTTTAAGCAATATAGTGGAAAAAGGCACTCTTCCCGTAAAAGATACAATATCACCATTGTAATCAAAAAGTGGGAAGACAATACGATTCCTTAAATTAGCAAAATTTTGATGTGTTTCATCTCCGCAATACCCTAGTTTCCATATATCAATATCTAAATGAGTTATTCCTCTGTTTCCAAGATACTGAAGAGAATTTTGATTGTTTTTTAAGTTATGGTGAAAAGTTTCACCTACTTTTGACATTAATTCAAGCCATTCTGAACGTCTCTCTAATTCAGCTTGTTGCTGGGGAGATAAGTTGGGCAGTGATAAACCAACTATAAGCGCTAATTTCTCCACTGCCTCTGGAAAAGGTATCTTTTCTATATGTTGAATAAAACCAATAGCATTACATGCTTTAACTTCACTGTGGTTTTTTGAGCCGGCAGCACAAGCATGGCAATAAAATGTATTTGTCTCTGGGTTAATTTGAAGACTCGGTGTGTGATCATCATGAAATGGACATTGAGCCAAGTAATTTTTTCCCATCTTTTCTACTTGCGTATAAGATGAAATTATCTCTACAAGATTTGCTTGTTGTTGTAATTGATCTAGAAATTCCGTGGGATAATGTCGTTTCACAGAATAAACACCTCCATTTTTATCCCATAAAAAGCCGATAGGCTTATGAATTTTATTTCTCTAAGTTTAGAATATACCGGAATGCATCATTGATCTGGGTAGTCATTGCTTTTCTAAACTCTTTTCTACCTAGAGCAAGTGTATGATTTGGTTGGTCTAAATACGTATCTAAAACATTAAATAGGTTTTGCTGGATTAAACGTATACGTTTTGGATCTAAATCAAAGTTTCCTTTTTGATGTTCTAGTTGATTGCGTAGTATATCAATTTCATTTTGCATTTGATCTTTTTCTTTTAAATAATCATTACGTTCATCGATAAGCTGTTGTATAAGCTCTTTGTTTTGAACGGTAGACAACTGTTCAGAGAGATCTTTTAAATAGATAATATGCTGTTGAATACTTTCGTTCATTACTGATAAAACTTCTCTATCTTGTTGATTTAAAAGCTTTTCAGCAGTTGGTACATTTCGAGATTGATATAAAAAGTTTTCGATTTTAGCATCCAAGGATACATCATCATTATAATTCGAGTTATCATAATAATCGATGTAATTTTCATCTAATGATTCTTCTTGCTTTTCATCTTCTTCTCTAATTGGAACAACCTTATTTGTACCATAATCTACTTGGTTCTCAATATCATTTGATTCATCTTCAACAGTTGTTTTATCTTCTTTCTTCTCTTTATCAAGATTAGAAGTAAATGATTTATTTTTTAACTTGTTTTGAAGCATGCTTTTATATTGATCCATTTTACTTGAAAAGTTAGTACTATCATCTGACTTGTTTTTAGAACTATCTGTAGGAAGTTTATAAATCTTTCGATTGTAACGCCCTCTTTTATCTGATAACAATAATTCTCCATTTTCTACAAGTTTTTTTAGATGATAATCCATTGTTGCAGCTTGCACATCAAAGATATCGGCCAATTCAGAGGCTGAGATTTCTTTTTCATTACCTGGTGCAGATTCTAGTATTTTATATACTTCATCATATACCTGAGAGCGATCCACCCTGTTTGTTGTCTTAGGCATATATATTCTCCTCTCTATAATAGAAACTCTTACTTATTATACACACGTATAAGTGCATATAGTCAAGTATGTTCCAAAAAGAGACTTAATACATTACAATATTTCTGATTTTGTTCTAATATCTTCTGATATTTCATCAATAAACCGAGAAGCATCATAAGATTGAATCCCTTTACCATCAGGACGTGAACGCTGATTAGAATAAGATATAAATAGTTTTTCTTCAGCCCTTGTAATTCCAACGTAAGCTAATCTTCTTTCTTCCTCCAATTCAACTTCTGAACTACTTCTCCAAGAAGGAAATATCTTTTCATTCCAACCAACATTAAAAACTACAGGGAACTCCAACCCTTTGGACCCATGCATTGTCATCATCTTGACAACATTGGTTGTATCTTCTCCATCTTTTTGATAATCAGTAATTAAAGACATTTCCTGTAAGAACTCATCCAAAGGTTTATTTGGGTTTTTCTTCTCGTAATGATCAATAAGATTAATAAACTCTTCTAGATTTTCTAACCGCTCATGACCATCTTTCTCTTTTTCAGCACGTTTTCGATACATGATAAAAATTCCAGTTTGTTCAAGTACGTAACGCACGTATTTAGAAAGCCCCATGTTGGATTGTGATTTTTCTTCTAAATGATTGAGTGTAGACAGGAAACTTTTAATCTTTCCGGCTGCAGATTTTTTTATTGAATCAATATTATCAACCGATTTTAAAGCTTTATAAATACTTATGGAGTGATTGTTGGCATAATCTTCAACTGCATCTTGAGACGTTTTTCCAATACCACGAGTAGGCTTGTTTAAAACTCTTAACATAGCTGCATCATCTCTACGATTAAATATAATTCTCAAGTAAGAAGAAGCATCTTTTATCTCTTCTCTTTCAAAAAATGAAGTGCCACCTATTACTTTGAAAGGAATAAAATTATGGACAAACAACTGTTCAAATGGCATTGATTGAAATCCTGCCCGATAAAGAATAGCGAAATCGCTCCAATTGTAGTTCTCCGCTAAAACCATATGTTTAATTTTACTAGCTACATAGGCTGCTTCTGTAAACTCTGTAGCTAGTTCAATGATCTCAATCTTATCTCCTTCTTCTTTATTTGATCGTAAAACTTTGTCATAAGGGGCTGGATTATTTGAGATAAGTGAATTACCAGCTTGAACAACAACGTTTGTAGAACGATAATTCTCTTCCAATTTAATAATCTCACAAGGAGAGAAATGCCTTTCAAAATCCATAATAATATTTATATCTGATCCACGAAACCGATATATTGATTGATCAGGATCACCAACAGCAAAAATATTCATATGAGGTTCTGCAAGCTTACATAATAGAGCGAATTGAGCTGGATTAGTGTCTTGATATTCATCAGACATGACATAATGAAATTTTGATTGCCAATAGTCTGCTGCTTCAGGATGTTCTTCTAATATAGTAACGACGTTCATGATTAAGTCTCCAAAATCCATAGCATTAGATTCTTTCATAATTTCTTGATACCGATGATAAACTCTTGCCATAGCTTCTTGTGTTTCAGAATCAGCATTATTATACAAACAATATTCGGTAGTCCATAAATTATTTTTAGCATTGTCGATATAGTTCATAGCCAGTCCTGGCTTATATTTCCCATCGATATTCATCGTTTTATAAATACGTTCTATAAGTTTTAATACATCGTAAGAGTCATAAATTACAAAATTACATCTATTCTCTTTCTGCTCGTAACCAAGAAGGTGAGCATGCTTTCGCAGGATACGTACACACAGGCTATGAAATGTTCCCATCCATACCTTATCTGTATTGTCTTCACCAATAATTTTACTTAATCTTTCTTTCATTTCTCTGGCAGCTTTATTAGTAAACGTTGCACAAAATATATTGTAAGGTTTCACTTGATTTGCAATCATGTTAGCTATTCTTGTAGTAAGTGTCTTGGTCTTACCAGACCCGGCACCAGCTATTACTAATATCCTTCCATTAATGGTAGTGGCAGCTTCTCTTTGCTCTTTATTTAATTCAGCTAACATCCCTGCCACTTGAAAAATATTAATGCCTTCAGCTGCTGCTTTCATTATTAGTCACCTCTTCGTTGTTTAATTGGGTTCCTATTTTCATGAGAAGGTTTCTGAAAGGTACAAAGTCACCTTGATTTTGATAACCTGGATGCCAGGTATATGTTCTTGGTTCACATAAGTTATGTGATTGGTATTTCATATAACGCTTAGCTTCATCTAAAATAAAGAAGGATGCAACATATTTCCATTCGTAATCTTTCCATGCAATTGCTCGAAGTTCTATATCATAAGCTTCAAAATAATCATCATAATCTATAATCAATTTTTCCTGTCCATCAGCCGTAAGTATTTCTTCCCCATCAACTTCAGAGAATGATTTTATCTCTATTGGGCAATCCTCTCCACGAGAATCATACCAATCCCTAATTAATTCAGTTTCATCTTCAAACCATGCGTCATACTCATCATCAGAAGTAAATACAAGTGGTAAATCTTCATAAAATTCAGTAATATCCGAGCTATATGGAATGTATTTATATTGCTTCGTTTCTACCGCATGAAAAGGATCAGCAGTAATAAGATTATCATCAGCCCCTGAATACTGTTTTGAAGCAAATTGTTTAAGAAATTTTTCTTGTTCCTCGGAGATAGAAATCGTGAGATCCTTCATCTATATACCTCCCTAAATATTTTATTTAATCTTTAATCATCAATTGTCCATTTTTTGCTTAACATCTCATGTAAATTAATACTGTCATAGTAGATTTCTTTAAATTGCCCTGGTTCAAGCTCATGCTTGAATGTGTACTTTAAGTTACCATTATGATGATAAGTAATGGTTTTCTTTTGTTGCATATGTGCTTTGAAAGCTTCTTCGTACGTTACATAGGTTCTAATGACTCTCCATTTTTTCTTTAAATCATTTAAATATAGTGTTTGTCGTCCTCCTTTATTGTTAAGAAATGTAAACACTAATTTCTCATCAACCCATCTGACAACCCACTCTTTTTCTTCATCTTCAGCATAATCATTAGACTTTAAGCAATCTATCATCTCACCTAAAGAGAGCCATTCATTCATTTCAAGCCTCCTCTTTCTTTTGTTTAAAGTAATCTAAATTATTTAAAAACCTGATTTCAGAGTCATTTTCTATAAAAACAAAGCCAGTTACGATTTCATTAAACTTATCAAAAGATGCATTTATATATTCATCACTTTCTTCGTCATATGTCTCAAACCATCGTTCTACATTGTCATCAACCGACGTTCCTTTGAAAACAAAATAAGGGTGATCATTTTCATCAATGCTAAGAATTGATTCAGCTACTTCATTGAATCTATCATGAATATGATCGCCAAAATCAGAAGTTAACTCAAAATTAACATTAAGAAAGTTTTTTAAACATGAGGATACAAGTTGTTTATCTTTACTATGGAATACCTGTTCATTTGTTAATATCCATAAGATTTTATCCTCCTTAATGTCACTATTACAAGCTAGTTTATTAAGTTCCTCAAATATAGACGGATCAAAATTAATAGCTGTCATATAGCGTTGCCTTCCAAATGGACCTTGAACCTTATGAGGAAGGTATTTTTCAAATAAAACATCCCAAACCATTGGTGATACCAACCATGAATTAGAAAAATCTTCATATTCATTTCCATTAAAATTGTTATCTATTGTCCATAATGAACTACTACTCATATTTATACTCCCTTAATATATCAATATTTTGTTCTGCCTCAGATAATAAATTGCATACTTGATCTGTTATCCATTCAGAATTAACTTTCCCATCTGGTGAATACCGACAATGATCAACTAATGCATCTAATTTCATAAATGTTAGTTCATATAAAGCAATTTGTTTCTTTTGATATTCGTTGTTTCTTGATTCTGCTATTAAATCGTGAATCATTGCACGCATATTCGAATGATAATGAATATGACTTTCTAACTTACCATTTTTTCTTGGTAAATTAGGGACTAGATTATCAATATAAGTACTAACTTGGTCTAACTTCATTTCATTCAAGATATCCGCTCCTTTTATTTTTGAATGATTGCTGTAATCTCTTCTAGCTTATTTAGTTCTAAGTCTTTTACTGATTCGATGATTTCTTTTCTTAAAGAATTCTTCTTTTCGTACAGATCAACTAGATCTCTATATTCTTTTTCACTAAAATATGCTTGATGCACCTCAAAGGAATGAGAGGTTGATCTCATTGTCCTTTTATCAAATCTAACAATGTGATCTCCATCAGTAGGATGGGCATAAAAACTTCTAGTGTTAACTTTTGTAACTACATAATTGCTTAAACTTGGCTTAGAAGTGCTAAAAGCGATATTAGAAGCTACAAACAATATTTGGCCAACTTTTACTTCCCTTTTTTTCATAAAAAAAACTCCTTTATGCTAAGAAGCCTGAGGGGTAATCAGGCTTTTTTATTTTCTTCTTTTTGCAGCACTAATTAAGGTAGGATGGTATTGTTCAATCAAGTTATATAATGTATTAAACGTACGCTTAATATCCCATTGTGCTTCCTCAGAGGTTCTAAGATTAATAAGGTGGTAAGCCTCCCATAAATCAAAATTAGCTAATACTCGCCTTTTATGGGCGTTTAAAACAGCATAGTCGGCTAGAGACTTATTATTGATATCAGACTCATGAACCTTATGAAAGATCTCCATTGATTTCTTGTGCATACCCTCTAAAATATAGGATAACCCTGCTTCCTTAATTCTGGGGGGTATTATGAATCCATGTATTGGTGTCGGATCACTATAAATAAAATTTGATTTACGATTATGACGAAGCAATTGATGCCAGTTCGCCTCTGAAACTAACAAATCAGCGTTATATTTGACTCTTTTAAATGCTTCTGGAGGATTATCAAAGTGAGTCATTCTAAATAAAATGCCTTTCATGGCTTTTATTCTTTGCTCACCAGTCATTTCCAGAACACGTCCAACTGCTACAGAATAAGGGACACAGGAATGTTGAACATAGTGAGTAGTTAGAATTTCCTTAATCAATGAATCCTCTGTGTCAATTAAACCAGTAAGACTTACTTCAGGTTCATGAGATACTGGAGTAATAATATCCTGGTAAGTTTGTTGTATATGTTTTTTAACTCCAAGTTGATAAGGCGATGCATCAGCATATTTTAAAAGAACTGGCAACACTTTAGAAATTTCTGTTTTTAGATCATTCTTCAGTTTTAATGATTCGGGGTAATTGCTGGTTTCTAATGTGGCCAGACCATCCCTCCATGCTCTCCCATTTGCACTCATACCTAACTGTGTATACATAGCAAGTGGTAATACATATCTTGCATCTTCAAAAGCCAACTTTAATTTTTCATTATCAGATTGTTTTCCTGATTGAGGAGATAGCAGGTCTTTATCTTTCTTCTTTAAATGGTTATAAACACCTTTAATGAGAGTTTCGAATGCATCGTAAGACTCGTTCATATAGTCCTCGAAGTCAGTATGCAGTTCTGAACTTTTTTCAAATGGATTATACCAATCCCCTCTTTGTGGCTTTTGATAGCGTTGACTGTATTCCGTAATACTATAGAATGTGTTACTTAATTCTAACTCCGCACTAATTAACCGAGATACTTTTTCAATGCCAACGTGCGCTACAGCGTGTTCTGCAACTGAGGAGTGTCCATAACCAACTGTCCATTTTTCATGGAAATCTTTCGCTTTCTTATTTAGCCCTTTAAAAATATCGTGAGTAGATGCCTCGATTTGAAATTCATCTAATGCCTTGCTTAAATTTTCCTTGAATGATTTAGGTGAACGGGATACCCATGCGAATAGTGTTGCAATAAATTCTTCTGGTAAGTTCGTAATGGCATAAACGTTTCCATCCACGTTGCTAATGAAAGGTGATAGGTCTCGTTGTTTCTGTTCTTTAGTGCTCGTTTTGGAGTTTTTCTTTGCACTAATAGTAGTTTGCTTTGATGATTTGTTTTTCCCATCTGAACTTTTCTCCTTATTTGTTTTTACTTCTTCAGACGTTTCTTCTGTTTGCTTTTCTTTTGTGTTAGACATTTCCATCCTCCTATGTAGCTTATTAAACTTACAGCGTAGAGCTGAATATGCTGAAACTACCGGTGTCAGGGGTGTTTCACCATCCTTTTATATATTATTTTTCAGCTCTACGCTCTAAATAAATAGAGCTATTTGTCAAAATAACTGATTGTTTTCATACTCTTCTTTTGAGATTGGTATTACATGCTTAAGATCTTCCATTGTTAAATCAAGTCTGTGAAGTGGCAGTTTAAATTTATGCCATAGTTGTAGCTTATCTTCAGGTATTTGCTCATCACAATTGATGGTTACTTGCCCGAAACAGTCACAGGGCTGTTCTGTTTGATGATCAATAGCCATTTTCAACTCTTTTTTAAAGCAATAATAAAATGTATGGCTAAAAGAATGATCCACCCATCTATTCCCTCCTTTTTTAAATTGCAATAGGTAAGGATTTACACCTTACATGGTGAAGGTCATCCAACCCAAGCTTCTTCCTTTCACCTTAGCGAGCCTCATTAAGGGAGTGCCTAACGTCTACTTATTCCGTCACTATTGCTATATTTGTTCTAGCAGTTGTTTCTGCTACTCTTTCTTACTATTTGTAGGGTTAGTTTGAAAGAGCAAAAGTCAACCATTCCCTATTGGATAAACAAGAAAACTTATTTACCCAATAGGGAACTCCAGATAGCCTGGATCCCTATTCACTAACCTTTTAGTTCTTTTATAATTTGTTGTTCTAATTTTTCATTTAATGTACGGACAATACCAGGCACTAAGAATAAATCAACGAGAATCCATACCCCTACAACAGCTAATGGAATAAAACCTATTAACAACCAAGAAGTTATTAGACCAATTAAAAATAGCGACAACAATGTTATTGCAGTTCCTACTCGACCTAAGTAAAAACGATGAATACCTAAGGGTCCCAAAAATATTAGTAGCAAATAACTTAGTAGGATGCTTTTACCTCTTTTTTCAATTTCTGAATTTACATATATTTTTTCTTGTGTGTTTAAGTTTTGCATTTCTTTTCCCCTTTTTTACTTTTTAGATTTTTGCAAGGTATTAACATTACTTATCTCATCATATTGTTTGACGAGACCCTTTAATTTTAAATCTTTGGTTTTGTATAGCTCTATAACTCTCTTAATAGGCAATACAGAAATAGAGTCACCGTTATTATCTTTTATGGGCAAACGCACCCGAAGGGTTTCAAGACTAATTGACTTATAATCCCATCGAGCTCCTTTAATTGTTTTCGATAAGGTTTGTGCATAAATAACTCCATAAGCAAATAAAAGGGTTGTAATATTCTCAGATACTTCTTTTTTAGAAATACGCACAATGTGTTTTTCAATCTGAGTTAATGTTGCTCTAGTATACCCAGGCAATAGATCTGCTTTAAAAATTTTAGGAATAACTTTCTCTCTAAACTCTTCTACAGATTTTTCGAAGTTATCAAGCTGCATTTTCATTCCTCCTAGTTTAAATCATTAAATACAGATATACCCCCGCCGCCTTCATAATACTCAGGCTTCTTACCTTCATCTGTCTTGCTACCAGCATTAGCTAATGATACTTCTAAATCTTTTGTTGCTTCCACACAAGATTCACCTTCACCATTCAATACTTCCATATTAATTTCTCCACCTGGTGCTATTATAAATTTCACTTTATGTTGTGACATCTAATCGTCTCCTTTTTTATTTAATTTGGAAAAAGTCTGTTTCCTCTAATAGTGTTGGGCGGTCAGCTTTGTCCCATTCTTTGGCATAAGCTAAGATAGCTTCTACATCACTTTTGGTTCAAATTTCATGTAAAACATGTAGTATCTCCCATAAAATTAGATATTTGCTTGTCTAAGAATTTGATTAACAAATTCCGGATTAATGTCATCTGTACTCAAAGGACGGTAAACATAGGACTCTTCATTATCGATAGAAGTAAGTTCTTCTGTAGGAATGTCATCTATATCTGCATCTACTACAACTACATTTGTATATTTATCAGATTTTATATCCTGAATGACGCCACCCTCCATAAATATAATAAGATTTGGTGCCTTTATGGATAAAGTATTAGTTCTTAGGTTATGAAGTTCTTTAAGTTCTTTATTGATCATACTTAAATGTTCCTGAGAAAAATGCATTACAATTCCGTTTGAATTTGTAATATCTTCTCCTCTATCTTTCACTAATTGTTCTTTTCCGTGATTGTACTCATATGCTTTTGAAGCATAGTATAAAATCGGACTTCCTTCCATGATTATTCTCCTTTAAATTAAGCTAATTTACTACGCTTATTAGTTAGTTTTTTATGTTCAAAGTACAGCCAACCTGAAAAAATTAAAGTAGCTGTTAAGTTAGATAATCCAGCAGTACTTGAAGAAAATGAAAAGATTGTTAACAGAACCCAACTTACTGCTAAACCATAACTAATACTGAAAATCCATCCAATAATCGGAATATAAAATAGACGTGCTAAAAGTTTACGAATTTTATACACTGGAGCAATAGTTGCTATTGATGCAATGCTGGTAAATAAAATAAACGTTAAAAGCATTTTATTACTCTCCCTGTTTTGAATATGTATGAGCGGCATTACACCGCTCAATATTCAATCAATTAAATTGGGTTGCAACTAATTCAAATTCTCCATTTTCATTCATAGTAAGATCACTCATATTATAGTCCCAACGATTTTCTTGACATGCCTGAAATACTTGATATTTAGAGTGGTGTTGGGAAATTCTATTAGTGAAATCTTTTTCAGAGAAAGGAACTTTAAACCAGTCTGCTTGTAATTCTAGAGTTTTTGTCTCTTGATTTTCTACCCAACCAAGAGGAAGCAACCTCCCATCTTCACTTACTACGGCTAGTTTGGAATGACGTGCTTGACCATACCAATCTTTAATTGTGGTATTTTCTTTAAAAGAAAGTCCCATTTCTTGTAACCCTGCCTTAATAAAATCTAAATTAGATACCTTGCATTCATAAGTTGCAAAATGACTCATAAATGTATTCCTCCTTAATTAAAATAAAATTTATAATAAGAGCTTAATGCTACTTATTTCGAATTATTTCTTTGCACTTAGATATGTTTGAGCTACTTTTTTAAGTAAATCAGCTCGCTGCTTCTGAACATCTAAGACTTGATTATATACAGAAGTTGGCATCTTTTCTAACTCACGCTGATCGTAATTCTTCTCAATGAGCATTTTTAAATTTTTTAGTTGATTAGCTGTGTCTGTTTTTAAATTTGATTCCATCATTTCTCTGAAAATGATCAAGTGATCAATGGATTTAAAAAAACTATCGAACGCTAATGCTAATTCTTTGTATTCACTAAGTGCAAAGTCTATAGACTGATAAAACAGTTCATTCTTAGAATAATTATAATTCTCTACAGAAGCCTCTGAGAGCATTTCGTATATTCTCATCTTTTCTTCTTTTGGGTTAAACGACATGACACTCACCTCTTAAATTTCAATATCATCAAATTCAATGATTTTGTTTTTATTTGTTCCATTTTTATGATGAATGATGTCGTGTTCAAAAGATGAAGCGCATTTTGCAGCTTCTTTTGCCCATTCTCGAAGATTATAGAGAACTTCATTATTTCTCCTGCTCATAGGAATTGTTTTAGCTGCTTGAGAAATTAAATCATCTTTTGTCATGTAATGCATATCACGAATTTCCTTTTTATATTCTGCATAAGCACGTCTTCCTGCTTCAGCAACAACTTGCTCAATTTCTGCTCCTGTAAAACCATCCATTTCTTCTGCTATTTCAGCTAGGGTGTAGTCTGGAAATTCATTTATTGCAAGTTCAGCTTGTTCCGAAATTTCATATCCACGCTTCTTTAAATGAATGGATAGAATATCTTTCCTCTCTTCTGGAGAAGGAATAGAAACAAAGAAAATTTCATCAAATCGTCCTGCTCTTGTTAACTCGGGAGGGAGATTTGTAATGTCATTTGCTGTTGCTACAACAAATACAGGTGCTACTTTATCTGAAAGCCAAGTTAAAAGAGATTGTACCACTCTTGAAAGTGTTCCTGAATCACTTTTATCTGATGAGCTAATTCCACTTAAGCCTTTTTCTAACTCATCAATCCATAAAACACATGGAGAAACGTCTTCTGCAAGTTTAAGGGCACGATCAATATTCTTTTCAGATTGACCAACCTTTGAGTCCATAATTTGGCTCATATTCATTTTAAGTAAAGGTAAGTTCCATGAATTTGCTAATGACTTTGCACTTAGACTCTTACCTGACCCAGGGAACCCGGCCATTATAACCCCTCTGGCAGGATCAATATTATACTCTCTTGCTTCAGGAGCAAATGCATAGTATGCGTCAGATATCCAGTCTTTAAAGATATCCATTCCACCAACATTTTTCATATCTCCTAGTTTTGTAATGTATTCCAACAAACCAGTTTTACGAATAACCTGCTCTTTTTCAGCGGTAATTTCTTCGAGCGAAATTTTTTTATGCTTAGATACAGATTTCTTCAACACATTATTAATTTCAGTTTTTGTCATACCTACTAGTGAGTGAATAATTGCCTCACGTTCTCGTCCCTCAGCAACAGGCAAGTCGTTAGTAATTAAAAAGTTATTCAAACCTTCAAGCTGCTCGATAACTTGTGCTCTGCTTGGAAGTTCATAACGAACTGTTGTAATTAATTTTTCCAACTCTGCAGGTATACTTATGAATGGAGACAAAAAAATAATTGGCTTATATACTTCATCATTTTTTTCTAATACATCCCTTAAAGCACGCTTAGCTTGATAATTTGTCCAAATATCGTGAAAGTCTTTCAAGATAAATACATTCTGTTCTTCAGAATTTTTAATTGCATTCATAAGCTTAATTGGGTCCGAAAAGTTAAATTTTTCACTTTTAGTTTCTTCTATTAAGTCAAAACCACCACCTGTAATGGACCAAGTTACCGCTCCCATTTGTCTATTTGTAATGATTTCTTTTAAATCTTTTTGAACTCGTTGCTCTTCATAAGTTTCAATTAGAATGGCCTTTCTTCTTGCGCTAATTAGCATATTGATTTCGTCTATACCACTTAATTCATTTGTTGTATGCATATTAGTTCCCCCTTTTATAATTCAATATCAGCAAACTCATTGTAAATTTCTTCTTTTCGCATTTTGTCTTTAAAATTTGAAATTATGTTGATACGTTTATTCTTAAATTCTAAGTATTTGCTATGGTTTAGTGGATTATTTAAATCTAGACCCAGGATCATGCTCTTTTCCTCTTGCTGCTCTTTAATAAAACGATATCTATTATGATTCTGTGGAAACGGTTCTCTTGTTACAGAGAAATCAGTAACTTCTAAATTTGAATTATCAGCATTTGAATCATGAAAATTATTAAAAGTTAGCAACTGATTTCTTTCTAAATCAAAGAATATAAACGAATGATTAGAATTAACTAGCCACTCAATGGATCCATTAAGAGTTATAATATGATTGAATTCAACTTTAGGATGACCATTATCCTCTAAGGAAAGGAATAGATCCTCAAAGGTTGCAATTTCTTCCTTCGTTTGATTCTGTACCAATCCTAACCCCTTTTGCATATGAATAGAGGAACTAAATCCGAGCAGATAATCAGAAGTGTTATTTTGATTCATACATAGAATAATATCATCCATCAATTTATTCTTGGCATACTTAAAAATAGCATGATCAGAAAACAAATGTGATTTTTTACTATTTCTGGAGCTATAAAATGACTCCGATAATATATTATAAAATTCTTTTTCTGGAAAGTTGTAGCAAGATGTTACATCTAGATCTTTTTGAACTGCTTTTAACTGAATCATAGCATCATGAATATATTCTAAAGTAAATTCAATACGTAATTCTTCTTTTGCTGGCAGATTAAAAACATATTCCGATGAAACATTTAATAAATTTACTCTAGATGGATCAAAACTTGTTATTTCAATGTCCATGCTTCATACCCCCTCATTACTAATTAATTTCATGTTTTCCTTTCTTTGTGTATATCTTGCTTCACAAAGTTGAGTGCAGTAACTATCTTCAGCTTTTATAGACTTACCACAGCTCTTACAGTGATGATTGGATTCATATATTTTCATGTATTCATCAGAGTAATGAAAAATTAAATCATAATTTTCTCCTAAATTTTTATAAATATCATATTGTCTCATGGTATTTGGACCATAGATAACACGTTGATTCGAAGAACCGATAAAACCACCATCATGCATATATTCTGCTGTAGTTAGGCGAAGTTCATGCTTATATTCTCCATCTACGATAATATCAATGTAACGCATAAGCTCTTTTACATCTTCTGGAGTTAAAATTGTATATTTTACTCTTGTAGGATTGTGATCTTCATCAAACGCTTGTATATCGTAAGAAGATGAATAATCCATTAGCTGTTTAAGCATTGCTTGCTCATGCTTCTCTTTCACCCATGTGAAGTTCAACCCATACTTCATGAGGACATCTAATTTATACATAGTATACATGACAAAATGAAATGTTGGATCTATCTTCTTTAATTGCTTTGCTACTTCTGTTAGAGTTCTAGCTTGAAGTATCGGCTCACCTCCACAGAAAGTAACTTGTCTATTCCATGCATCTTTAGATATCATATCAACTAATTCTTGAATACGATATGTTTTATATTTCCCTTCAAATGACCAAGTAATGCTGTTAAAACATCCCTCGCATGGGCTAACCACTCCTCGTATACACCCTTTTGTAAATAGCTCTAATCGCTTACCAGGACCAGCTGTCAGAGCATCTTTTGTAACACCAATGAATCGTAAGATATCATTCATTATATTAGCTCCTTTTTACCCTAGTTATAATATTTTGTAATGCATTACTATATTTGTAATGCCTTTCTTTTTATATTGTAAAGTAAAACTTGGGGAAAAGCAATAGAAAAAAAGCGTATTCTTAAAAAAATAAGAGCACGCCTTTAAAAAGATTAGATATTATGTTTATTCAACAGGTATAAGCTTTACCTTCGCATGTGATTCAATTACATCCGTCATTTCTGTGAAGAAGACATAATCTCCATCACCATGGCCATCTCCTAATATAGTGTTTACTAATACATTCCCATCTACGTCATAAACAAAGAAATTTGATCCACGACCTACATTTGTAGCTCGGTAGCGACCTGCAGGAATATCTGTACCAACAAAATACTGACCAGCAGATAGTTCAATTGGCTCTTCCTCTTTCTCCTGAATTACATTCGAAATATCATCCAATTCATTTTGCTTGTTCTCAATATCAGTTGCTAATGTTTCAACTTCAATTTTCTTGTCGGAGACATCATTTTCAAGATCTTCAAACTCTTTTTGCAGCCTTTCTTTATTCTCAACTAATTCAAGTACTTCATCGACTTCTTTTTTCTTTTCAGAAAGTCTCCCATCTTGTGACTCAATTTCTTCTTTGATATCAGCCAATTGATTCTTGCTATCATCAATTTTAGCTGTTAACTCTTCGTGATTAACCTTAGACTCTCCCAGAGCTACTTTAGCACCATTATTTCCAATACTATAAACAAGAATGATTGCGATTAATACGCCTAAAGTCACCCATACTTTTTTGTTCTTGAAAAATTTCATTACAATAATCCCCCTTTTATGATATATGTAGGAAAAAAATCCCACCAACTATTATATACGAGGTTGATGGGATTATCTACTAAATATTAAATCTTGTGGTTACTTTTTCTTCAGGCATAATTAACTTGAACCCTTCAGGTAAGTTTTGCTGTAAATTAGGAAGTTCTCTATCAATTGTTTCCTGAAGGATTTCCTTTTCACGTTTTTTTGTGATTTTCTTTTTCTCACTCATTTGAATTTCCTGATTAATGGTTGCTTCTGCAAGTGATTTAACATGCTGTTCGAATTGAATCATGAAATAATTTTGAGCACGTGTCACATCAATTGAAGGTTCTTTTAATACTTCCTGTAATACTCCATTATTCTGAAAATAGGCTTTGGCTTTATTTTCGTCTTCCATTGTGACCTTATGATTATTTCTTCTTAGAGAAGCTGTGCCAATATCGAACGATAATTTTTTCCCGTTATTTTGGTGCTTAACGAAATTATCTATTATAGAATCAATAGCTGCAATGTCGTCATTCTTCTTATTAATTCGTTGGTCCCACTCTTTAACGATAGCTTTTTTCATCTCTTTCATTTTTTCAATATCTTGTTTCAAATAGTGTTTCGCAAGCATCATTTTTCGAATTGTCATTTCATCCAATTCTTCTCTAACATAGCCATCATTATCTTTTACGTTTTGAAGCATACCTTCCATCATATCTTGAATGGAATGAACAGCTTCTTTTGCTTCATAATTTAAAGCTTCTTGTAATGCAGCACTCATTTTCTCAATCCCCCTTATTTATACATCAATAAACAAGCCGACAGGCTTTTAACTTGTTTTAGTGTGTGATAAACCTTTTCGTTTTCTTATGGCTGTTATTCGTCTTTGCGTACCTTTCGATTTCATGACAGTTCTATCCCCTTTCTTGAAGAATCTTATTTTGCTCAACAAGCATTTGGATAGTTTGTACATAAGAAAGTAACATTTCATACTCCATTGCAACATAATCCGTATCACTTCCTTTAAAACTAAAAGGAAGATAATAATAATCTTTCCCCATATTGTGGGCTTCTTCTTTAATACCATCAAGCCACTCTTTTTTGATGGTAATCTGTTTGGATCCCTTAGCATCTTTAGATCCCCTTTCTTTGAATTCCGCTAAAGATGCAGTTAGATCTTCTTCAGTTATCATATCTCCTAGTGCAAAATGCAAAGCACCAGATGCAATTTGTCTACGAGCTGCATCTTTTGATTGCTTAATTGCAGAATTATATTGTTTAGTTCCTCTATTTTCAAAGTCAATCCCACTTTTCTTCTGTTTATTTGTGAGAGACCTTGCACGTAGAGGTACTCTTTCTTTTTTTGAACTATACATATTATAATCAAAGCATTTATAGCAAGATTTATTCGCATTTGCACATTCGGTTATAAACCTACATTCACTCATAATGTAACTCCTTTAACTACTTGGGAGTAATGACCTTTCAATATTAAGTATTGAGTTATTGGTGATTTTAGCACTCGCCTTATGATTTAAAGATTTTAAGGCAGCATCTAATGCATAGTAATAAGCATTTATTTGGTCTTCAAGTTCAAATAAATTCACAAAATCCTCCGGGTAATAAGGTTTTGCTGTATCTGGAACAGGATATCTTTGTGCTAGTTGAATTCCAGCTGCCTTTCTTGCTAAATCATTTTGACCTTTATATAGATCCTTTAGCACATTCTCAATTATTCTTGAAATAGCATCTTTATTTCTTCTTGCTTTACCAAAGTAGTAATTAACCTCGGTGAATAAATCACTTAAATCCATATTAAATTGATGTAGAGTAGTGGTATTGTTTTCTAAGGGAACTTTAAGGTTATTGTTTTGTTCATTGAGTTTCTCGCATATTCTTTCCCATTCATTGATGTCTTCTAAAAGCAATCTGTGTAATACCATTCAATACACCCCCTGAAAAATCAATTTAGACTCATTACGAGTGTTTTATTGCTTTATCACACAACTGGTTTAATTTATCTTGAAAAATGCGCTCAAGACTTGTTAATATCATTGGATAAAGAAGAGGGTCTTCTCTTAATTCTTCTTTAAGGTGATCCAGAAACTCAGGAATATCATTCTTTGAAGAGTGATATTCCATATTTGATATCATGAAAAAAACCTGGTCTGCAATCGTTTCTGCTTTCTCGTTTAAATTTATTGAATCAATCAGTTGCATATTTAAAAGACACAACCTTTCTTATTTTTCCTTGAAAATTAAAGCACTACTTCCGTCATCAAGTTCGGTATAGCCAATGATTTTAGAGTCACTAAAAACAGGCATACCTTTTTCGTAAGAGGCAACAATTTGTGTCATCTTTTCAGCAACTTGTTTGTAATTTTCTAATTCTGTCTGCTGCTCTTCTACTTGTTTAATTAATCTGTCACGCTCTTTTTCCATTGTACGAATCGTTTGATCTTTGACTTCCATTAAAGTTTGAAAACGATTAATACTGCTTGAAAGATCACTAGCCATTGAAATGATGGTATTTACTTGCTCCTCTTCATCTGGGACACCATAGTAAACAATATGATTAGACTCTGCCTTTTCTTGAGAAGGAATAATACCGATAATGCCATCTTTTTTTAAGCGTCTAACCGCACGATGTACAGTAGCTTCACTAATCCCTAAGGCGTCTCCAATTTTACTCATAGATTGTTGAAAGCGTCCATCAGATTGAGCAGATTTTTCCTTAATATAATCGTGAACCTTTAATTCACTCTTACTTAGATTCTTTAAAAAAGCCTCTTTTTCAGCCATATAAATACCCCTTTCTATATGATGACATTACAATACCTCATATCTTGTTTTATAATACATTACATCTTTACATTTGTAAAAGCATTTCATATAGAGGTTAAAAGGATATCAAATTTCAAATGAGTCATTCATACGGAGAGGCCTTAAACTTACGTGAGATCATTTGAATTTTAACTTATTTTAACTCCTCGAATGTCACTAATTAATTTTATCTCTTTTTCATTATAAGTTCTATAATTATTTTTTGGATTTCTTCTAGGTTTAGGAATCATTTTATTTTCTTCCCAATACAAAATAGTGTCTCTATGAACATTTAACATTTTTGCTACTTGTGATAACTTATACTCTTTCATAACTTAAGCTCCTTTGTTGTTTACGTATTTCCCACTGGTTGCATGCTATCTGTAAATGATTGATGAATGGCTGGTAAAGTGAAGGACTTTGCAATATCTCAGATAAGCTATTTGTAACCAATAAATCAGAGCCGTTGGAAAGAGTAAAACCCTGTCCAGGTGCTTGTACATGATCTGTAATCGCTGCGCCCACTTCATAACCTAAAGCGATGATCATAAGAGGATGAACAACAATTAATTCACTAGACAAATGATGGTCACAAACCCTCTGAGTCTCAACTGATTTTCTCGCAGCTGTTAAGTAGATATCATCAAAATTCACATGTACTTGTTTCAATGCTGTGGCTAGTATTTCACCGTTACTTGTTTCAAATTGAACATCAGTTGGTGATTCTCCAATAATCATTAAAGTGGCATTCATATTATTTAATGGTAAGGGTTCATTTGAAAGATACATGCCACAAGTTTCACATGTTAAGATAGATGTTCTTAAATGAAAGTGACTAGTGCCATTATGCAGCGTCGTATAGCTAGGTTCATAATCATAATATTTAGGATTAAAATAAATAGGATCAACATCATTCATGTCAAAAGGTATTTCATCTTTCATATCTATTCACTCCCTCATCATTATACTAATAATTCTTCAGGAGGTTCTTCTTGTGGTTCTTCATCTACGAATTGTGCATCCTTTGGAATTCTACCCTGCACAATATCATTTGTATATTTAAATAAAGCTGGGCTTTGTTTTAAGGCTAGTTCTACCGAATCTTTTCCCATCCATTTGAGTTCATTCCCCATATCATCTTTATAAGGTTTTTTACTATCTTGTCCATAATAATAATAAGCCCCTGCTCGGTTTATAATACCCATTCCCATTGCAACATTCATAATATCCTTGGTCATATCAAATAAAGTGTCATAATAATAATCTACCTCTGACTTTGTAAATGGTCGTGCTACTTTATTTTTCTTAATGTTAAAGTTCATGGTATGTCCTAAAACCACATCACCTTTTTTAATTTCCTTTTTATTAATATGCATCCTCACAGAAGCATAGAAACGTAAAGATCGTCCTCCAGGAGTCGTTTCGGGATTACCATACATCACTCCAACTTTTTCACGTATTTGATTAATAAAGATAATTAATGTGTTGTTCTCTCTAGCAGGTCCTGTAATTTTACGAAGACCTTTAGACATAATCCGTGCTAGTAATCCCATTTGTTGATCCTCATTACTTCCTTCTAATTCCTTTTTAGGGACTAAGTTAGCTACAGAATCCACTACGATCAAACCTACTTCACCAGAGTGAATTGCGGTCTCCATAGTATCGAATGCTTGCTCCCCATAATCAGGTTGATTAATAAGCATGCCAGTTTCATCAGAAACATCTACTCCAATATTCTCAACATGAACTGGATCTAGAGCATTTTCAGCATCAATGTAGAGAACCTCTTTCTTTTTAGAGAAAGGATGATCTGGATTCTTTGCTAACTCTTGATATTTTGCAATAGTTTGAAGTGCTACTGTTGTTTTGCCAGAAGACTCAGGACCATAAATTTCTACAATACGACCTAAGGGAAAACCGCCTATACCTAATGCATAATCTAAACTCGGGATTCCGGTAGGTACTGGTTGAATTCTTAATGTTTCACTATCCCCAAATGAAAAAACGGTACCATCACCAAGTTTTTTATTTAATGTTTGTTTGAATTTTGACATTAACTTTCACCTCTGTATGTAGTAATAAATTCGTCAGCAGCATCTTTTACTTTCTTGATTGAATGAAGAGCTATTCTAATCTCTTCTTTATTGGAATTGGAGGGATCTTTTTTAAGAGTTTCAGACAAACTTATACCACGTTGATTTAAATGACGAGATGCGTGTTGCATGGTTGCAATTAAAGCATGGTCAGGTATGTCTTTTTCCTTTTTTGCAAAATCTAGACATGTTTCATATGTCTCTTTGTACATGCGCAACTTTGCATTGTTTTTAGCCATACCTTTATCTAAATAATAAGAGAATATGCCTTCCATAAAACGATGAAAGGCATATAAAATTTTAGGCTTCTTACGAGACATCATTAATCATCCTATCTTTGAATGAATTGTCCACTTGGAGGACCAAAACCTTGTCCGTTTGGAGCCCCTTGTTGCATTCCTGGAGCACCTTGTGGGGCACCAAAGTTCCCTTGTGGAGCAAATCCTCCTTGCTGTTGCTGTGGATTAAAACCACCATTTGGCTGTGGTGCTTGTTGATTAAAATTGTTCTGCTGCCCTTGTTGCTGATTACCTTGATTACTATTGTTATTATTATTTGACTGACCACCAGCAAGTCCAGTAAGATTAGTTACTTTAATTGTTGGATAGTAATCATAAACACCTTTTCCGTTTTGATCTAATACATCTTGACCGTTTATTTGTCTTTTACGACGTTTGAGGTAAGGTTCTCCTTCAATTAGCAGCTGACGACCTTTCTTACAATAATCTAATAGGAAATCATGTGTACCGGAACTATTTCCTTGATTTACCCATACTTCAATATCCCAGAAATCAGTTTGATTGTTTGGATGATTAACTGCGATGCTTGATGAAGCAACTTTGCTATTATTCACTGTTTTACCTTCAGGATCTTTTGTTAAATTTGCTAAAACAACAAATTTATTATATGAAGGCTTATTGGAATTTGATCCAGAATTACCTCCTTGATTTCCTCCGTTCATGTTTTGATTAGGATTGAAGTTCCCGTTAGGTTGTGGAGGGAATCCTTGTTGTTGTCCAGGGTTAAAACCACCGTTAAAATTGTTGTTCATTATTCATTCTCCTCTCGAATTTTCATTTTTTATAATTTCTACTAAATAAGCCGACAGGCGGTTTAGATTAGTATTAAATAATAGTAAATAGCACTTTCTTGCTGAGAAATATTAGTTATTTCAACTAAATTGGTAGTGCTATCTGACATTCGTACATAAAGTCTTGTTCCTTCTTCAAGAGTTCTGTCTGAAGGATAAGTGAAGTCTAACTCATAATTATCAGGAAAGACTAATACATTTCTCAACTTGAAAGCTCCTGCAGCCGAATATCTTTAGCTTCATAAGCTACAATAGAGCATTCTTTATGATTTTCTTCACCAATTTTCCGATACAATACATTTACATATCCCTTTAAGGAAACAAACTGATTTGATTCTAAAAATGGATAATGATTTTTCATGAGTGATGAAACGTAAACAAATATGGATCCCACTTTATCATCAATTTCTAATATATAATGAGATGAAAGGTATTTCATATTTTCGGAAGTTGGTGAAATAACAGAGAGAATTTCACCTGCGATTGTCACCTCATCTAAATGTTTAGACTCCATCTTAATCTGTTCCGAGAAATGGGTAGAATTATTTCTAATTTCATCAAATAAATTTATGATAACCCCCTCCTTTTATCTTGAAAATCGGCATGAACCTCTTTCAATATTCCATTTATTTCTTTCTGTGTTGTGATTCCTCTTTCAATAAGAATGTTCATAATTACATTAGTAAGGAGATATGAAGTAGTAATATAATCGGCTTCTGTTACTTTTGTAGTTGTTTCTTCATTTTCGAATTGTTTCTGTTGATTACCTTCTGGTAGAACCTCGCTTATAAAATCAAAATTGTCTTCTCCCTGCAAAAGAATCGTCCCCCTTACAATATTTTTACTTTCACATTATGCTTTCCACTAGAAAGTGTAGCTTTAGGAACATAGATATCTATTTTATTCCCATTAATAGCAGATCCAGTATCATCAGCTCTTCTTTTTTCCACTCTTCCATCAGGATACTTAACTAAAACCCAAGAACCTAATGGAATCACATCAGGATCTACAGCAATCGTTACTCCTTCAGTTACTGTCCTTCCACTCGCTGTTTTACCATATCCGGTATCTCCTGGATATTTTCCAGTGGATTGATAATTAGCGTCATAATAGGTAGCTTTAAAATCTTTCCAACCACCATTTGTTGAAGTAGTTTTAACAAGTGTAGTTAGCTGACTAGTTTGCTCTACTGAATCTCGCTTTACTTGAAGCTCTTCTTGTAGTTTGTTTCTTTTCTCTTTTAGTTCTTCAATTTTTTGTTCCTGTTCATCAATTACTTTATTTTTGTCTTCAATCGTTGACTTATGCTGTTCGATTTTGGAAGACTTTTCTTCGTTTTCAGTTTGTAATTGATGAATAATTTTTTTCTGTTCTTTATTCTTATTTTGAATATCCTTATGTTCTATTTTCAATTGATTATGGTTCAAAATATAAGAATAGAACTGATATGAAGTCACTAAAAGCAATGAGAATGCAATAGCGGATACAATGATCGTTTTTCCTCTGAATTTCTTCATTAAATAAACTCCTTTGTGTTCCCCCTGCATCTTACCTTATGTTATCACTTTCCCTAAGTTTATGCAAGGCATTACAATAATAAAAATGAAATGCATTACAATTATTAGCAAGACTTTTTCAGTAGCAATCTGCGCTCTCCTAAATCTTGAATAACTTCTTCTTTTAGTATATTTATTTTTCGTACATGATTATCGCTTGATGGTTTATTTATATAACCTATGCAAAAACAACCTAATTTGAAATAATGGTAATCTAATTCAGTCATAAATAATTGCACAAGAACACCTCTTTTAAAGATTGAAAGCATATTGACCTTCTTTTTGTTTTTTATTGTTAGAATTGATCATTATGATATCTTTGAAATCATTAAATCCTTTTAAATTATTTGGATGGAATGCATACCAAGGAGCGTACCAATACATCTGGATAGTAGCTAAAGAAATTGCTATCTTACTAATATCTTGCCCATACCCTCTTAATGTATAGTTTGAGGCAGGTAATAGCATGGCACCACAACCTATACATGGATCATTAACAGTTTCTGTTTTGTAGCTTTTGTCATCACTAAAGGACATCTTAACCATCATTTCAGAAATACTAAATGGTGTTGGATAATATCCTAATCCACTCTTGTAACCTTTTCCGGTCTCTTCTGTGAGTATGTGACTAAGGTAATCAGTTGGATATTTTAAAACAAGAAATAAATCAAATGCTCTATAATAATGTTCATTCAGGTTTTGGGAGATGTGATTTATATTTGTTTCTTTATTGATTGATAATCCCCAAATCAACCAATCTGCAAAGTTATCTATATTAGCTTCATAATGGTTTAAGCAGTGTTGTAACATTTTACTAGTTTCTTGCACTTCATTACTTCCTGTATTTGCCCACTTGATTTGGGGGATTGGACCACTACCATCGATAGTACCCTTTTCAATAATTTCAAACCAATAATCCCATCTTTTCCAAAGGAGAGTATCATAGGAAAATAAAAAAGGAAGCATCCAACCTCTTTTGTTGAATACTTCCGAATGATTCTGTGGTAAGCCGTTTATTGCTTTAGCATGGGCATTAATATTGGAATATAAAGATATAATATCTAAGCAATGATATTCTTCTATATTATATAGCCTTTCTTTCTTCATATTATCATTCCTTTATTAATTAGTTGAATCAGAAGTTTGTAAGATAGCTTCCATTAAACGAGTCATAATTGAGTCACTCAGTTCACTGCCAGCAGTCTTAGCTCTACCTCCTCCTCCAAAATGTGATGCAATATCTTTCCCTAAATCAATGTGATTATGGATCGTTCGATAACTCACTTTTCTACTAGGCAAATTAATAATTGCAATAAAGTCATAAAATGGATTTCTCTGGTGTAATGCATTTCCTAACTCAGAAATATATTGTTCAGCAAAGAGGAATCCTCCTTTGAATTTTCCGATAGGAAAAGGAGCTATAGTATCTTCCATTTTATTAATGTAATTTTGTATTTTATCTTGTTCCAGATCCAGGATCATTTTCTCATTATCACTAAAATCAAAGACATTCGTTAACCTTAATTTATCCATGAATTTACTTATAAATCGATCTCTGCCATAGATATAAAATAAATCATTTAGTGATTTAGCTTCATAATCGTTAAAGATAGTTTGCCATTCCCATGTATCATATCTTCGCACAAGTTCAATGTACTGTTCAATGATCTTTTGATTACAAGAAGCAAGTAGCTGATAAAACAAATCATTAGAATTATGAATATAGTCATATAACATAGATGTTCCACAAGTTTGAGTTATATCACTATAGTATTCGTTAACTAATGCCCACTCATATTTATTAAGCCAGTCTGCAGAGGAATGATGATCCAATAATTGAAATTTATTCGATAGATCTAAAGCCTCGATCATCTCTGCTGTTGCTTCATTAACATTAATATCTGTAATGAAAACTCGATCAAATTGCAGTAAATTATCCGATAGGATAAAGTCTTGTATAGAATCATCTACATCATGATAATCACAATAAACAATATCAATAGCTTCAAAAGTAAGTTTTGCTAGTAAGGCGCAGCTAACTCCATCCAAATCAGTATGAGTAAACAGTTTTACTTTCAATTATATATCCCCCTTTACATACCAAGCACCGTCCACAAATGCCGCAAATGGAATAATGACGTGAGGATCTTCTTTTGATATAACATACGATTGTTCATAATCAATCATAATTTCTTTTCCTTGATTGAATGCTTCGATTGCTGTTTCTAGTTCTACAAGCTTGAATGTAGGTTCTTTTTTAATATAATACACATCATTCATGACGACTGAAGTCATTCGTATTGGACTGCCATTTACATCAACATATTCTCCATCTAAGTTTTTAATAATGTTAACTCCGCTATTTTTCCCTTTAGCAGTTTCATTAATTTTTAATTCATGAAAGACATTATATATCGTGAAAGGATGTTCATTGGTAGTTTTCTTCTCTATTGGTTCTATATTATTTTTTGTTTCCTTATTATCAATATTAGATTTTTTAAATTCTTCATATTCATTAAGCATTTGCTTTGATAAATGTGACATATCTATACCTGAAATATCTTCAAGTCGACTTACAAAAGCATTTATCACTTCAAGAACATGTTCTTGGTCACTCTTAACTAAATCATGAAAGCTAATTGTATCTAACCCTTTTATCATAACGTAATCTCTCCTTCTTTTGTAATGCCACTGTTTATTCGTAACGCTAGGTTTATTTCTTCTAAACGAAAAATTTCATCAATTAATATATTTGCATATTCTTTTGGTAAGTACTCTTTATTTTGTATAACGGTGAATGCTCTTTCTTTAATAAATTTCAAGCGCACTCCACGACATTCATCACAATAATTATCTTCTCTTTGATCTGCATATGGTGATTCTGATATAAGTTCTTTCTTACAGGTACAACATGTTACTTTAACAGAATCAATCAATTGAGCTTAACCTCCGATCTTGTATTTATTTTTAGGGACACTACCTATAGAAATTATTTATTTCATTTTGTCTCCATACACTACATAAGGCTTTTCTATCCCATGGCCACAACATGCGCTTGTTGCTTCCTCAATATATCCAAGACAAGCATCGAATCCTTCTGCAGTTGGCATTTTTCCGCATTTCTTGCAACTTCTACTACCATCATCTAGATCGCCATTCATATAGCGCCAATGTAGACCGTCAAAGTAAATGTAATGACCTCTGCTAGAGGATGTAATCATTCCATTTCCTCCTTGGTTAATTCATGGTATTTATTTACATCATCTTCTGTAATACATCCTGTTTTGAGTTGCATTTGCCAAACTCCGCCACTAAAACCATCAGCATAATAGTACGGATAAGGAATGTACCCTAATGCCTTTGCGATTTTTACACTTTCCTCTCGTATAAGTCCTGTAGGAGGTTGTGCATGCTCTTTCCACTTACCGAATGCATTTTCATACTCAACAATTTGCCCGGCTTTTCCATGACCGCAACAGCATGCTAGAGTAACTACTCCATGACGATTAATCATACGTATTTCATTAGCTATACAAGCGTCTATAGGGACAGCCTTCTTCTTATCGTTGACCCACACGTATTTTTCAGACCCGTGTTTACACATTGTCCATTTCCTCCTTTATCTCCCATTAAGGGAGGATTGGTTTATACTAATTCGCTATCTAGTTCAGAAATCAAATTATTTGATGCATCTTCAATCTCACTTGCCAATTCTTCTAATTTTTCAAAGTCTACGTTATCTTCATCTTCTGCCTTCCATAATTCCCTGTCTAACTTCCTTGCTTTTTCGTTAATTTCATCGATCATTCCAGTGATTATGAACATGTCTTTACTCATCCCTCTACTCCTTTCAATGTTCCGTATCCTCTACATTTAAAACAAGGTGTCATGTGATCGGGTATATTTCTTGAATGGTCATATCCCGTTCCGTTGCAATCAGAGCATTCGTATAATGCCTTACGTACTTCCTCCATTATTTCAAGTGCCATATATGCATATGGATTAAATTCTTCATCATTTTCTATTTCTAATATGTTTTCCAAAGCCTGTTTGTAGCGTTCTGTTTTCTCATGCATTGACCTCATAACAGGTAAATTGTTACTATTTAAATCTTTTAATCTTTTATTATCTTTCTCCAATTCCTGCACACGTTCTGCTTGATCTACAAGCCACCGCATATCATCATCAATTAGTGTGTATGTTATTCCCCAATACCCTTCCGAATTATTGATATATTTGAAATGAACCTTATCTACAATTGCATTATTTTTTATTTCTTCCAACCGTTTATCCATTGGCTTCTCCTTTCAATGCTTGAGATAAGATGTAAGCTACTTCCGGTTTGGTATATCTACATCCGCCTATTGCTTTTTCTATAGCCTGTTCTAACTCTTTAATTCTTTCTTTTTGAATTTCAGACCTATATTGATATTTGTCTTTCTCCATTCGTTCACTGAATAAATCATGATTGAGTTCCTCGGATAGTTTGTCTAATTTCTCCTCACGTTTTGCTCGTTGGATAAGCCAATTCATGTCGTTATGAGATAACTCTCTTGTTGAACGACTTTGCGAATTCACAACTGCAATTATCTCTTCCAACCGTTTATCCATTGGTTTCTCCTTTCAATGCTTCTTCTGATCTATCCATAACTCTTTTAATAGAAGCATCTTTATGCCCGACATCTCCAGTAAGGTGGGCATAGTACAGTTCGTCTACTGCAAACTCTAAAGCCTTTTCGTAGCGTTTAGCAAAGTAATAATTGTCATCAGCTATTTGTGCATCTGTTGTAGCGTCCTCTAGTTCCTGCTCTAATTCTTTTACACGTTCTTTGTAGCGTTTGATTTCTGATTCTAATGCTTCATTTTCTTCTTGAAATTTAGAAGCAGTGATCCACCACTCTTTTGCATCTTTTCTTAATTCAAACTGATGTTTATTCATTTGCTTGCTTTCTTCCTCCAACTCCTGCACATAGTCCATAACAACGTCAACAACATGCCTACCCAGTGTGTTTAGAGGTAACTTTCTCTTTTGCAAAAACTCATTCAGTTCTCCGTTATACTTTGAAGCATACTCCAGTTCTTTGTTTCTTTTTACTGTTTTTTTCACACGTTCTGCTTGTTGAATAAGCAATTTAAAGTCAGAAGGATCAATTGAGCTTATGGTTGCTTGCCCTTTGCATAATTGATTTATCGTGTACTCATTTTGTGCTTTTAGTCTTTCTAACTGTTCATCCATCCTTATACCTCCACACCTACTGTTTTTAGTGCTGCTTTGCATATTGCTAGTGGTGCTGACTTGTCGTATACATGAAATCCATTGATATTGCAGTGATATTGACCTATTAATTCTAGTTTTCCAGCTTTAACATGGATGTCGTACTCATTAACTGTGTTCATCGTGAAATCTTTACCTATTTTCTCAACAACATTCCAAGCATCTTCTATTCGTTCAGATGGTTTGAATTCTTCTATTTCCACAAGGAACTCTCCGTCATCAATTACAGTAGTATTAATATTCTTATACTCAAAGACTTTCCATCCCATAACCTTTTCAGCTACTAATTGATCTATCTTTCTGTTATCCATTCCTAGACCTCCAAAATGTGAATTGGGCTCCCCTAATATTTTTGCTCCCTGTAGTTCCCATCGCCTAGCTCTTCAAAACAGCACCCTTTTTCGACCATTTCGTCATAACATTCAATGCAACAAGCCCATTCTGTTTCACAGAGTTCGCCACCAGTTATATGATCTTTAGCTTCGCTGTATGGCCTTCCGCAATTGTCGCACCTTATATTTGATAGAACCAATATTAGTCCTCCTCATCACAATCACATAGTTCCATACCATCATCTGTCCATTCTCCACACTTATCGCATTGTTTCTCTATTAACCATCCTTCAAATCGAAATTGTGGTTATGATATATATGTTTTTCTACAACTATCGCATTCTACTTCTTCTTCAGAATCTGGCTCCCAATTTGATAAAGCATCTTCAGTTTCATAACCACAATATGGACATTCTTGAGCTTGTAATAGTTCCATTATTAATCTTCCACTCCTTTATGGTAATCTCTGAAATATTCAATAACCGCAATACGATAACACTGCCTACATACTTTATCTTTTAAGTGACTTGGATAAGGAAATATACTACCTCTTTTGCATATGTCACGTGTTTCACTCCCACATTGCTGACACTTTTCAAAGACAATCTTCGAGACTGTAAAAGATGGATCAAACTCAACATACACCTCAAATTCTTCTTTGCACTCTACACATTCAGTGTCAAACTCATTGCCATTAAGTTCAATTAGATCATCGGTCATATCATTTTCATAGCCGCAATACGGACATTCAACGCAAACATTCATCTTAGAAAATCTCCTATTTGAAATTTAGTAAATCTAAATGTATATCCTTCTTCTTTTTGTATTATATCTAAGAACATATCCTTAGGCCGCACCCATTGTTGTCCTGTATCTAAACTTCTATATACAACCATTTGCTCACCAGTTTCTGTATGACGAGCTACACTGTCTACAATATATAATGCACCTTTATAATGTTGATAAACTTGATTTAATAAGGCTTTTCTATCTTGATTTGCTAATTCAATTATTTCCTTATTTTTGGTATATTTTATTTCCTTCACCATCTGATCACGTCCTGTTAAATCTAGTAAAATATATTCCACAACTGTTAAGTTAATGATTCCATTTTATTGACTAATGCACTTCGTTCCATACGTGCCATATCAATAATCCAAAAATCTTCTCCATTTTTCATCACGTCTATTGACCATTTTCCTTTTAGACTTGTAACGCCTTGCATTAAAATAGATACTTGTAAAACAACATTCTTCTTGTATTTGTTAAAATCAGATACAATTGTATCTTTAATACTTTTATAAGATGTTAAGTCAGGTTCAGATAACCATTCTAACATTTCATCAGGATGCCAGTAATTTGAGATACCAATAGGTTCGTCAATATCGAAATCATAAAAAACTCGGAACTCGGTATGTAGTGGCATACCAGAATAAATTGTAGGTCTATCTTCTTTATCTTCGATGTACTCTCTAATGACAATTTCGTTCGAATCAGGAACACCAAAACACATAGCGTCATAATAGATGTTAAGAAACTGTTTTCCTAGTTTTTCTCGATCTGATACAACCGTATTTTTGAATTGAAACTTATTGCTAAAGTTTCCTGTTTTAATAAAAAGCTTTTGATCAATTAGGAAATCACCTAGATCTTCAATTATCGATTGATTAAATTCTTGAATAGTTTCTTGTGTATAATTATCACTTAATAGCCATTCATATGTTTCTAAGTTAAGGGTGATAGTCTTAGTAAAAGGGATTTGTAAAGAAGATACATCTCTAGCGGATGATGCTTCCACTTTAGGCAACCAATAAGACATGTTTTCTAAACACTCACTTGCAGATTTATATTTATCTTTTCGAATTTGAACTGCTTCTTCTGGTGTCGGCAACTGAATTTTTGGTATTTCGAACATATTATTTATCCTTTCTTGGCACCTTTTACAACAGGTACTATTTGTTTATTTTTCTCATCAATTAGCATTTCAGTGCGATCCTTAGATAACTCAGGAAAATCTGTCTCTAAATAACTCCGCACAGTATCCATTGTCATATCTTCTTCTGGTACTGGAACTTGATGTCCAGCATAATAAACCGTGTATTCCATTCCAACTTTTTGAGATGGTTTAGATTTCTTCTTAGGTGCAGTACTAGGCTTCTTAGGTGCTTTCTTTTCTTGCTTAGGCTCCTCAAATAATGAAAATTGCCCATTCTCTTCTAAATTTTCTTTTGGTTTCTTTTCAGGCTCTTCTTCAGGAATTTCTGCTTGTTCAGGCTCCTTTGGTTCCTCTTGATCTAAGTTAGTCCCAAATGTAGGCTGCTGTTCTTTTTCTTTATCAAACTCTAATGAAGACATATTTATATTCCTCCTTGATATATTAGTAATTAATTAATTTTGAACTCCATGTATTAAAATCAATTGATTTTTTCTTTAACATTGTATAGTCAAAAGATCCCCCCTGTGTCTTTTCTAATAATTCTCGTAAGGGCAAATTAAAATTGCTATTGCTTTGATAATACAAGTGATCATTAAATGGTTCACTTAACCATGTTAAAGGGAATGTCTGTAATTGAACGAGATCCTTTATTTCTATATTGGTGTGATAACACATACTCCCATCAGAAAAAACATTAGAAAATGGAAAATAATACAATTGAGAATCATCTCGTAAGAATCGATCTTTATAGCAAAGTACGTGTTTAGCTACCAAGCGGTGATTTCTAACCATGAAACAAAAAACCAAATTAGGTATTGGAACTTCTATAAAAGTAGATTGATGATATTTAACATCTACATTACACTCTGGATGAACAAGGAATATAATATCTGTTCCATCACTTAATTTAGAGTATTTCACTGTGTTCGTTGGTAAGGATGGTGAAATAGTAATTGGTGTAGATTTCTCCTTAAATTTATCATCTTCTACACTTAGTGAGGCTATCATTTGTTGTAGAAGATCTTGCATATTTAAATATTTCTCATAAGTTGCACCATTTTTTTGGAATGTTACCTTAGCAGGTTTGTGCTCGTTTAGAACAATTGTGGTTTCTATAATTCTCCCCTCCTTTATAACATTGTTTCTATTTCTTCTACTATGTTATTTAATATGAAAAAGCAAGATAGTGAACCTTCTAAAGAGATAGTTATGTTGTCATAATCAATGTCCAAGCTACCAGATAAATGCTCTGCCATAGCACCTTCTATGGCATGAGTAACTGATTTAATAAAGTCAGTATCTTTATATTTATTATTGAGTTTAAGGTAAATATTATAGAAATATCCATCTTGCTCTGAGCTTAGTGAAAATACAGGATATCTGTCTAAAAATTGTCCAAGATAATGATCTAATATAATTGGTGAACATGCTTCTCTGTAATTGATATAAGGTATTTCAAACGATCTTTCTTTCATAAGTTTGCTCATTTGGATAACTTGTGTTATATCCATTAATTCCATGCGATATTCTTCTGAAATCATATAAAAGTCACCTCTTTTTGAATGCCTTTCATATCTGAAATCTCATTAATTAATTCAATTGTTTGGGAATACTGCATCATTTCATGATCATAATCTTCTGGTTCAATCTCTGCCTCTATAGATGGCCAATATTCAATAAAATTATAGTACCATTCTAACTCTTCTGCGGTGAAGAAATCTAAAAAATCTTCAGTGATTACTTCATGATTATCGATATGCTCATCAATTAAAATTAGTCTCTCATGCATTTTTACTTGATCAAAAGGTAATGATTCCTTTTGATCTAATCGATCAATAAAAGTATCTAATTTAAAATTCATATAGCAAGCTGCCCCTTCTTAATATAATTGGGAGAAACTAAATTATTTCTTGCATTAAAGTTTGTGTAATGCGATACAATTTCATTATCAGATAGAATCGTATTAAGATATCCACTCATAATAATGGCGGCCATCTCATTAGTTTGCATCCGTTGCGGATAATAAACCATTTGTTCTCCACATGCTTGTGTAGGAAGATGAGATTCTTTATCGGCTAATATATCAGGGTAAATACCTCCTACAGGGGAAAGTAATTCTTTATCTTTTAACCGGACTCCACAAACAACTTGCCCAGAATACCCACTTTCCTTAGATCCATTTACATCAACAGCATCAATGCCACTATCGATATAAACAATATTTCTACACCTATTAAAGTATTCATGCATGATCTGACGAGTAGCGTTATTATCAACGCAACCAACAAGAATGTAAAGCTGACGATTTAATGAGTATTCCTGATCAAATAATTGATGAACATCATCTACGGAAAAAATATAGTCGTTTTTATAATAAATAGGTATTTGATAGGCATTACTATAACGTTTAGCAAGTATCTCAGCCTTTGGACTATCCAAGTCCTGCTCAATAAATGGTTGCCGTTGTAAGTTCCCTTCTTCTACTGAATCACCATCAGTAATTTTATAACTAAAATTTAAGGTTCTATTACTATTTAATGCATATAACAGCTTAGATAAACGTTGTGCTAAATAACCACCGTTTCCACCTGCTCCGACTTGAACAATATTAAAGAATGGTTGAAAGGAATATCCAATATTAAAGCTATGAATTATATCAATCGTTGGATAATACATTAAAATCACTACTTCCTATAAATTTTACTTTACAGCCACAATCTTACCATTAGTAAGATCATATAGTGTACTGTAGTCATCTTCTTCATAAAGATATTCTATATGTTCCCCCAAATGTAGTGCATTACATATTGTTTTTATGTTCTTGATCAAATTCAAATATTTCTATGCCAACAAGTGATTGTACTAATTCATCATGTGCAATATCAGAATTGAAGAAATTGCCATTATCAGATACAAGCACAACATTATAGTATCTTTTGTCTTCACTAATAACAATGCCATTTTCCTTTAATGATTCTGATTTAACAGCAATGTCTTCGATAAAGTCGGAAACTCCTCCAAAGCTACCTGCTAGAAGTTGTCCAAAATTCATTGAATGAGGACCTTCCGTATGAATATGATGCTCTAATTTTAGTGTATGTTCTTCTATCAAAAAAGTTAATCGTACTTTTGCTAATTCTTTTGAATTAATAGCTCCGGTAGAATAATAGTCAAAGTTAGGCGTAATATATTCTTTATTTTCTATGGGTAAATAATAATCAATAACTTCTCTTTCTTTACCTGTTTTAAAGTTAAACAATCTTTCGTGTTTCTCTTTAAGAATAGAAGGTTCATCTTGAATAATTTTATTAATAGCGGAATCATTAGCATTAATTATTTCATCATTGTCTTTATATTTTCTTTGCACTTGAAGACTCACTGTTTTATGATGTTTTGCCCAGTTAGGTAATGTTGTTTCAAAGTCTTTAATTCCGAATTTAACCATGTTATTTTCTCCCCTATGATAAGTTTATATAGGGAAACAGTATATACTGTCTCCCCTTTAAGTTTTAACTCTCTTCTGCTTTCGCTTAAGCATGCGCTCCATTGCGAGCTTGTTAAAATCTTGTGAGGCTCGTTTCATTTTTCCGCCTTCTAATACCGAACTGGCTAAGTCAGCTTTACGATTAAGAAGCTCGAGTAAATGCTCTTCATATGAATCGCCCATCACGTAATACTGTATTGTGATATTCGCATTAGGATTACCTGTACGATCAATACGCCCATTCCGTTGTTCTATCAATGTTGGATCCCAAGGTAAGTCATAATTTACTAAGTAATTGGCTACTTGTAAATTCATTCCTGTACTTCCTGCGTCGGTAAGTACTATAACTTTGCTATTTGGATTATTTACAAATTGTTCTTTGGCGTATTCTTTGTCTCGCTCAGACAGCTTCCCTGTATAAAGCAATGAACCAGGAATGTTCTGGTGGATTAATCGTGCCATCCGTTCAAAGCGAGTGAAGACTACAATCTTTGAGTTAGGTTCATCATTCATTAATTGATTATAAAATCCAATTAAATGTTCTAACTTAGGCGAACGTTTTATTTTATTATCGGGTATACTTAAGTCTTTTAATAATCCTGCAGCAAGTTGGGATTCTGACATTTGGAACAGCTCAGGTGCATCAGCTGACATCAATAAGAAAGATGTGTAACCTTGAATAAGTCCGTCATAATATTCTTTTGCCTGTTCTGAATTCATCAATTGACCATTGATAACTTTCCCATCAAAGCCTACCTTTTTGGACTCCTCCTTCAACTGTTCAATCTTATCTAATAAGTAAGATTCTATTTGTTCTTGTTCTTTGGTTGTCTCCAAGAAAATATGATCATGCTTTACTTTCGGTAGTTGCTGTTGTATCTCAGGCATTTCTTTGGTTCTTCTAATAAAGTATGGTGCAATTCGATAATATAACTCACCCTGGTTAAAATAATCACTAATGCCATATCTTGGGTGATATTTACAGTATCGTTCACGAAATTCTTCCCAAGGGCCCAAAATAAATTCATTTAAGAAATAGTATAAGCTCCATATTTCTTCCGCCTTTGATTGTATTGGTGTTGCAGTAGCAATAAAGCGATATGGAATCGTTTTTAACTCGAATGTCCCTAATGCATTCTGAGAAGGCTTCATATCGAGCATCTTATCTGTTACACCAGTTTTTATCTTCTGAGCTTCATCTAATGCAACAATATCAAAATCAATGGATTTTATTAGGTTCAGATACTTTTTACTTCTCAGCATTTCATAATTAATTACTAAGAAACGTATATCATCTCTTTTTGCAAAGCCTTTAATTAGCTTTTGCCGTTTAGACTCTGTGCCATATACAGCAATAGCTTCTTCACCCATAAATTTATCTACTTCTTTTGCCCACTGACGTTTAATACTATTTAGTGTGATGATAAGTGCTCTTTTCGCAAGGCCTTTATTAAATAAAATCTGAGAGGCACCTAATACTTGCAATGTCTTACCCAAACCTACTCCATCAAAGATAGCTGCTTGACCACGATCCGCAAGAAAGTGTGCACCTACCTTTTGATATCCATAAGGCTTCATCTTCCAATGTTTAAAATCATCATCATTTTCCCAATTAAGATGTTTTTGTACTAGCGTATCTTTAACAGGAAGATCCTTAACAATATCTTTTAAAGGTTGCATCCATACTATTTGGTTTTCAAAGAGCCGAAGTAAGTCCTCTATTTTTTCTTGGGGAAACATCCACTCCCCTGTATCTTGCTTAAAGGAGCGTTGAGGAATATCACGTATCTTATCTAAGGTGAAATCAAAAGTTTCCATTGTATCAAGAATACGGACATATATATTCCCATATTGCTTCCGAACTTGAATCATAGGATTTCTCCCTTCATTTTACTTATGTATAACAATAGTATAACAGATAATTATAGAAAACAATCAAAAAATGAAGAAAAAATGAGGATTATTTTAAAGGTTATCATGAAAAGCATTACAGAGAGCGCTGAAACCCTCTGTAATTAGATTTTCTAGAATACTGGAGTATTATCTAAATTTAAAGCTGGATTAAAGGGATTCGAATTCAGACCTTGATTTGTTTGTGGTGCATGAAAGGCATTTTGCATATGGGGCATTGATGATTGATTAAAGCCATTCATTGGTTGCTGTGCTTGAGAGTTTGCAGTAAAATATTCATTTGATTTATCTAAAACAATCTCTAAAATAGCTTTTTCATATATACCAGCTAATAATCTTCTTTCATTTAATACTTTCTGTAAATATACCACTTCTGTTTGATCATAATCGATTTCTACTAAACCTTCATTATTAACTACTCCAGCAGCCTTAATTGTACCTATGTTATCTTTGCGAGTAACTGGCACATATGCATGTTTATTTGGGAGCATAGATGCATTTAAAAGTTCGGTATAAGTATCTGTGTTATGGTCATATTGAGAGTCATACCCTATCATATATGGTTGTCCGTTTTGATTTGAAGCAGTAATAACAAAAGTGACACTTAACATATGAAACGGTGAGTTATCATCAGTAATAGTAACTGTAATTGCTACAGAGTTCTTTTTGTCCCTAACAGTAAACCAAAGCGAATCATTAGGCTGATAAACTGCGAAATTAGATCCGTCATTTCTTTTTTCTACATTAACTCCTTGCTTGAATTGAGAATAAACTTGTTGAATCATGGTGTATAAATTACTAAATGAAGTCATTTTAAGCTCGGAGAAGCGTTCATGCTTGTTAAATGCTTTTCCATTAAATTGCGATTTTTCTATACGATACGTAAGTTCCCAACCACTTGTAACACTATTTGTAATGTCTTTCACAGATACAGGATATTTTCCATACTGAACAATTCCTTGAATATTAACTTCTACACCTTTTTTAACAGATTCTTTGATTTGATTTAAAATTGCTGACATATATATCATCTCCTGATTTTTAATTTAAATTATTTACCTCTCTCTTCATTAGCATAAGCACTTTTAACGGCTGCATCTAAGTTCCATCGCTTTTTCCAACCACCAATTTCTACATGCCAACCAGGGCATTCACGATTAGACTTATCCATTTTATCTATAAGGACTAAAGCTTCTTCATAAGTTGCATTTCCAAAATCCAATGTAATTTCCGTACCACAGTTGTTACAGGTTGTTTGAACAGTTCTAGACATAATTTAGCTCCCCTTTCTCTTATTAAACCATCCTTCTAACGCATGCAATATTAAAAGGAATGGCAAAAAAATTAATTTCCCTGACATACATATAAGAATAAATAATGTTGCATAGATCATACATTCAACGAGTAGTTAATGATTAATTTATTTTCTACTTCCTTCAACACGTCTTCAATAAGAAGCTCGATTGACATTTTCCATATTGCTAATTCATTGTTGTTTTGGATTAAAGCTATTTCTACCTCTTCTTCAATTTTAGAAATCATAAATTCTAGCTCTGTTTTCTGTTCTTCTAATGTAAATTTTTCTAGATGATTAGTAAGTTCCTGTTTCGAATTAAAAACTATAGACATAGCTATCACCTTTCTGTATATAAATTTTTCTAATAAAAAAGACTCTAACTGAGTCATCACAAAGAAGAAATCATTACTATGAGAAATGGAGTTGCGAGCTCCTTCATAGGATCATCAACAGATAATCCTATTTACAACTAGCAATTATAAGAACGGTATCATTAACACTCCAAATATTACTCCACATATGAAAAGTCCAGAGAGAACTTTTATTAAAGGAATATCATCCCACGGATGGTTCTTATCATTTTTCATTATAGACTCTCCCCTATCAGTGAGAAGCTAATAATTTTGGAATAAGGTATGTTTTACCTGGATAAACCTTATGAGAATCAAGATTGTTCTTTTCCACTACCATATATATGAGATCTCTCATATCATAAGGACCATCATACTTCTGATTAATGGATTCAATGGCATGTGTAATATTGTCACCTTTAGACATTGTGTATTCGATATATTCAACTTTGTAATCACTTGGAAGTACATTACGTATTAATAAAGCAAATGTAAGAACAACTAATATGGCTATGACATAGATCAGTAAATTTACCCTAAAGCTAGCCGATAGGCTTTTCTTTTTTGAATATGTCTGTCTACTATGTTCCAAATATTCCATAACAGGTTCACTCCTTTACTAAGATGAAACAGCAACTTCATGCAAATGCTTTTTAGCTTGCATGGTATATTTACTTGCCATGTGTATTACATAAAGATGATTGTCTTGACTAGGAAATGGACGTTCAAGTTTTACTCTATAACTTAATGATTTCTCATCTAGTAATTCAAAGACTTGCTGCCATAGATCAGCATGCTTTAGAAATTGACCGTCTTTTCTTCTCCAGTCATTTCTCTCCCATACATACATATTTTTATTTAAACCAACTGATATCTGTGGCAATGACGTATAGATATGAATAAAGGATTTAGATTTAATACAAGTTAAACCTTCTACAATTGCTTTTAATGTCATACGAGTAATCGTTGTATCAGTAGCGTACCCCCCTATTGTTTTCTTAAATGGAGTTTGGTTAATTTGAGAATATAATAAAGCACTATAACCCCCATTTCCTTCTTTATCAGCAGTTCCGGATACCCACATATCAATACGTAATTTATCAAAATCAGTTTTACTCAAAATATTGACCTCCCCTACTCTGTTTTTAAGAGATTATAAATAGTTTTCTCATAACTAGCCGATAGGCATCTATTAGTTATTAGATAGAGCAGCCAACTTCATAGGCAATGAACTATCAGTTATGAGATAGAGCGATATCACTCATAGACTACATTCTATTAAATATGACATAGAACGACTTGGGGAATAGGTTATTAATAGATTATCTCAGAGTTCGAGTTATTAAATATGATATATAGCTAACTATTGAATAGACTATTAATTATTAGTTATGAAATAGCTCGATCTATCAGGTAACTACTTCATAATCTATGGAATAATTCATAGGTTGACATCTTACATAGAACGAATTATTAAATAGGATTTGAGCTATTAGATATTACATAAGGCGAATTAACTGATAGATAAATTGTAAGTATGTTCAATAGTGAACAATGAGTTATATGTTAATCATCTATGAATTATGAAGTAGAACGACTTTCATATAAGCTCGGTATGTGTTTTAATAGAGCTATATGAGAGGAGTGTGTGATGCTATGGCCATGGACGTTGAATTTGTCACGCTGGGCGATGCTGCGAAACGAATTGAAGTACCAGCTCCAACGCTAAGAGGCTGGTCAGATAAGCTTGAAGAGCTACATGTACACTACTTAGAGCGAAATCATAGGGATGAACGCATATTCTATGAGTCTGACTTAAAGATCTTTGAGTTTATGCGAGATGCTAAAAGTAGGTATGGCAGAAAGACAACAACAACGGATCTTGCATACGTAATATTAGAAAATGAAGATCTGGAGTGTCGTCAGAAGGGTCAGGTTCCAGAAGTACCTAAACATAAGATGGAGCTATCTGAGATAGATATGCAACACATGTTAGAGAACCCCGAATTCCAATCCTTCATGCAACAGATTATTCATAAAGCAACCGATGACATTTCGAAAGAATTATCAGCTGAAATATCAGAGAATGTATCTAGAGAAATGGCAGCTACTATAGATGATATTGAGGAAAGACGTATTAAGAAGCTGGATCAATTCATGGAAGAACAGCGAGAGACAAGAAAATTAATGCACGAATATATGAATCTACCAGCTTACAAAAAGATCTTTTCAAAGAATCCATTTAAAAATAAATAATGATTTCATTAAAAAACAGTAGATTATTTCCTAATTTACTGTTTTTATTTTGTTTTATTTCCATATAAAAGTAATAAATATAAAAATATTTCCTTAAAAAATAATTAAATTATGAAATAAAACTATAGTTTATAAGCAAATATATCTATCTTGAACTCTTCAGAGTAATAATCAAGGATTAGTTTTACTTTATTCCAATATCCACCAGCTAAACCAGAGCCTAAACCATAGGGGACTCCGACCTTTACAAAAGGAAATTCCTGTCTGACATGCTCTGGCATAGACTGTATGGTACGCATCATCTTACTTATAGAGTTAGATAAAGCATTATAATCAGTATGACGTCCTTTCCCATAAGAATATTGTCCATAGAGATTGAATATAAGTAGGGGAGGGGAGTCATAAAAAGCAAAAGTTACTTCACCGAGTCTATCCATAGGTGAGTAGGGGGCTTGTTGATCCATGACATAGGCCAAGGGATATTTATTCTTAATTTGTTTAGCTATACCGGCTCCCATAGTATTAAAGCAGTTACACTGATGTGCGATAACCGTACAATCACTCTCTAATAGGTCTCCTTGAACTACATGTAGCATATGAATACCTCCTTTAATTACCTATACATAATCTTCACACACAGGGCATGTAATGTTTTCATTTTCAAACTGAATCTCACGATAGTTACTACAAACAGCACATTTCATAGTATAGCTCCTTTTATTTAATATTAGATAGTTTGTTTAGATTGATATCAAAATCCAAAAATTCTTGGATGCAAGTAGGGGAGATATCCTTGGTATAAAATCTATATTCTCGGACATCTACTATCTCAAATATATAGAGATCCGAAGGATAGTCACTAAGGCTATCATTTGAGAATGCTGCATAATCATTTGTTTCTGCTAATTTATAGAATCCATGACTATGACATAACTCCTCATAGGTGATAGGAAGGTGATCTAACGGATCTCTTTGTTGGAATTTCAGGATTGTTTCTTTTGTATATTCTCCGAAGTATGTAAAGGCATTATGGAATTCAGCTATATATAAGCTATGATTGCTGCGCTTATAAACATACATATGTGTAAGCCTAAAATCAAAATGAATTTTCTTATTTTCCAATAGTTCTTTCCAAATAGGGGAGTGATACAGGTGACCGATTAAAAGATCATTCATAGGTGAAATATTGGTCATGTTGAATCATCCTTCATAGACAAATTAGCCTTAAAATCAGCAGACAACTTGTTCAGTTCTGCCTGTATTTCTGGATCAGACCAACCTTGAGCACCAAGAAGTATTTCATACTTATTTAATAAGTCATAGAAAACAGCCTCACGATTATCGGACATATCATAGCTCCTCTCATAACTGATCAATAGCCTTATGATGTGTGATACGAACGGAATTATTTACAAAATTATAGATATTGCTATAATTATCACCTTCATACTTTGTTTCCAAATGAATAATCTGATCAACAATATTATTAACAATTAAATCCATAAATTGATCGATTGTATTAGCTTTATCTCTTAAACTGCATTGGAATGTCCATAATCCAGTAAGTCTCTCAAAGGAGGGTTCATACATGACATGAACATTAAATCCATGCGTCTTATCATACACTCCCCATTCAGAAGGGGCATATGTCAGAGCTCCAAACGGAATATGTCCAGAACGTGGTACTTTCGCATATTGCTGAACAAAAGGAAGAGTTGAATGTAACTGGCTCCATTGCATAATTTCAGAGTTATTCATTAATCTATCAATAAGTGGTTGATACTCATCTTTTACAAACATTTTTGCTCTAATCGATGTGAACATCATGTAGGATAACCCTCCTATGAAAGTTTTATAGTTTATTATTTATCGTCAATTTCAGTCTTGAATTAGAGTAGTAATCATAAATAATTAATTACTCCACTACAAACTAAGCACATAAAAAAATCCTTCCTGTTCGTTTAAACTATTTATTAATCCCATGTGTTGTTAAAGTGCTTCTTTTAATACCAACTATTGGTCCAGTGTAACCAGCTATTTCTAATTGCCTTTGAGCCTTACGAAATACATAGTCTATATTTTCACCATACTTTATAGTTCCATCATTAAGTAAATGCTTATTAGGTATCCATACATTTTGATTGGTATGATTAATAGTAAAACGTTTAGCTTTATTCATTTTATATGAGCGACGTGAAATGCAATTAAGCAAAATGCCTTTATAATATTGATCAGAACTGTTGATACGTATACTACTCATAGCTCATAACCTATTCAGTTTATCTCTATAATTCATTAATAATTTTCCGAGCATGTTCTGACCAGTATTATTTTTTCCTGCTCCCCAAAAGTAATCATAAGGAGAATCCTCAATAAGTACTGCATCGCCTGTGTCTACTAACATTTTCTCTAGCTCAGGGTTTTGTGAAAATTTAGCTTCAACTGCCGTCATCATTACATATAAACGAGTATCATCCCAATCATTACGAATAGGATATTGACGAGATTTACCTAGTCTTTTAGCTTCTCCTGGAGTAGAGGCAGTACGTACTTTTTCAGAGTATGAGTGATCAAGAAACTTAAGAGATTGAAAGTAATGCTCTACAGTTGGATAAAATAAGTTGCCTGTAAATTCATTGTGAATTGTAAATCCATTATTGCTAAAATTACTAAATTCAAAGTATTTTTTACTCCGAGAATAAAAACGTATTTCATTTGACATATTAAAAATCTCCTTTTACCCAGCAAATTTCATAAATATTCTCCCTAAAGTTTTGAGGGTATTTCATTTCTTTTTACGTAATGCATTTCATAAGAGCTGTCATTTATTTCAAGACAATTTAACTGACCACCATACGCACATGCTCCGTCAATTCCAATCTTCTTATCATCAAAGTATATGTCATGGCTATCATGCGCTGTAAAACAAGGTGTGTGTCCATGAACAAATGTTACGTCATGTAAGTGAGGCTGATCTAGAAAGTCTTTACGAATCCAAAGCATATCTTCTAAACTAGTTGATTTCCAATCCACATGTAGAGGATCAATACCAGCATGTACAAAAACATGGTCTTTTATCTCATAATAATAGGGAAGGTGGTATAAGAATGTAATGTGATCTCTGTAATGCGTATATATAATTTGCTTTGCTTCCTGTAATTTATCATTGATGATTCCATCTTCAAAGAAATCATAACCTACATAACTTTCTATTGTGTGAATACCACCATTACTTAAATACAGTTCTTGATCTATAATGTTATGCTTAATCAACCAGTTAATAAACATTTGGTCATGATTTCCTCTAAGAACAATAGCACCATGCTCTTGTAAGTCCATTACACGTTCAATCACTTGCCTGCTTTTTAACCCACGATCTACGTAGTCTCCAACTAGAACAAGACGATCTTTTTCTGGACAATAATTAACTTGATCTAATATAGCATTTAATTCATCAAGACATCCATGTATGTCGCTAATAGCTAAAATCCGTTTCATATAATACAACTCCTATCTATTGTTTAAATCTAAAAGCATCTTCTATACCATCTTCATAACCATTCTGATAGCCTAAGATACTCTTACGTTTCCAATATTCAATTCCAATAATGAATCCGAAGCCAGTGAATATGCCGGCAATGATTAATATGAGAAATCCCATTTAATAACACACTCCTATTAGATAACTTTATGGTGAGCACCACATTTACAGACAGCATGACCATTTGATCTAAGCTTAACTGATTTATGACATGAAGGGCATTTAACTTTCATTTACATCATCCTTCCGATATAAGTTCTATTAATATAAAACTACATTAGTGTCTTGAATAACTGTGCGATTAGTTACTTTAACTATCCTTACAGGAACATTGTCATCTAATGTAATAAGGTTCCAATATCCTAAGTTGTTTACGATAAAATTATATGCTCTTTTTGCTTCGGGCAGCGTAGGGATTAAATTAACCGATTCTAACGTAGGAGTAGAGCATACAACAATATTCTCATACAAAACATGATGAAGCGTTAAATATTCTCCATATTTATTAACGAATGCATAACCTTCGGTGCACATATCAATCACCTCGATTTAAGTTTCCTTGATAATCAAATATTAAGACTTCAAGATTATGTTTATAAGCAAGATCAATCATATGTCTAGTTCCACGTGAGTGGCCATCCCAAAACGCAATTAATGCATTAGCATGTTTAGCCATTTCTGCATTACGAAGATAACCCGCTTTCTTCCCATAGCGTTTCCAATCAGCAGGGATGGGGAGTATAGAGAATGAGTTATCTTTTGCAAAACTCTCTCCTAATGAATCTGCACCACGTGCTGTTCCACTTACTATGGTTATAGGAATATCTGAGTGGATATAATTTAATAAAGCCCACTTAGCACATTGATAAAGCACATCATAATTATTAAAATCTCTACCGCCAGCAATAATTACTCTAAAGTCATTACCGATATTGAAAGTCACCTCCTAAAAAAACTAAGCTCACTCTTTTAATAGAGCTAGAAGAATAAGCTTAATAAATCTACTTTGCTTCCTCCGCCTTAAAGAAGATAAATGGAGGGCTAAGTGGGTCGTCTGAATTGATATATGGAACTGATAATGTAACGGAAAATTCAGATAATTTTCCAATCGCCCCCAATTAAAAAGGGACGTTATACATAAAATGACTTACTAGAAGAAATGTAATCAGGACCACTTCTTAATGGTCTAAAACTATAGCGAGAGGGGAGACCATATACTTTATAATTAGATAGGGAATAAGATGAACTACGCTTATTAGGCAATAGTTTCTCATCTTTATATGTAGTAAGCTTATACAATATCATTCACCTCCATTAATCATTAGATAATCTATCTTCATAAGCAGACAGTACTACCATCTTACGTATTGTCTGTAGTTCATCATATGTAAATTCCACCGATACAGACTCTCCTGAAACACAATTACTTATAGCTAGATCGAGTTTCTCTAATAGATGCATGACATACTTCCTCCTTAGTAAGATAACAGAGAGGGAAGAGTATACCTCCCTCTATAGAAGTTTAACCTACACATTCCTGTAGTTCTTCTTGTTCTTCATATAACTCTGTAGAATAAAAATACCATTCATCTATCTTTCTTTCCAAACGATCTAGCTTCTCTATATGAGCAAAGGTAGTATACTTCTTCTGTAGTAATTCTTCGTAGTATCCCAGACGGTACTGAAACTTTAATAAATCTCTCTCTGTCATTTTCTTGCACCCCTATTACGTGATATCTACCTAACTTGCCGACAGGCAATGTAATACCTATCATAACATAAAGTCAGTATAAAGATACCTCTTTGTTCGCATTTTCACCTCGATATATTACGAACATAATGTGAACAATTTGTGACAATTATATCGAAGTGTAGCATTTCCTAAGGTTTTTCAGGTGTTAATAATATATGAGAGGGTTTTTCTTAAGCATTACTTACTTATGAAAGGCACTACATACTATATAGGGGGTTTTGAAGATAAAAGAAAGAGTTCATCAAATAAACAGTAAGTCTTACTTAGTAAAAGTAAAGCTAACTGATACAGTCATACTACTACAATAAGCATACAAAATAAACAGTAAAGCCAACAATAAAGAAAGCTAGTACCGCAGCTCTTATGTAGTTGTCGGCCGTGGGGAAGCTCTGCACTTTTATAAGTAGCGCAAACGAAAAGATCGGATACAATGGGGGGTTATGCTCACATAAATAGGGGGCAGAGAGGATAGGCTACTAAAAGATACAGTACGCTTACTATGTTGGTATGAACAGAAATATACAGCAGAGGATGAGCTAGCTAATAAGCTTATAGTTGCAGTATGTAGACTATAGATAAGCAGAGCTACGCTGAGCTTTCTTCTTCGGCAGAGCTATCTATATCGGTACGCTTGCTACATCTGCACACACACTTTTCCCTCGGCAATGCTCCCACCCCGCCCTCTAGGAGGCAAAATGAGAGCCGTGCAGATAGAATGCAGAGTTACCGAGGGTTTACCCATTAGTGGGCAATAGGAAAGCGTGAGCGAGCTATAGTGGGGGCTATAACTCAATGAGCTAGCCGACAGGCTGACAAATAGTGGACAAGTGAGCTGTGCTGAAACATAACCCGCATACTACTAGTGTAGTCGGTGAACGTGCTGTGAGAGTGGGCGCTAGCAAGCTTAACTGGCAAATAGAAGGAGCGGGCGGAGGTGGTCTGCTGTGCCGAAGGCAGTGTCGCTATGCAACGGTAGGGAGGAGAGGGGAGCATTGCTATGCTGATACACCTATCCGAAGGATTTCTTCTATATCCGAACATTATCCTTGCAATATAAGATAACATTCGTATATAGAAGACCAACATCCTAGTTAGTCCTAAGAGGAACTAGCAATGTTGGACTCCATACACGAACAATGGTCGTACTACTTTAGATATGCTATACTAACAGCATAGGAGCTTGTAGGCGTTAGGCTCCTATCTTGATTAGTTCATTCACTTCTAGGTTAACTGTACGTGTTCCACGGCCAGGTGTAGACGTACTGATATTAAGTTCATACTTATCATGACCTAGAAGTGACTTAATATTCTTAGCTGAATTAAATACAAAGCCTACTTCAGTTTGACCAATGATTAGTCTATACTTATCACCTACAGCTTGAATGAATGATGGTTGCTTATGCAATCCTTCTAATACTTTCTCCATTGTAAACTGCTCTTGAATCGCATCAGGAATACATACAGCAAGTGTAATATTATTGTCTACAACTTCATTCGCAGTAAGTTGATCTTGCTTCTCTTTATTCTCCACATAAGAAAGTGTCTGAATAAATGCTTCACGTGCTACAGTCCATGGGAAAGAGAGAGATGCTTCTTTCTTACGATCTACATATGTTACATAGTAAGATACATATCCAATATCTTTAGCTGGATACATACTCATAAGCTCTGCAATCTTATCACGAGCCATATCTGCGATGTCTCCAATATAGTTGTTTAACTTCACTTCAATTTCTTCAAATTGGAGATCACGTATATGATCAGGTGTATTTGATTCAATAATAACTTGCTTCTTATCTTGAGCTGCTTGATGTGTCTTACGAACAGCTGAACCATAAGAAGCTTTTAATTGTTTTACATGATTAGCAAGCTCATTAAAGTAAGCAGGATCTAATTGGAATGCACTGTTTAGTTTAGCTAACAGAGAAAAGCTATCTGCTTCTAGATGCATTCTTTCCAATTCATTCGTTAACATATTGTCTTCGAATTGTTGAACAAGATCCATAAGACGTGACAACACAGACCCCAGATCATGACCTTTCTTTCCAACACGTGCTGCTAACCAATTAGGCTTATTCCATACACGACGACCAAGACCTTTGTGTAGATATGATAATGATTCAGGTGGGTTATCCATAAAGTCTAATGTTTCTTTCATGACTTCTTGATAGGCACCACCATGTTTAGCTGCATCAATTTCCCAACCTTGTACTAAGCGTAGGATGTCAATCCAGTTCTCATACTGTTTAATCGTAGTCATTACTTGATCTTGAGATACATTATTCAAATATAAGTCATAGCCTAAGCCACGAACAGCATCTGCCAAGATAGATGCAATGTTAGTAGCAATACCAATTTTGTTTGGCTTTAATGTACGTATGACATAATCAACACCTAGCTTATGAACCTCTTCATAGAGTTCATCTGTATTTTGTTCTTTTGTAAATGTGATCTTGTAATTATTTTGCTTGTCTACTAAGTGTTCTGGCATACGATATACACCAGTCATTTCTTTTGAATAAGGAACACCATCTCCTAAGAATTCGATATTGCCATCTTTCTCAACAAAAGAGATATCCATTACTGGAGAAGTTTCTTTACGCTTTAATGCTTGTACAATTGTTTCATCTGTTACAGTTAGTGCAGTATCTCCATCAACGTCAGCTCCACCCATAGCAAATAGTCTCATGTCATGCACACTCATAAGTGTAATGTTACGGAAAGCACCTTTCTTATAAGCACGGTTATACATATCGATAGGGCGATGACGGACCACTTGCCACTCACCTTTTGCAATCATTGGGTTACGTCCAGCTGCTACATAGACATTTGATTTATGTTCATGAGCAGATGGGACAAATGCTTCGTTTGGTTGAATGTGATAAGATCCACGATTTGTTATCATTAGATCTCCATTTTCATTGCGAACGGTATACTTTGTACCAGCTTCTAGTACAGCATATGGATCTTGCATTAAATAGCGATAATGTCCTTCTACAGGCACATTGCCGGTTTTCCAATCAGCAATCTTTTCTTTGAGCACATCTAATGCATAGCGTTTCATATGCACATCTTCATAAGTCCAATCAAACATATCTAAGAACGAAGTAAACGTTGATACTCGAGACTGATCAATCATGTAGTGTTCTGTTTCCTGATCGAATAGATCAGCATCAATGACTTTATCTAGCCCTACATATTTCTTCATGATACTTGGATCGTGTAATGCATTGCCTACTTTTTCTAAGTGTGGTTTCATAACTTTCCATAGGTCACTTGTGTTTAGTGAAGAAGCTTGTACAAATTGATAAGGCATATCCGTATACGTCTTTTCTTGATTAAGATTACGGTTAAACATAGCAATACGTAGTTGTGGTTTGAAGTCAGGATTAGCTGTAATTAGATTAGCAAAGTCACCTTTAACAGCAGACTTAAATGCAATAATATGATCATCATAGTAAGCACGTAGATTTGGCACGAACACCATAAGACCTTTAACAAATGGAGTAATGCGAATTTGCCATGCATCGTTAAATTGACCGAACTCTGCACCAAGTGTATGATAAATCTCTTCATCACAGAAGATCGCACCATCTGCTGCTGTTAGTGAGATCGGATGCTCATTTGCATCAAACTCTTTAAAGCATTGTTTCTCTTTGTCCCAAGCACGATACGTACCTGTTTTAATTTCAACTTGTCTATCTTCTACAACACGTAGGGTATGCACACCACCAACTAAGCGTTGTTCACCTTTATGATTAATCTCCACGATATTTCCAATATCAACTGTCTTAGAAGCAACAGTATTTGTACCAGCTAGACCTGGACGAGTAATCATTTTGTCTACTTTAACAACATAATTGCCTTCATTATCTTGAGAGCCATAAGCAATTAATTCATGACCTAATAGTTTTAACGCTTGAACAGGGGACATGAAAGCTGTATCAATAAAGACTGCTTGTAACACACGTGCTTGAGATGGAGTGCGTAAGAAGAAGTAAGCATGTCCTTCTTCACCATTTTCGTCTGTAAAATAAAATCCATCTTTCATTACTCGTTCACGAAGATGAATATTATCAAAGTCTTCCTGATCATAGTCCGCTTCTTCTTCAGGGAGCTCCAAGCCTAAGCTCACGAAGAAGACATGACGCATAGGAAGCATCATGCGTTGTTTAATAAGTTTTCCATTACGAGTAAACTCAATCATCTCTGGTGTAGAAGCTAGTGTTTCACTCAAGAACGATTCACTAATCTCTTTATAAGAGTCTACATTTACTTCAGAATAATCAATTGTTGAGTATACTTTATCTTCTTGCATTTCCATTAGATTAATATCAGCAATTGGAACAAGTACACCTTTACGTGTTGGTTTATATACACGTTTTGCTAGTTTGTTGTTTTCTACAAACTCAGTAAAGTACCGAACTTGATTATTCGGTACTCCTGCTAGTGACGGATTAGCTAAGATATCAAGTAATGCCTTTCCTTCTGACATTGCTCTTAGTACACGAGCAAAGTTCTTTGAATCACGTGATTTGAAACCTTCTGATTTAGATAGGGCAGCAAGAATGTCCTGAACAGTGTATAGATAACCATTTTCTTTTAACATTGTACGATTTTCCATTTTAATAACATCTCCTTTAGTTTGGTTAGATTGATTTGATACAGTCGCAGTTTGATTTTTCATAGTAATCATTTCTCCTTTGTGGTTAGCCTTATTTATAAAGGCCTAAGATTTCTGTTATAATGTCTTGTGTGAGTGATTCATCGATTAACTCACAGATCTGCATACGATCTCGCAAATCGTACAGATCAAAATGAAAGACTAATACTGGTCTTTCGAATGTTACCCTGGCGTTACGGTTACGTTTGGACACGGAGACTGTAACGCCATCCAATAAATACTTCTTAATTAACTTGCAGTGATCTTTACTTTCATTAATGGTTACATCAATAGGAACAGACCCAATGAAGAAGTCTGTCCCTCGATATAGATCATCTTCTTTTGTTGCTTCAACATAAGTTGTTTCAAACAGTTCTTTGAAGATTTCTTTGACGTATAATTCAACATATCTTCCAGTTGGCATATTATAGTTCATCTACATCATGCTCCTTTCGTAGTATTGGATATTCAATAAGAAAATGTAACGCATTTCCATGAACACCATAGATTTGATATACTTCCTGTTCCTTCTCGTCATATCTAACAAAGATGGAATACAGGTATCCCATATGACCACAGTAGCCAAGATATTTTCCTTCGAGAATTAATTGTTTGTAAGTTACGTCCATCGTTCATTCCTCCAATTGTTTTTTAGTGTGTTAGTGCAAAGAATAGAAAAGCTAACATTCCAACGAATACAAGTTGAATCTTCTTATCTGTAGCGTCCTGTTGTACGAATTTGATTAATAAGTTTTTCATTTTAAATTCCTCCAATGATTAATTTGTTTTAAATCTAATTGATTGGTATTACATATAAAGCTTCTGTAATGACGAGCGGTTACTCTACAGGAATCACTACAGGCACATGATTATCTCTTTGACGATAGAGCAGGGCATGTACAACACCTATCGATCACCTAGCTGTTCATACACTCTATAGTAGCTATGTGATGTGTCGCTATAGAGAGGGGCAGAGGTACACTACAAGGCTATTAACCTACTAGTAGATACAGCACATACATCCAGTTAGCAGCTAGGAAATGTCCCAATTCAGCAGATAGCGTGATTAGCAATGTGCCACCTATTAGATAAGCAAGTAGTAAGCCCATGCCATATACGAATCCAATACTACTTTCAATAAACAAATTGATAGTTGCATCTTTGAATCGCACCTGTTTATGGCTTAGGTAGTAGGCTAGTGTCTTTATGCCACCATATAGTAAGGCGCCTGCGCATAACGCACTGCCTAGCCCAGTGGTTATCGCACCAGCACCTACTGTTGTAGCTGTGGCAAGCGCAGCATTCTTCCAATGTCCTTTAATAAAAGCTTCTGTTGCACGGTATGCTTTACCTAATGCAACACCTGCTTTCTCAACTATGGATTCAAATCGTTTTGACTTCTTTATCTTATTGACTCCTTCCTTTGCACCTGCTAGTACAGTAGTTAGTGCATCCTTATTCATGCTCGTTGTAGTCATATTGACTCCTTTCTAATGCTCGGTTTCATGTCATGAGCTGGACAATAGTGTGACCTATCTCATCAGTACAGGGTGGTCATGTCCTGCATACACCTTCCTTTCTTGAAAGGTGTTTCGATTCATTAGTTAAATACAACAATGGTGTATCCTTCTCCATCTAATCCTAGTTCGATCTCACATCTCTCTACAGCTACCTTGATTAGATCAGCATTAAATCCTCTTTTCATTAAGTCACCGAATCGGATACATTTGCCTGATCCTTTTAATTGGTTGAATAAGTTTACTAATGATACTGTTTGCATTGTTCATCATCCTTTTCTAATAGTTTGTTAGGGGTGGGGGCTACAAACGCCCTGGAAAACTCCCTATATAAAAGGTAGTACCCCGAGCAATTTTTTTTAGAAATTTTCCCCTATAAGGGTTTTTCCCCAGGTTTAGGTAGTGACTTTAAATTCAGAGTAAGATAAACTATTTGTAATGCATTACACTTAGGTCTAAATAAGAATAAATGAAAATAAAAAGGAGGATTTGTATATGGAAAACGGGAAGAAGCCTACATACATCAGAAGAAAGAAAACAGAACAGAAAACACTGCATGAACGCTTAGTAGAAAATGGTTCTGTAGACTTGAGGAACAATTCAGAGATAATCGATTTAGGTTATGGCTATTCTAAAATAGTGCCAATAGATCGTAGTAAGATTTACAAATAGTAAAGGGGGAGAAATGGTGAAGAGATTACAGTTATCTGAGTACAAGTACGAATCACAGGAATATAAAAAAATAAAAAATAAACGAACTTGGTGGCCAACAAGAATATCTGTTGAGTATTGGTGGGAATGTGAGAATAGAAGTGACTTTAAAGTATGGCACGATGATTACATTAGAGGTGAATTACTAATAGCTTCAGGACCAGTTAATTTATTGAAGATCTTCTATGATATACATCAAAAACTAAAATATAACTATCACACTGTTCTACTTACTCTAGCTAGGTATCTTCAAAGAAAAAATAAAGTGAAAATAGAAGAAGGGGTTATGCTATCCCCGAAATATCTATGGAAAAAAAGAATTAAAAAAGGGGAGAAATAAACATGAACAAAAATCAAATAGCTGAATTATGTCATAACGTAAATAAAGCATACTGTGAAAGTATTGGAGATTTATCACAACCAAAGTGGGAAGATGCACCCGATAAGACGCATCCTTGTTTAGTTCCCTACAATGAATTACCTGTAGAACAGAAAACGAAGGATTATTTATTTAAGGCAGTTATTGATACTGTGATTAAGATAGGTGTAAATTAAAAGTTAGGAGATAAAACATGCGGACACTGTATGAGATTGCAGTAGATATGATTGAAGGTCGAAAACCTACTCATAACGAGTGCTATTATGCACTACAGGTATATCGAAATATGTTTAATATCGAACACCGTCAACATAGAGAAGAGTTATTAAAAGAAAATAGGACACCTGAATGGATTCGTAAACAGAAGGCAGAAAATAGTTTCAACATGTTTAAAGGAGCTTTAGGTAAGTCCCCAAAAGAATGGCTTGGAGTAAAGGAGGAAACAAAATAGTGAATATGATTATTTTCTGCACAGCATTTATTTTTCAGTATGTAGGTCATAACATAGGAGATTATTTATTTCAAACTGACTGGCAAGCACAGAATAAAACAAAAAAGCGTTTGGCAAGATTCAGGCATTGTTTCGTATATTCACTAACAATTGGATTACTGTTACTTATACCATTTAATTGGGTGGTAGCAAGTATCGTATTTTTAATAACATTAATCGAACACTATCTTGTTGATTCAAGAAAACCAATAATAGTCTGGAAGAATTTCTTAGAAAAGAAAATAGCAAAACAAAAAAACTTTGAAATAAAGAACGTACCCCAATTTGTTATTATCTCCATTGATCAGACTGTTCACATCGTAAGGATATTTATTATTGCCATTGCAATTAGTTGTTTTATATAGAAGGAGTGTTATTTGTACTGAAAGTATCTTTGCCTTAATAAAGTAATGCATTACAAAAAAGGAGAATTAATTATGAAAAAAATATTTAAAAGACTATTTAAGAAAAAAGATAAATGGGACTTATTTCAAGAAGCTAACTGTAAAACATTAGCTGTTACTGCTGACAGAGGAAGTGGAAAATCCTATAATATTGCCAAAAAAATAAACAAATCCGAATGGAACCATGTAGTATTGATAGGAGGCACTGTAACCTTGAATACAAGGGTCTATAAAGACGTTTTCGAAGAGCAGGGAGTTAATGTTATTTATTCTAATTCAAACACGCTATGTTTAGATAATGGAAAACGGATTACCTTTTTTGGTGTTAATGGTGATAGCCATCTGGTTGCAGGACTATCTGCAGATGCAGTTATTATGGAAGATATAGAGTTTATTGATAATAGTTATTTCAGGAAAATACTTAAGCTGTCTCGTGAAATTCTCCATAAGTCTGAAGGACCAATATATGTAGTTGGAGGAAGGGTAGAGAACGATTATCAAGCTTTCATCAATAATGCAAATCTACAGATGAATATAAAAAGAGAATAACAAGATGTCTAGATTAAAAACTGAATATAAAAAAAGTTTAAAATATTATAATAAATATATTGAAAGACATTACATTTTGTAGTATTATCTATTTAAGGGTTTGTTAGAAGCATATTTATTCTTCTCTTTTTAAAGGCAAATGTTCTTCATTAGAGCATTTGCAATATTGAGTAGTAGCTCAGCGGTAGAGCAATCGGCTGTTAACCGGTTAGTCGTAGGTTCGAATCCTACCTACTCAGCCATATGTTCCCTACTAGTTAGTAGTCAGTCTATAGTGAGTTAACTGTAGATGGTAAGGTGCAACTCCAACAGGGAATGTCAACTAATAAAATATAGGAGCTGATGGTATGGATTTCACAGAACCAGAAGCAGTGTATATGTGTAACTATGCAGGTGGAAAAAATGGTGTATTTACAGAAATATTACATTTTGCTGTAGAACCTACTCAAAACACAAGAATACAGTTTTATCCACCAGATGAAATGTATCCTAACCATGGACCACGGTTCGTTGATAACTTTATGAACTATCCTGGAACAGGAGAACCTTTCACTATAATGGACGCAGAGCTAATTCATGAAGAAGTAATAACAGATGAGGAAAATAAAAGAGTAGTTAATGTGGGTTTTCTTCTACCAGATGTTAATCAAAAAGCAGTTGGACAATATATTTATCATTATTTTGATGATCCTGCTGCAGGAGGATGGGTTACTGACGAAAGTATGACTCTTCATCCATTGCCTGCTTTATAAAATCGGGTCAATTAATCTTGACCCGTATACATAATGATCTTACTGGAGAATTCTACTACACTTACTAGGTGATGACTGGTTTATTGCTTAGCAAGAGGTGGATATAGGTTCAATTCCTATGAAGGTCACTATTTTATAACAACTCCACGGCTCAGCCTTCTGATACAGGCAAGAATAAAATTGAGCAAAAAAATGTATTTTACATTTAGCTAAGGCGTATCACCTGACAAGAGTTAGTGCTAAACATGAATACAGAGCAGTTGTTAGAGTGGTTTACAACTGCAAGGATACAACTCGATATAGCTCAGTTTGCGTAGAGCGCTGCGTTTGGGACGCAGAGGTCGTAGGTTCAAGTCCTGCTATCGAGATTATATGCCCTTTCCTTTCGGTGGATGAGTCAACAGATAGATGGCCATATGCTGTTGTGGGTGGGTTCAACTCCCAAGAGGGCGCTTATATGTTCTTGTAGTATAAGTTAATGCGCTTGTCACAAGAGATACTGGTGAGAGTCCAGTCAAGAACACAACTATTACCCCCTTTGCCTTGATATAGGAATAGGGCTAAAGAGACTATCTTTCATTCATATTACACTCCTTTCATTTTATCTCATATATCGTTAATATTAATATTTGATGTCTCTTTAGTTCCTGTCCATATCGATTTGCAGTTGTTTTAAGGAGCTTGGGTTTCCCTGTTTTCCTAGGCTCTTTAAAAGAGCTGCAAGCTCTAAAATTCCATTATCCTTCCTTTTCCTAAAGAAAGCATCGCAAAAAGCGGTGCTTTTTTATTGGTAATACTTGCATCTATCAGCATTTATAGGTAAACTAGGAATATGTTCAAAATGTTAACAATTTAAACATATTATACTGGAGGGAGAAATAGGGAATGACGAAAGAGAAGAAGGTGCCATATTTAGTAGGGGTAGACGTAGGTTTTGGTGGTTTAAAGTATATGTCAAATGCAAAGCCAGAGCCACATGTAATACCAAGTGGCGTAGTTAGTGGGACACCAGCAAGCCGTCCATTGCTATCCTCTAGTGAAATAAACATACAAGAATTAGTGGTGAAAACGGAAGAAGGAACATATTTCGTTGGAGATAATGCTTTAGGTATGCCAGTAGAAGAAAATGTAAACGTGCGTACTGAAAAACGTAATCGTGCCAATGATGAAAAGAGTAGGGTTCTTTTCCATACAGGAATTGGGTTAAGCCTTCCTGATAAAAGTGGAACATATGAAGTTACTATTGTTACGGGGCTTCCGAATACAGATTACGACATGAAGATTAAAGAAGACTTAGAATCATTCTTAAGTAAAGACTTTACCGTAGAGTTCTATTTAGACAGTAAAAATAGCATTAAAAAAGACGTGAAAGTCAAAAGCGTAGTTGTGTTAAGACAACCAGAAGGTACCGTTACATACAATCAATTTCGCTTTGATGAAGAAAGCTTCTTAGCACCGTCTGAACATCGTGCAGAATATTTAGGAGTCATTGACTTCGGACATGTATCTACGGATTATGCTTTATTCCGTAATGGGGTTGTACTAGAAGATGACACAAAAAATAAATCAACAATTGGAGTAACAGAAGTATATAAGCGTCTTCGCAGATCTATCGAATTAAAATTCGCTGATATGGGTTATATGTTCCACCCGTCAGATCAGGATTTAGACTATGCGATTCAGACTGGAAATATTAAATATAGAAATACTGACTTTGATGTATCAGATGAAATTCAAGCTGTTATTGCTGATCGAGCTAAACCTATTGCTGATTCAATTACAACAGCATGGGGAAATGAGTCTAACCGGTTACAATTGATTATTGCCACTGGTGGGGGGGCTCATGTCTACGCAAAGGAAGTTGGCAAGAACTTTGAAAAAGAAAATATCCAAGGATTTATTATAATGGAAAATTCCCAATTTACGAACCTTCTAGGATTTTATATGTATGGTGTTCTTGAGTTATCAGATGAGCTTGGTCAAGAGAAAGTATTAGAGGAGTATGTAAGTCCTGTGAAGGAGATGCAACCGCATGTCGCAAGACAATAATATGCTTGTAGCTCGAATTCGAAAGAATGACGACTTGCTACGAAATCATTTTAAGGACATCAAGCCAAATGATAGAGCATATGAAATCAGAAGACTTCTTGAAAAAGCGATAACTGAAGAAGCAAAAGAGAAGGCGTATATTGAGGAACTAAAGCAAAAGGAAAAACAGCAGTAAAAGTGCAAAAAAAAGAATAACAAAGCAAAACATTAACAATGGGTACGACCGTCACTGTAGCAGGATGCATTAGAAGCATCCTGCTTTTTTTATTCCTTCTTAGAAAAATTTCTTAAAAAATACAGGTATTGTAAAATTAAAGAACGGGCAACTGCACCGCCTCACAAAGCACCAGCAGGTTAAGGGGGATCGAGTGAGTATGCCCTTTTATATTTAGGAGGAATTTCTATGAGCAAGACAGGACCTAAAACAGAAGCTGGATTAGCTGCTATATCTGCAAGTGCGAAAGAATTAGACCATACAGCATGGACTTCTAATCCAGATGCTGTTGAAGCTATTCAAGTAGCTAAAAGACTCAGAAATACAAAGCATGGTCTATATGCGTCAGTTCCGATCATTTGTAAAGCGGAGGCGTGTCCTTATTCTCACTCTTGTCCTCTAGTAGAGATGGAGAAAGCTCCATATGGCGAGAAGTGCCCCATTGAAATTGCTGCAATCGAAGACCTATTTGAACGATATGCTGAACATTTCGAAATAGATCTAGAGAATAGAAAAGCAAGTGACACAATTGACTTAATGATCGTAAAAGATCTTGTAGATGCAGATATTGGCTTGCTTCGTTGTGATAATAAGATGGCTTGGGACGCAGATTATATCGTTAATAACACAGTAGGAATGAGTGAAGATGGGGAACCGATTACGAGGCAAGAACTTCATCCTCTAACAGACTACAAAGAAAAACTAATCAACCGCAAGAATAAATCCTACCAATTGTTGAACTCAACAAGAAAAGATAAAGAAGGTCAAAAGTTAACCATCAAACAAGATCCATCTGTACAAGCAGCTGAAATGGTTAAAGTAAATCAAGACATGGAAAAAAATAAGCAGTCGGAACACGAAGCTAAAAAAGCCTATTACAAGAAGATGAATATGAAAATGCCAGAAGAAGACGACATCATTGATGTTGAACCTATAGATTATAACGAGGAGGAGTGATTCTCTTGAACCCAAAGTTATTCTCAAATCAAGCAGTAAATGGTTTTAAGGCACTTTATGGAGATGTCAAAAATACGGTCACTGGAGATGGAAGACCAATGACGTATGCTATTCGAAACAAAGAAGCTAGACAAGCCTACGATAAGCTTAGTCCAAGTGAAAGAACATCTCATAAATTTAACTCGGGAACAATTAGTAAGAAACGTGCGGCGGCACTAGCTGGTTCTGCTTACATCGCTGGAGATGCTGCTTATCGTACAGCAAGTGGCGGTTCTGCATATCGAAATAGCAAAGGCCAAAGCGATATTGTAGGAATTCCTATGGTATAGGGGGATAAGGCATGAAAAGATTTATGAAAGGACTTGCAAAAGAATTTAATCCCAAAGAGCCTTTTATTAAAAAGGTAGATCAAAGGAATCTAAATAATTTATGGACTGGGCGAACCGTGGGTGGTAAAGGAAAAATAGCTATGGGAGTAAGTGCTGTAGGATTTGGCGGACATCAAATATACTCTGCTCCATATCAAAGATTAGAAAATGAAGCGCAAATGAGAGAACCTGAATCTCTGCCTGGATCAAGAGGAGACGGGTTAGACTATACGCCAAATTATACAGGAATAGAAGCAAATGGCGATCTGGCTTTTGCCTTGCACAATCTTAGACATGGAGGGTAATGTATGGCAACTCAACAAGAGCCTGCGAATGGCAGAGGCTCTATAAATAAGTTAGATAAAATAAATACAGGGCTTGGAGTTGGATTCGTAGGATTAGACTCTTATATGCGTATGAAAGAGGGCGAGTCCGCACCAGTGGCAGTTGGTAAAGCATTACTAACAAACGCAGTATGGTCAATGGCCCCTGGTGGTCTTCTTGGAGGTCTGGCAATTTCTGCTGGTGCGGCAGCTGTACAGGTAGCACCTGATTTAATCAACGCCGCAGAACAGAAAAAAGCAAAATTTCATGCAAACCGAAACAGGTTTGGAAGCAACTATCAATCCTCTCAAGCCCAACAGTCTATGCAATATCAAGGGTTAAATCAAATTCAACAAGCACGCCAACATGTTACTGCTAATATGGCAAATCATGCTAGAGGAGCTCAACGAGTTTATTAAAAGAGGTGAATAACACATGTATATGAATAGCAATGAATCCTATCAAAAAGTAAATCCAGATAGTGCTGTTAATGGGATGGCAATTGGTGCTGCGGCAACAGCAGCATCTGCAGGATTTGTTCATGCAGGTGTAAGTTTAGGTGCAAAGCGTCAAATGCGCAAGTTTAGAAATCAATCAGTGCAGCTAAGAAATAATTCAATGTCTGATACAGCAAGAAATGATGCTAGGGCTCAACTTCGTGATAATTTTAATAATAGTCCTTCAGTTAGAACATATAATAAAAGTTTTGGTTCTGGTTGGAGAAAGGCATTAACATATGGAGTTGGTGCCGCTGTTGGTGGAGCAATTGGTGGTATGACAGATACTATGGTTGATTCCTAATAGAAAAGGGTGATTCAACCTAATGAGTGAGGAAGCTATTTTAGATAAAGAAGAAATGCAGGAAGTAGAAAGAGAGATTCGCTCCGATCCTGTGAAGTGGGCTTATTGGAAATTAAAAGATCCTAAAGGAAATCCATGGAAAGCCAGATGGTATCAAGAAGACATGATCAAAGATATCATGAATGGCACTCGGAGAATTGCAGCTCGTATGGGAAGACGTGTAGGTAAAACAGAAACAATGGTTGTATTCTGTTTATGGTACGCCTTTCATCATAAAAATGCACGACTTTTAATTACTACTCCTTATGAACATCAAGTCCGTTTAATATTTATGCGTTTGCAAGAGTTAATAAATGATTGTGATGAACTTGCTAATTCTTCTAGTTCAACGAAAAATCCTTTTATTACATCTTTCAATAATGGTTCAAAAATCATGGGTTTTACAGTTGGAGCTACACAAGGACAAAGCGGCGCTAGTGTACGTGGTCAGCGTGCTGATTTTATATTCATGGATGAGATTGACTATATGAATAGGGATGGTATTGATGCCGTTACAGCTATCGCTATGGAAGATCCAAAGCGAATTGGTATATGGGTATCTTCCACACCTACTGGTAAGCGTGACTTTTTTTACGATGTATGTACGAATCCGGACACAGGTTATAAAGCTTATCATTTTCCTTCTATGGTAAACCCTGACTTTGATGAAACCATGGAAGCGGAAATGCGTGCTACCATGACCGAACAAGGTTACATTCACGAAGTAGAAGCCGAGTTTGGTGAAGAAACTGTTGGAGTATTTAATAAAGCTGCCGTAGAAAGGGCAAAATCTCAATTTTTATATGCTTATCGTGAACTGAATGTTTATGAAAAAGCACAATATAAAAAGAGTGGTATTGATTTAAATGATATAACGTATATGCCGGAATATACGATGAAAAATCAAGCTCCTCCTGCTGTGCGTATCGTAGGAACTGACTGGGATAAATTTGGTGCAGCGACTCAAATTATTGTAACGGAATTTGATGAATTAAGGAAAAAATTTAGAGTAGCAAAACGTTATGAAATAACCAGAGGAGAATGGACATACGACAATGCAGTACAAAAACTAATCGAGATAAACACAATTTGGAATCCAAAATTCTTTTATATCGATGCCGGTCACGGTGAATATCAAATAGAGGCACTTAGAAAACATGGTAGAGATAACCCAGAAAGCGGTATGTTGCAAAAAGTAAAACGAATTCACTTTTCAGAGAAGATTGAAATACGTGATCCAGGGTCCAGAGAGATAGACAAAAAAGATGCAAAGAACTTTATGGTTAATCAAACTAGCATATTGCTTGAAAGGGATCAAATAATCCTTTCTCCTTTTGATGATATGGTCTGGAAGCAAATGATGGATTATCAAGTATTACGTATTTCAAAAACAGGTAAACCTGAATATACATCTGAAAATGAGCATGCATTAGATGCATTTATGTTAACTATACTTGGATTTACCATTGAGTTTCCTGATATCGCAAAAATTTTAGAGAAAATAAATCCAGCAAGAAAGGCTTTTGTTAAAGAGCATGGCAATTCAGATCGTCTCCGTGAGAAAGCGTTCGGAAGAAATGATGATGTATTCCAAACAAAAAAGAAACGCATTCCAGAGCCTAAGGATAATCCAAACTGGTATATGGAAAAAGTGCCTATGGGATATTCAAAGAAAAGAACGAAATCATCATTTGGAGCAAGAGGATCTAGTAGAAGTAAAGGATTTAAGCGATCTACGTTTTAGGAATATCTGAACTAATGCGTTGTCCCTGTTTTAAGCAGGTGGAAGATAATACCCTGCATCTATTTCTAGATATCTTCTCCCAGCGCAGCATCAGCTGCGTTACATATTGAAAAGGGTGGTTTTTAGATGAATAAACATAAAACATGGTATGGAGACATTGGAATTGATACCAATTATGAAAGGCATTTAATTAGTTATAGACCGAACATGCAATATCCAGATAAAGAATCGAAGTTCCCTTTAGGATCGGATACAGTAAACAAAATAGATCGTTCTCAAGATTTTTTAATAACTAGAGCAATCATTGATTATCAGCAACTAATTGATCGAATGAACTCGCTTTTAGAAGTTATTAAAAACAGACAAAACAAGGAGCAATTTAATGATTATTTAATCTTGTTAGAAGAACGAGAATTAGAAAAAGCTTTTCAGGTAGAAGACACTTATTGTGGTTTTGATGGAACTGCAGATTTAGAGATTTACTCAATGTTATTTTATATGAAAGCTTCTCTAGAAAAACAAGTTACATTCATTGACAATCATTATCGAACACAAATCACTTCTGAAACGGAAACTGAAAAAGTAATTAAAGCAGAAAAAGACTCTATATCGACATGGATTCTATCTGAATACAAGTTATTAGAAGCTTATGAAAATCAGATGCATGGTGAATTGGATGAAATTGAGAAGGAAATAGAAGAACTTGAAAAGCAGAGAAGAAATTTAGATACATTTCATACATCGTTGGGAGATATAGCATATGTGCATCGTAACAGGGCTATTCAATTTGAAACGATTATTGAAGGAGCAGAGGAGATTATTCATAATCCTCAAGAATTAATAGATGGAAATGTAGAAATGCTTATAAGACAATTAGCAGATTTAAAAAATGTTCAAGCATTAAAATCACATCTAATACTGAGTTTTAAAGAAATGAAATCTGTACACAACTCGATTAAGCAGCAGTATATGATGATTGATGATAAGAAAGAGGCATTTACATCACAACGAAATTATTTCTATCAACAAATCGTAAACAAAGCAAATAACGATCTTAAGGACTGGCTATATGAACAGCCCGAAGAAAGTGGAAAATCAACGGATCGCATAGCGGATATTCTTGTTAATTCAATTCAAAAGACAAGAAAAGATTATAATGAAAGTGTCACAGACATGATCAATATTTATAAAAATGAGAGTGTATTTTATGGTCGTCAGCTATCTGCAATTCAAAAAAAGGAAGAAATAAGACTATTTTATAGAATAGTTGAGGATTTAGAAGGAACTAACGACGTATCGGATAATTGGATTGCTGAGTATGCTCGTACCAATGGATACTCGTTATCAGCGGTTTAGCTCATATGACAGTGTATCATGTATAATTATTGAAGAATTAATAAAATAGGCTCTATAGCTTTATATAAGGAAATATAGGTTATTGAAGGAGGAGATAGATTGTCAAAATTATTTTATAACTTGTTCAATAACATTAGATTTAATAATGCGACATCTCCTTCAAGTTCTTCTGGTTCAAGGAGTTCGATTAATCGAGATCCTAAAACAGCCAAAGCGAAAAGGGTGGGTTATCAGATTAGTAATAGTTCTGGTGGCGGAGGTGGTAGGGATAACTTTGAAACACATGATGTTGACCTAACTACCATTGCTAATGCCATTAGAAAAGACGGGTATCTTACTCAAGGGGTTATGAAATATGAAGAGCTCATATTTAAATCCGGTTGGAACTTCAAATCAAAGAATGAACAGGCATTAGATTATCTCAAACTACGTCTTGAAATGATGGAAGTAGCTACTGGAACTCCTGTAGAAAGTTTATTCCATGGTATAGCTAGAGATATTGTCTGGTCATCCAATTGTTTTATCGCTAAGGCACGTGCAAAAAATGGTGCAGGTCTACCTCCTGGAGTTAGCCTAACTCCCGTGCCTCCATCAAAAGAGCCAGTAGTTGGTTACTTTATTCTCCCACCTCAAACAATCTCAATTGCAAGAGATGAGAATGGGACGGTAACAAAGTATCAACAAGAAGTTGAGGGCGGTGGAGATGCAATTGAATTTAATCCTGAGGATATCATTCATATTGCTACTAATGTACGTTCAGGATCTGCTTTCGGTGATCCTTGGCTAGCTCCAGTAATTGAGGATATACGACTTCTTCGAAAAGTAGAAGAGAATGCTTCTTTACTGTTGTATAAACACATTTTCCCTTTATTAAAATATAAAGTAGGCGAAAATAAAGATGGATTTGAAGCCACCGATGAAGAAATAGAACAGGTTCAAGCAACAGTTGACGGAATGACAGAGGACAGTATATTTGTCATACCTGAGCGTCATAATGTTGAAGCAGTTAATGTAGATGCCATTGACGGAAGGCCGTATCTAGATTATTTTGAAAATCGTGTATTTGCTGGAATGGGATTATCACAAGTTGATTTTGGTAGAGGTAACACGGCAAATCGCAACACTGCTGATGCTATGACTGGACAAAAAGCAGACCGAGTAAAGGGTTGGCAAAAAGTACTTCAGACAGCCATTGATAAATTTATTATTGATGAATTATTAATTGAGGGTGGATATGATCCTTTAGTCAATCCAGATTTTAACGTAGATTTCGTATTCAATGAAATTGAGCAAGAAAGATTGATTGCAAAAGAAAATCATGAAATTCACAAATTCCTTAGTGATATTCAGACTTGGGAAGAAACGAGAGCGAATATGGGACAGGAACCTACAGCTGATGAATCTCGTTTACGTTATCAAATGATAGGTGCTACCGATTCTGATCCAGCTGCAAATGCAACACAGAATAAAAATCAACCACAAAATCAACACGGAAAAAAGGATGGCCCTAAAAGAGCAACAGAGTTTACAAAAGATACAATGAATGGCATTACTAATGAATCAGAAACGAATTTTAAGCGTTCTTTGATTGATTCCTTATGGGAAACAGAAGAAACACTAAATCAGGCATTTAATCATATGAAGGCAAGTGTGCTGGAACAAATAGAAACAAAAATACAAAGGCTAACATTTCCCTTAGAGGAGTCTTCTAATTTATTTTCATTTAATCGATTAGAGAGAGATCGTTTCCAAAATGAGTTTCAAAAACAAACCATTTATTTATTTAATAAAGGCGTAGATGAAGCACATTCCAAGATTAAAGGTGTCGGAAAAATTAATGAGTCTTTAGCTCATAATACAATTAAAACCGAAATAGAGGAACAGCTAGATAGAATAGAAACACGCATTTCATCAATAACTCAATCTAATTTAGATAAATTTGAAAGTGAGAAAGATGTAATGTCTAGTGTTGCTTCAGCGTTTGAAGCTGTTCGTTCAAGTGTTAAAAGTAATGCTAAAACATTACTTGCAAAAAGCTACAATTATGGATATTCCTTAGTATTAATGCAAGAAGATGAAGAATACGCATCTGTTTACTATGAAGGTGATTGTAAGGCATGCCAAAGAAAGAATAAAGAACCTATTCCTTTGAAACAACTCTCATCTCTTGATGAAGTTGCTATATTTTATAAAATACCGCCTTGGCACCCTAATTGTGAGTGTGAGGTTACAAAATTTAAGGGAGGTGAGATGTGATGTTATATACAATTGAAGAACATCAAAACAAAAAATTAGTATCAAAAAACGCTTTAGAAGAAAACACGAAGTTAGTAGGTAAGATTCAACCTGACACAGTTAAAATGCTGAATGAGTCTGCAAAAGATAAAAAGAACCGAAAGCTTATTGTTAAGATGGAAGCTATTCATGTAGGGAAAACAAGAAATTCAACGTACTACACAGAAGAAGGCCTAAAAGGTGGTCTTAAATCTTGGACTCAACCCTATAATAAACCAGTATTAACACATCACAATCAATACAACGGTGAAGCAATAGGTAGAATCTTGAAAGCAGAATATGCAGAACAAACCTTATCAGGTAAGAGTGGACTTATGTTTACCGTAGAAATTACAGATCCAGATGCTGTTGAGAAAGTACTTGATGGTCGATATCAAACCGTTTCCATTGGTGCCTCCACCGATAAAGTAACTTGTAATATTTGTGGAACTGACCGCACACAAGAATATTGCGGGCATTTTCCAGGAGACACATATGACGAACAACAATGCCATTTTATTATCGGAAACACATTTGGTCGAGAAGTGAGTTATGTAAATACACCTGCCGACGAAAATGCAGGCAATCGCTCTGTAGAAGTAGTAGACGAATCAGGAAGTAATACCAATGAGCAAGTAAACATGGAAGTGATTCAAATGGCAGAAGGTTTATATCAAAACACTGAGAATCCAGAGGTTAATCTTTATGAACATCTCAATGAGGATGTAAAACAAATGGTGGATCTTCTAACGAATGTTAAAGAAGGGAGTGAAACTAATATGCTTGAGGATGAAGAAAACACCCTGCAGACCAGTAATACTAATGAAGATAACACTACAACAGAAAATAAATCAACTTCAGATGAAGATGTAACTAATGAATCTGAAGAGAACAATACACAACCATCTCAAAATACAAAAGATGTTGATGAAACAATAGAAACAGATGATAAATCATCAACTTCTGAAGATATTACTGAGAATAACAAGGAAGTTAATGAACTAGAAGAAGCGCAGATCAAAATAAATTCCTTACAAGAGAGCTTATCTAAGTTTGTCATGAAGAATCAAAAACTGGAGAGCAAACTTGAAACTGCTGAAGCTGAGGTGCAACGCTTGTTACAAGAAAAAGCAACATTGATTGAATCCAATCATAAAGCTTTAGCAGAAAAAGTAGTCGATCTAAAACTATCTCTACGCAAATCGGAAGTGATAGGGGTGGATCGTGAGGAAGCAGTTTCTGAACATGAGAAACGATCAGAGGATTCATTGAAAGATACATTAAATGATTTACTAAATGAATCTAAAAAAAGGGTTGAAAAAGATACTACTGTTACCAATCCTGGATCTGTAGTAAATGAACAAAATAAGAAAAATCCTATGACTTACGATGATAGTGTAAAGATATTCACCAAAATGTTCAAAGGTAAGTAATATTAATTCAATTAAGGAGTGAAGCAAATGGCTTTATTTAAAGGTGCAACCCCTGTTCTTGATACAAAAGATCAATATTTTCGTAGTAATACTAAATTGCAAGCAGGCACCCATGATTCACCTGGGGAAAAATTCTTAGTAGATCCACGCCTAAAAGGATTGTTTCGATATCACTTTGGTGGAGATGGATGGGTCGTAATTCCTAAGGGTCGTGCAGTTGCGATTTCAACTGATGATGGTGGAGAATTCAAAAATGGAACAATCAATGATTTTGATGCTAATGTGCAGCGACCAGTTCTTACTTTAGCTAATGGCGGTAAAGATGTACTTGAAGTTGGGAAAAGTGGACAAGATCATACCCGTACAGCAAACAAAGCGATTGGTGTTGCATATGGAAATCTCTATGAGGAATTTGTAGATGGATTTAATGGTATGCAGCCTACAGTAGAAAATGAAATTTATATTGAATTGCCTTACATTCCTTCGAGAGCTAATGCAGAAGAGATTGAATGGGGAAGTTTTTATGACAAAGACATCGATAAGCCGGTAAAACACGGTGACTATGTGATGTCAGATGAAAATGGACGATTAATTGTAGCTGATTTTGAGGCTCAACGTGATGTATTAAAAAGCACAGAAGCGACTGCGGATCAAAAATTTGCTGCAATTGCTGAGATTTCAAGACTTCAAGAGCAAGTGATTGGCCAAGTTTGGGCAGTTGAAACTAATCTTCCTCCTCAAGGATGGTTACAGTGGGTAGGATCAACAGATGAACAGCTTGCAGAAATAGATAGCTCTAGTGGTATGACAGCAGATGATATTCAAGACAATAAGTTCCCTGGATATCCTTATGAAAAAACATATCGTAACTTTGATGCAAAATCAAGTAAATATTATCCGCAAGGTATTCCTGGATTGACAAATGGTTCTAGAATTGAAGTTCCTTTCAAAGATGTTCTTTTAGGAAGTGTTAATCCTGGATCTAGCGGAAAACAATATTACCGCATTGAAAAAACTCCTCTTGTAGAGGGATCTGTTGAGATTAAAGTTGGCGGTCAAGTTGTAGAACCAGCCAACATTCACTATGAATCTGGTTTAGTTACACTCGAAGTTAATAATACCGGTAACTCTCCACAAGAAGTTACAGCAAGCTTTAAAGCTACTGGCCAACTTCCTGGTGTGCCTACTGGGTGGGATTGGAAAGGTTCTGTCGGTGCAGTCCGAATTTTACTTCAAAAGTAATGCACTAGCAAATGAAAGATATTAAGGAGGAACATGAATGTACAATACAGAAAACTTAGAGCTGAGCGAAGAGTCTAAAAATATCTTGGAACGCATGGAGACTCAACTTAACTTAGAAGAAGATTTAACACAGATTCCAAAAGAAAAACTTGTTACTGTTAAAGAAGCATTAAGTACACAAGATGCTAAGATTTTACTTCCACGAGTAGTAACTGGCATGATGCGAGAAGCTGCTGAACCAAACTATATTGGTTCAGACTTGCTTCAGAAAGTTCGATTAACTGAGGGACGTTCTATTGAGTTTCCTTCCATTGGAGCTATGAGAGCACATGATATTGGTGAGTCTCAAAGTTACCTAGAAGAATCTCCAGATTTCCAACTACACCGTACACAAGAGGTTAAAGTTGGTAAATCAGGTATGGTTGTTCGTGTAACTGATGAAATGATTAGTGATTCGCAATGGGATGTTATTGGAATTTTGTTACGTCAAGCTGGATCAGCTATGTCTCGTTTGAAAGAAGAGAAGATCTTCAGACAATTTTCAGCACATGGACATACTGTATTTAATAACGATATCCGCCAGGATTATAAAGAAGCAGGTACAAGTGGACTAGACTTTGAAGGAAACCCTAATAATACATTATCTACAGAAGATTTAATTGATATGTTTATTGCTGTCATGGCTAATGGATACAATCCAACGGATATTATTATGCATCCATTAACGTGGTCTGTATTCTTCAAAAATGATATTATGAACAGTCTTACACATGCTGCATTAGGTGGTTCTCAAGTAACTAACCTTGCAATTAAACCAGATCAAGTACAAGGTCGTATACCATTTGCAATTAATCTAAACTTTACACCGTTTGCTCCATTTAATCATGAACAGAAGAAGTTCGATATGTATGTGGTGGATCGTAACAATATCGGAATCTTACTTGAAAAAGACCCGTTATCGACAGAACAATTCGATGATCCAATGCGTGATATTCAAACCATTAAAGTTAAAGAACGTTATGGTGTTGGTGTCCTAAATGAAGGTAAAGCAGTAGCAGCTGCAAGAAACATTAACTTTGAAAAATCATATCCAATTCCAGAAAGAGTTAAAGTAGTTTAATTAAAAATATATAGAAACCACAAACACCCGAAGGGCGAGCGATAAGAGGTTGCTCGTCCTTTTAATTTAAAGGAGGATATTACAAAACATGAAATATCTAAAAGTTGGTTTAGCACGAAATAAGAGTGGGTTTTATGATGAAAAAACAAACACATATATTACTCTAGATAATCCTGTACAAAAAATATTCTATAACGACTCAACAGATTTAACAGGTATTTGTAATGCTTGCTGCGCACATGTTCCCGCATTGATTTTGTATGAAGGTAAATTTCCAGATGCCACTTTAAATAAATGGATGTCCAAGTATGATATCTTACGTAGAAAAGCACAAGAACGAATTGACTCTGTGCAAAATAATAGTGTAGCAATTCCAGAAGTACCTCAGGAGCCAGATCCGGAGCCAGATCCGGAACCAGATCCGGAACCAGGAACAGGTGAAGGTAGCGGAGAACCAGGTGCTCAACAGGTAGAAGCAACTGCATTAGATGTAGAAGAAAATAATGAGATCGTAGTAGAAGACACTAATCAGGAAAAAGAGGAAGAAAAGAAAACAGAAGAAAAACAAGCTCCAAAGAAAAATACGAAAAAGCAAACCAAAAAGAAAAGTGAATCTAAAGAATCTAAGTAATGAACAGAGGTGAGCAAGGTGAGAAATCAACCTGTAAAGGACTCACATATTGATCGATTATTTAAAACGTTCACTTTTCAACCTGAGTTCAACAATCAATATCTCCGTCTTAAGGCTATCGATTTAAATAATCAAGAACTTTTTACACTACACAGGAAGATTATAGATACAGGCATTTCAGAAGAAAATTATAACCCAAACAAGGATATATTCCGCCTTCGCTCCAAATTATCAATGGCCACACATGGAGTGAAGGAATCCCATTGGGTTACTCATAAACATTTTAATGAAGTTGATGCTAACGACTTTAATCATTTTCGTATTAGAGGAGTATCTAATACGAAAGTAAGCGATTGGGTCTATTCAAACATTAAAGGAATCGATAATGAAACGATACTATTTGAGTTACTTCATGACATCATTGATGTGCTTTTAACAGCAAATGATTCAAATTTAGAGTATACGATTAATTCAACAGTTGAAGATGCTATTCAAGTATTATTTAAAGATAAAACTCCTTTATTAAATAGGAATTATGATAAAAAGTATAATAAATCAACAGTAATTGAAGAGGTCAACTCTCTTATATCATCTTCGATTAAAAAAGGTTTACATGAGGATTTAATTGGTTCGGTTAATTACTTTGCTGAATTAGTTAGAAGTTACAAATTATTAGATCGTTTTAATGAGGACCAAGAGGATTTCGTTGCTATCCTTTTAGAGTCTTTCCTGGATGATCAGTTAGATCGCATTATTCAGGAGACGGAATATGAAGCAATCTTGAGAAATGAAGAAGAAATAACTATTCTTTTACAAGGCATATATGAACTAGAGATAAAAAACGCTATAATTACCAGCTTATATAACTCTGAGCTTAATGATAGCTTTGTGTCTTGTATAAATGATGCTGTAAAATTAATATCAGAGCCTATCGTCTATGAGGAAATTGTATACAAAAAAAATGAGCAATTCTATAACTTGTTTAAAAGCGTTTTGAGTGACATTTACTTACCGTTCTTGATTGTTGATCAGCAGGAACTTCAGTTAAATCATGAGATGCATGATATAAACAATGTAGATACTGTAGAACAAATAGGCCAATACGAACTTATAAAAGAAAAAGAGAATGAAAGGCACATTTTAATAAAAGATATTATTGATTTACTCTTAGATGACTGTAAAAAAAGAGATGTTGAATACCATGTCGATTTTTCTGATTTGATCCTTACGCCATTAATTGAAAGTAAAATCGGGCTATGGATAGATTATGCTCCGACTGAATTTATTGAAGTCCTTTCTAATATTCACGAGAATTTAACAATTAAAAGAAAAAAACTCAATACGGCTGTACAATTGGATAAAGAAACAACGACCTATGAAGTTACTGTATTAGAGCACAATAACGTTTGCAACAGTTTAGAGAGTTCATATATTAGTTCTTTCAAAGATAGATCTTCAATTATTTCTACCAATAATTATAAACAATATCAAGAATCTTTTCTTTTAGAAGTGATTGATTCAATTTTAGTGTCTTCAATAACAAATAAGAATAATGAAGTAGAAATCAAGGAACTTCAATTGGAAGAAAATTTAGATATAGAATCATCTAGATATGATTTTATAAGAAAAGCATTACAAAAGATTATGCTATATGATCATAGCACTTTAGATATAACTGTAGATTATTCTAAACTTAATCATTCTATGCTGTTATCCGTTGATGGAGATTTTATAAATACTTATAAAACAAATATTTATGATCAAAGTATTAGAAAGATAAAAGATCATTTAGAGTCTGAAGTGCTGCCAATGCCATATGATATATACACGCTGACTGAAGAAGAGTCCGTAGTTTATTTTCTAGGTGATTTAAATGGAGATATAACATTAGGAGATTTTATATTAGGAACAAATACCCTAAAAGGGCAATAAACATGATTCCTTTAAAAATAATGCGAGGTGTTGGTTTTGAATTTTGAACGTATTAAAAAATTAATTGCATCTTTACCCGATGGTCCTAAGAAAAATAGTGTTGTAAATAAGTTAAATCTTCTTCAAAAAAGAACTAACAACAAAGGCCGTGAAGGTTTACATGATGAATTTTCAATGAAACCTAAAGGTCATATTCAAATAGAAGAAATTAACTCAAATGGAGAGGTTGTAGGAGTCCTTGCCGATCAGCCTAACTTGGTGGTGGATGGTGCAGAAGAAATTTTACTTCGTGCATTTAGCGGAGATCCATCACGAGTTTTATATAAGAATAGAACTCTTAGGTCAGATTCAAGCAAGGTGTATCATTTGTCGGTTGATAAAATAACTGAAGTTGAAAATGATACAAATATTATTGTAAGTCACCCTAACGATATATGGAATGTAGTTGATGATGAAGAATTTAATATTGAATATTCATATTATCCAAATACATTGTATTTGAAAGAGGAGCCATCAGTAGAACCGAACCAAAAGGCTTTTAGTTTGCACTCTGCTGCTAATGCATCAACTGCACCATTATCTGCAGAAATCTACTCTACTTTTTCAAACTTGTTTATCGGTTTAGGTGATGGTGTAAATTATGATGTATCACTAGCAGACGAAAGGTTAACTTATACTGGTTCATTCACTGGTGATGAGATAAAACAAACTACTCAGGTTAACGATGAGATTACATTTACTCAGAAAATAAGCAATTTCGAATTATTGTATCAAACGAGCAATAATGGAGGACAAATTGGTGTTTTTATAAATGATGTATTAGAGACAACGATAGAGACATTAGACACTGATTTAGCGGATGGAGAAGTATCTGAAAATCATCTCTTGATCGAAAATTTAAATCAGGAAGAGCAGTCAAACGTGAGTATTAAATTCACTGGTGCAGATGCAACTGTAACAAATCCTGTTGTTTCGATTAACGGATTAAAATGGGATGCATTTAGTAAAGATATGAATGGTCTGATTCATGAATTTGAAAACTTCACTAATAAATTTATAACGCCAACTGCTTATAACACAACTTCAGTTGCCCCTTATACTATTCAATTGGAACATGCTCCTGTTAAACCAGGTTCAGTTGCAATCTCTTATAATAGTGTAAAACTAGAAAAAGTGGAGACATTAGATGAAGTTGCCGAAGGTAAATATTACATGGACGAGCGTTATGGAAAAGCATATTTCAATCGAGCATTGACTGGGTTGATGGTATCATTCGAAACTACAGGTCAAATTATGCAAGATGAAAAAGTGTCTAACCTAATAACAAAAGATATTGAACTACAGGTTATAGGAGAGACACCATCTGGAGATTTAAATGGTTCCAATAGAAGATTTGATCTTTCGTTTGGAAGAATTGAAACAATTACTGTGAAAGTAGACGGAAATGTAATTAGCGAAGGAATCCGTAGTGATGAATATAAATTAAATTCATATGACGATTATGCTTACATTTATTTTGGATCTGCCCCAGCTGAGGGAAGTGTAATCACTGTAGATTATGACATTACAAAAACAGTGAATGTTCTAGAGACAGATTATACTATTAACCCTTCCAAAGAATTACTATTGTTAGATCAAAATAAATCTATTCTTAAATTTAAAGAAGACATACAAGAACTTCGAACTAATAACGTTTATGTATTAGATCCTGAGGACACATCAAATAAAACAGTATTAATAAGTCAGGAATTAATGAACAATGAAATCTTAACGAACTTGGAGTTATATTATTACTCTGATGAAAAGCCAGGAGTTCCCACAAATTATTCAAGACAAGTTGTATTAAAACCAAAAGATGTGAATGAGTATCCTTGGTACGCTTTAGATAAAGGTAGTGTTCAGTTTGTAGCTGAATTTGAAGAAAATGTTCCAAATAGTAGTGTAACTATTCGTGAAATGGGACTGTTTGATGGTCCTAGAATGGATGATCATATTAAGGGATTTACAGGTTATCCTGTTAAAGCATTTTCTCTAGTTCGAGTAGGAGAAGCACGAAAAGATCTTGCAACTGGTTTACGTGTTACTTGGACAATAACACTAACTAATGAGAACGGAGATCCATTTCAAGGTGGCAAATAATTAAAAAGGTTATGAGGTGTTCACATGCTAAATGATGTCAGTGCAATGAATCCCAAAGGAAATGTAAAACTTGAATTATATAATGAAGAAGGTATCTTTTTTACTAAAGAAAAAAAGAATTTGGTTGTTACGAGTGCTAATGAAATAGTTGCAAATATGATGTCAAACCCAGCTAAGACAAGTCGAGTTTTAGAAACTGAAAAAGGTGAAACAAATAGTATCTCAAACGAAGAAGGCTATTTTGTTTATAATATGAAGATACAACCTGAATCAATAAAAAGTGCCAGTCAAGACATATTATCAACGAATACGGAAAAAACATTTAATATAACTGATATGAAAGACGTTACAGAATTACTGTCAGTTCAAGTTGGAGATAATAGTTTAGTTATAAATGAGGATGTATTTATTAAAGACGCTGAAGTTGGGGTTATTGAGTTTAGAGAAGCTCCAAAAGCTGCTCTTACGGTAAAATATCAAGGACTCCAGGGTAAACAGAGTAAATTAATTGAAGGAACAGAAAGTGTCTCTATAAATGGAGAAAAATGGACTAGAGCAAATGTACCTAACGATACTAATAAACAATATGCAATAAACTATTCAACTGGAGAAATTAGCTTTCAAACATCTAAATCCAATGTAGAGGTTTCTTATAGCTACTTGAAGCAGTATGGTCTTGGATTTATGGGGCTAGGCGGTAAACCGGAGAGCCATCCTGAGCACCAGCCAGTTTCATTCTCTCAAATGGACAAGGCCTTAATTAGAATGGATAATGAGTTTGAAAATGCAAGAATGCCTGTATTATATCCTTCTGTTATTGAAGAAGGTAAGCCAGAATTGGAGGTATTGCCTACAATACCAATGGCCACTAAGAATATTACTGCTAATTTTGTATCTGGAGATAAGGATGGAGACACAAATATTGATGTTGTGTATCCATTGGATGTTAATGGAAAGAAACTCTTAGAAATCATATCAGCAAAAAAATTAGCTGGTGAAGGTGAAGAAGTAGATCAAGACCTTGTTGTAGGGGATGATATTGCAATCAAAGATGCCAATGCTGCAACAGTTGAATTTACTGAAATTCCTATGGATGGTAATGAATATCAGGTTGAAGTAAAAGTTCAAGATAATAACTTGCATCTTAATTATCAGTTGAGTACAGCTCCGATTGTTGAGTTAGTTCGAGTTGTTCATGAAGATGCTAATACAAATGAAGTGGTATCCTATAATATCCAAGATCGTGGTATGAGAATTGGATCTGGTGATGTTTGGATGATGAACGCAAATGCAGGAATTATGCAATTTAGTTCAAACCCAAGTAATGGTGTCCCAGTGCATACGCCAGGGCAATTAACAATTGAGTATAAAGTAAATTCTGGTACCGTAGTAAAATTTATAGCTGACTTTCCAAAAGGAGTTCCAGGAGCTGTAAGAACAGAAAAAACAGAAACGTTCACATCTTCTGGTGAATCAACTTTTATTTTGAGTAATGCTATTTCAAAAACGAAAGAAGGATCATTTGAGGTTAGTTCAGTAACTAGAAACGGAAATGCTGAAATATTTAATGTACAAGCAGACGGAAAAAGAGTCGATGTAGATAGTGTTGTAAGTGGCGATAATGTTGTAATCACTTACTTCTTTAACAAAGAAGCTCATGAAATATACCAAGTAGCCATGTTTGATGAGAAAGAGGCTTCAACTAGTAAAATGTTTAACATATCAGGTATAGGTCCTGTTACAAAAGATGCAAATACTGGTATGCGAATTACTTGGTCGGTCACATTCTAAAAGGGGGTTACTATTATGGATGTACCAAAACATATGGAACGCATTACTTTTTTAGATGGGCAAATACTTCATGATTTTCATTTAAATAATATGCAACGAAACATTGCTGAGTTTGTAAAAACAAAAACAACTAAAGAGAGATACGACATGCTTATGCTTGTATCTCCCTACAATTATTATTTTGCAGAACCTTTCATTAACAATAACCATAGAGATTCTTCGAGTACAGCAGAATTAAACTCATTAAGATTTTCAATCAATCAAGATCAATGGATAACGAATTTTATGGAGCTTCCAGTTGCTACAGAAGAATTTTATATCTTGTCTGAATATGAAAATAATCCTGATAGCAATAGTTATGTTGATTTTTATTATAGAACAAGTCCTACAAATAGTTGGATAAAAATAGATGTAGATGCACCAGTTTATATGCCTTTAACAAAATATTTTCAGCTACAAGTAGATTGTCGATATTCAGGAACTACTCGGCCAGAAGTTTATGATTTTGCTGTTCTGTTCAAATAAAGGGGGAGTACTATATGGCCATCGTTCGATCTTATCCTGGTTATCCTGCATTTAGAAAGAAGTTAGGTGTAATGCCTGACTTCTCTGGTGCTAAGTTTTCTTACGATGAAACACCAGCAGGAGAATTAAATGGAACTAATAAAGTCTTCACACTGCTACATCAACCATTACCTGAAAGCTTACAGATATTTAAAGATGGCATGTTCATGCGTAAAAATATAGACTATACGCTTAACATCTCTAACAAAAACATTATATTTTCGTCTGAGCAAATTCCACAAGAAAAATCTGTTATAAGTGCTAATTATAAGCATTATTGAGCAAAGGAGGAGGTGGAAAAATGAATTTTGTTAGTAGGACGTTTCCATATCATTTATCCGATAATGTTTCATTGGATCAACAGATTGATATCTTCTTCTTTTTAGATATAAACAAAAAGAGACTAACATCTGAAAAGATTATTCTTTTTAATTCCACAGAAGAGGTTAGTGAAGGTATTGAATTTAAATATAATAACAAACGTTTAACCATCAAACCATTACAAAATATGAAACCAAATTCCCATTATCAAGTTCAATTATTAGGTGGTACCAATGGAATTGAGGATATTACTGGAATTAAGTTAGCAGAAACGTATATTTGTGAATTTTATACTAATCAGACTGAAAAGATTAATCCACCGATATTAACGGCACCAAGTGATTTAGTAGAAATCAGTGATGATATAACTTTTAATTGGAAACCTTCAATAGATGCTGCTTATTATGAATTAGAAATATCTAATACAACCAACTTTCAAAACTTAATTTGGCCAAATTCTACTACTCCAATATATGAAACGAGTGTTACTCCTCATATAAATTATAATAAAGGAAGATACTATGCACGTATTAGATCAGTAGATGCAGATGGTAGAAAAAGTCATTATAGCCCTACTATACGATACTATTATAATGGTCAAAAACAAGTAACAGAAAAGATAACTAAAGATAATCAAGGTGTTAAATTAAGCACGAAAAGTAAATTGGTAAGTAAATCTTCCGCTATAGAAGCACTTCAACAACATTTTGCATTCGAAACTAAAAATGCTTCAATCGATAATCTTGAAATAATAAACAGTACACCAGCGAATGACTCAAGGAACATTCAAGAAATAGAAGATATTATAGTTGAATTTAATCAGTCAATCGACCCAAATACAGTTTCTTCAAAAAGTATTTATGTCATCGAAGAAAAAAATTAAATGGAATGAATTTAAGGTAGGTGATGGTGTTGAAGAATATTGGTGAAATAGCGAGCAATTCCACAATATTATTAGAAATAGTAACAAAAGATACAGGAGATAATGTGCTGAGTGTAGATCAACCAGTTACAGCTATCATACAGCGTGGAATCGGAGATAGCGCAGTAGTAGTTGATAGTGTTACACTTAATACATTGAATAATGGATATTCGTATCAATATGAGTATAAGTTGAATGGCCTTTCAGAAGATGTGTATTTCATTATTTATAAAGTATTGGTAAATGGAAATTCTTATGAAGAAACAGAAATGTTTTCAGTTAAAAACAATATTATTGTAAATACATTTGAATCTAGTGCTAATATGGAAAGTTCTGAAACGGATCAAACGGAGCCATATGCTAAAAACACAAAATATGTATTGCCTTTCGATTTCCAAATATCAACAACATTAAAGGTAGAAGAAAATAAAGTACACATAACTTTAGACGAGGGATTAAAACCAAATCACACATATATCATTTATGTTACAAATCAAATTCAATCGGTAAATACTGGCGAAAAGCTAGGAGGTAATTACGCTTTAAATTTTAGCTCCTCTTATTCACCATTATATGCAAGTCCATTAGAAGTAAAATCGATATTAAAAGATATATTTTTTTACTTCAAAATGGAAGACATTTATATAGCATTACGCAATGCTGGACAGAAAGTTCATCAACTCTTACGTATGACAGCCAGTGCAAATCTTACAGGTTTTCAACTATTAACTGAAAGAGATAACACTTTTTTTCCTGCTTCTAAATATTCAGTTTACCAGGCTGCAAATCAACTTCTAAATCAATTGATTATTAAAATGATTTATACAAGAGAAGAAGATGATGATAGTACAACTATTACCTCAGTCGAGGGTTCTAATGACAGTTTTGTATTAGGTGATTTTGAGGTAACGAAGAAAAGCACAGAATCAACTGGCTCTTCAAGTGGTAGTGATGAACCTCCAGAAGTAATTGTGTTACAACGATTAATAAAAGAGAATGAGCAAGAATTAAAATTCTGGAAAGATGCTTTGATGGGTCGTAATGCAAGAGGCTATAGTAACCCTATTTCTGCAACTAGCAGAGGAGGCGTACAAGCTCCTGAAAGTAGGGACATCTAATGGATATTCGTAAAGATTTAAGGAATGTATTAGATAAATATGGATATGATGCTATCTATATTCGCAGAGACAAACGATTTCGCTGCGAATGTTACTCTGAACGAAGTGGAGGGCAATCCAGAACTGATTGTCCGAATTGCTTTGGAACGGGGTTTGTAACAAACATTGAAAAAGTTAGAACAAGGCGGACAATATCATCGGTTCCGGAATCTCTGGTAAGAGCTAGAAAGAATTTTGAGATTGGCAACCTATCTGCAAAAGCTTATGTTTATTATTTAGAACATGATATCAATCCAAAAGAAGGCGATCTCCTAATAGAAGCTGAATGGAAAAATGGTGTACCTTTATCCATACTAGAGAAAAACGTAATTAGCATAGCGGACCCGCAAAGAGGAAACAAAGGAAGAACAGAGTTCTATCAAATATATTCATATTTTGAACCTGTTAGAGAGAGTGATCAAAATGCTATCTCCTACAATTGAGTATAATCGATTACCATTAATTGATAATTATCATGGGATAGATGTTGGTAAACGATTAATTATAGCTGCAGAATCATATGAAGGACCATTATATGAACCTACCTTGATATATAATTTAAAATTAGCCGAGAGTATATTCCGTTCTGGTCCTTTAATAGAGCGATATAAAGATGCAATGAAAGTAGATGATTCTATTGCAGTTATCTTTGTGAGAATGCGTGATAATGATTATTCAACAGTTTATAGATGTTTGCAGTCGTATTCCTTTGATCTTATTTATCTAGACGAATTTAATTATAAAGATCAATCGGAAATTGACGCCTTTATCGAATTTGCGACTGATAAAGAATTGCAGGGTGATTTAATCCATGGATTCTTAGATATAGACACTGCCGAAGATATTCAATTTTTGAGAGAAGTAATCCAACACCTTACTTTCGAGGATATAACTGACATACATGAAATGGGGAAATATATTTCGTTAGTTTCTGATCAGGCTTTAAATCATTCGTCAGCAGTAATTTACGCAGCTTTGATTGTGTCAATTGAACCAGGTGTAAGCCCGGTGAATAAAACCTTAAATATTAAACTAGAAAAAGTTTGGAATAAGGAAGAGTTGATTTTATTTCAGAATATTGGTGTAGTTACATTTCGAGAAAGTATAAAGAACGGTATCATTTGCTCCAATGCAACATGTGCTGTTAGTACTTCTGGAAGTGTTCATAAGCATATATCAAATTTTAGGATCGTTCAATATTTAATACAGGAGTTAAGTAATACCTTTCAATATTTTATTGGAAACATACAATCTGAATCCCAAATTAGAAAGATACAAGAAATAATTGAGGCTAAGATTGAAGAATATATAACTCTTGGAAGGCTTAAGAACGGTGAGTATGCCATCATGGAAAATGGATTTGAGGGAAGAATTTATATCAATTTGGATGTCGTACCGATTTTTTCTGTAAATCGAATTACTGCACACTCACAAATAAGAGTTATGAGGTAGGTGGTATTTTGGAATATTCTAGTTTTAGCAATAAGTCAGATCCTTATGAATCGGATCGATTAAGATCAGAAAGTGGCATTAACTTTCTTGGATTTATTGATGTGTTAAAAAAGCTTTGGGAAGCTGCTGGCAAGGACAGCGTAATTAAGCGCAACTTTGTGAAAGATGACGCAGAGAACAGTCGAAGTATTATTACTTATAGAACTAAAGAGAGAATGCCTCTCGAAGAATTTAAAGAAAAGTTTGGACCAAGGCACAGGTCATTGACTAGACATGATTTACGCTCTAATGAATTTATAGAAACTAAGGGACAAGTACAGAGAGTGATGGTAGGTTTTGATATTTACTCTAAGAGTGATGAAGAAGCAGATCGTATAATGGAAGAATTTGAATCCTTTATTCTTCAATATAGTAGTTTCTTTAAGAAGAAAGGAATTCAGCAAATATTCTTTTTTAAACAAGAAGAAGATGAGAATTATACAGAATTTAATGCTTCTTATGCTAAACGACCATTAATTTATGAAATGCATTTCGAGAATATTACTTATCATTTCCTAAATCAAATTGAACAACTAGCTATTCAAGCTGGTATATATAACAATGAAAATAATGAGGAGGAATCCTAATGCCAAGCCAATTTGACAAGTATGAAAATTTGCCTGGAGTTAAAGTTGAATATGAAAACGGAAACTTATACTCTGGTCAGCAAAATATTAATGCAAGTACTAAATCATTGCTGATTTTAGGTACTGCTATTGATGGGCCAGTTGGTGAGCCTGTATCTGTGCAAGCTATTGGTGGTCCGAAAGCCGCTGAAAGATTATTTGGTGGGATGCAAAAGAAAGAAGAAATTGAAACTGGCGATTTAAATCCTAACACTGGTGAGAAAATCACTAAAACTGTAAAGGTTCCTCATCAAGGAAACTTAATTCGTTCAATGTATGAAGCTCTAGCAGCAGGTAATGAGGATGTTCGTTTAATGCGAATTAGTGGCAGCCGAGCAAAAACTGAATTATCCGTGCAAGATATTGAGCGAGCATTAGAACAAGTACTTGGCGTTAGTGCAGGTAATATTGCCTTTTCAAAAGCAATTGAAGTAGAGGATGCTGGAAGATTATCCAGTACTCCAGTTTCTTATATTAGAGAGAAAAAGCAAGATGGAACACTTGTTAAAGAATACACTGGAGCAACTGCTATTGGAAATACAGTCTTAAATGTTGATGACACAATCGGTGAAGAAACTATATTTTTTAAACCAAATGTATTTCGACCTGGACATAAAATAGAAGTTGCGTTCAATTTTAATAAGAGAACCTATTATGAAGTATTACGTTCAGATCCAAGTGGTTCATTGACTCAAGATCCTACAAAAACGAATTACTTCTCAAGTCAACATCGATTCTTTTCAGATGATGTAGCAGCAGGACATACAATTAATGTGTATGTTAATGGAGTAGGTGTTCCTCAGTTGAATTCTAAAGGTGAATGGTTGTGGAGACCAGGTAGGGAAGATGACTCCATAGTTGATCCATTAAAGGATGAGTACACTTCTCTAGAATATGAACAGGGTGGTATTCGGTTTACTGACGCTTATCAAACAGAAGTAGAAAATGGTACTTATGATCCTCTTAACTCTTCAGCTGAAGTATCAGCAGATTATTTCTACTATGATGAGGCAGCAATAACTGCAACAAATGAACATACAGTACCAGGTGAAGATAAAACTTATGTTTTAAATTATTTGCCTAAACAAGAGGATTTTAAAGTATTTTATGAGATTGGAGACAACCAATACGAATTAACTCCAAAATCTACTGAAAACCCTAATGGGGATTTTTCAATGGTTTACCCAGAATCTCCTTCAGATAAAGCGAAAGTAGTCATTACTGCTGGTGCAGTTCCTGTAGGAATTAAATTAAAATCTTCTTATAAAACGACAGAATCAACGGATGTTAATCCTAAATTGGTAGTTGAAGGTTTGTATGCAGGTGAAACATATGGTGGTCTTAAAGACATTCTAGATCCAGACTCATTGCAAGGCGTTTCAATTGATATCCGTAGTGATGTAACAGCCAATGATCCATCAGGTAATGAAAAGATCATTTATATTATAAAACCAACTGATAAACGTTTGTCTATAAGAGATGAAGTTCTTGAATATAGAACCAGAGACTTGAAGGGTATTCGTACAATTAATGAATTTGCTAATTATGTAAACAATGATGCGAATAATAATATTGTTCGGTTAAGTGTACCTGAAGGAGGAAGTGCTTCTGTTAAAGGTTTAGTTCCAACAGATGGGCAAGTATTCCTTGGCCAGAAGTTTAATGAAGTAACTGAAGAGTATGACTTACACATTGATGAGAATAAACTTCCTGATGATCCTGCAAGATATCTATGGTTGGGCTCTAATGGATTCTTTAATGTAGATGATTTGAAGAGCATGAAAGAATTGTATGATGTTTTAGGTGGAATTTATGAGATTGTACCAGGAACTCTGGATGAAGTAAAGCTAGTGGTTCAAGGCATATATAGTAAGCTTGAAAACTATCCTGTAGATTCCATTGTTTTAGTAGAGGCGAATGCAGATACTCTAATTGGCCGTGAAACTTACGAGCCAAACGGATCTATTATTATGGTAGAAGATCCAGATAAAAACTTTGCAACTCAATTAGCTCAACACTGTGCTGTTGCAACAGCAAAAGTTTGGGAAACAATTGGTTTTATTGGAATGACTCCTGTGAAAAATGCTAGTTTACTAGGGATTCAAGACCATATAGACCAGCTAATGGCTTCTGATATAAATAATCACTTCATGTACAACGAAGGAACACATGATGTTGTCTTGAATGAAGAAAATGAACCTATTGATATCGGTCATTACGTTAACGTAGTGTTTGGTCCTGAAGTTGGTTTGGTAAATGAGAAACTAGGAAGTTATGTAGCAAGTGGAGCAGTGATTTATGCAGCCTTGAACTCATTGCTAAATCCAGAAGTGTCTACCACAAATAAAGAGATCTCTATTCAAGGAATGCGTTACAACCTCTCAGAAGCGCAGCATAATCAACTTGCCGGTGCTAGATTTGTAACATTTGAAGAAAGAGTCACACCTAATGGATCTAGACAATTTAAAGTAAAAGACGGTGTAACTGCAGGACAGCCGAATTCTGATTATGAAAGACTTTCAACAGTAAACATTACACATGCAACTGTTCAGTTAATTAGAACGAAGTCAGAACCGTTTATTGGACTTCCGAATGGATTAGCACAGCGAAATTCTCTTGCAACAGAAATTCAAGCTGGTTTAGATACTCTAAAAGAAAGAGGAGTATTACAAGACTTTAAATTCTCTATCTATACTAGCTCAAGAGAAAAAGTACTTGGTAATGCATTTATAACATTAGAATTAGTTCCTGAATTTGAAACTAGACGAATCCACACTTCTGTAGCATTACGCCAAAGCTTGTAAACAGCTAGGAGGAGGGATATCCCTCCCCTATTTATATGATTTTTAATCCAATTGAGGAGTGAAGTGGAAATGAATACTGAAGAATATACTAAAACATTTAGTTCCTACAGTGGAGCAGATATTGCAGCTACTTTCAATGGACGTGTAATTGGAGAACTTCAAGCACTTAATTACAGTATTTCTAGAGAAGTTGCTCCAATATATACAATGAGTAGCGCAGACCCTCGATCTTTCTCGAGAGGTAAACGAGGAATTTCTGGATCATTAGTATTTGTAACATTTGACCGAGATGCCTTATTAGAAGAAATGCGAAAAGACTATGGTGGAAATGCACCAGCACTTATGAAGTACCAAACATTTCGTGCAAATGCTGGCAGTATTCAAGATCAAATTCTAAGTGGCTTGAAATCAAGAAGTGCTGATGGTGCAGATACCTATGGAATTACAACTTGGGATGAACAAATGACAAACTTAGGTTATGGTTCAGCTGGAGATTTTAATCCAGATAATTTAACAGGATTTTATGAACCTGAATATGCAGATCAGTTAATGCCTTTCAATATTACAATTACAATGGCAAACGAATTTGGTAATAGATCAGGAATGGAAATTCATGGGATTCAGTTATTAAATGAAGGGTCTGGGTTCTCCATTGATGATGTCGTAACAGCAAAAGCTTATTCCTTTGTTGCTCGGAAGATTAAAGGAATTAAAAGAAAAGATAACTTAAGATATGAAGGGCGCTCAAGTGCTCGAACATCTGGTGGAGATCTTTTAGCATAAAAGAATAAAACAGAAGAGGAACAGCATAATCAGCTGTTCCTTTTTTTAAAAGGGGTATTGCAAATGGAGCTACTTATCCAAGCTATGTTAAAACTGATAAAAGAAAATAGCATATATATAGAAAGTGGTATAGCTAAACATCAACTAGAACTTAGATTAAACTACATCCTTCGAGAGATGAAGAAACAAGGTTGGAAGTGGACGATATCAGAAGTATTTGCTTCTATAAGTTATACAATGGGAAAAGCAAGGTCTTATAAAGTATTAAATTACCTTCAGAATAACTATGGAAATGAAATGACAGATAATGAGTCTTTTGAGTATGGTAGACAATTAGACAATTTAAAAAATGAATTAGATAAAGATGGAATTATAATTGATGATAGTCCGCTTCATCAAAATAATAATAAGGGAACGGTAGAAAGCAAGTTTCCATCTAATTCAAATAATCAAAGAAGCCAATTTCAAGATAATTATTCAAACAATAGTTACTCTGGTTCTGACATGGTAGCTAGCATAACAATACCAGGAAGAAGTCCAGTTGTATTTGGAGAGTTGTCTAATGTTTCATATTCTATTTTAAGAGAAAAGGTACCAGTTAGAGGTTTAGGTAGAGTCACTTCTAAAGGATACACAAGAGGAATGCGTACAATTACTGGAATCCTAACATTTGTTGTATTTGATCAAAGTGCAGTTTATCGATGTATAGAGGAGCTAAAAGAACAAGGACACAAAATGCTTATGGATGAAATGCCATTATTCGATATTAATTTAACCATGGCAAATGAATTCGGAAGTAGATCTACACTAACTATTTATGGTGTTAGTACATATACCGAAGGAATGGTTATGAGTATAAATGATATGATGACACAAAATGTATATGAATTCTATGCATTGGATATTGATCCAATGACAAAACAAATATAGAGGAGTCTAAATTATGATTATTCAAGGAAGCGGGTTGAGTAAAAGAACTTTAATGCCACAGCGTGATAATTACAACAGAAAGGACACTAGAGTTGAATATCAACTATATAGTCAAGAATATTTTTCCGGAGCAGATATGCACATTTATTTCGGAGATATATGGGTAGACGAAATAACAAGCCTAGAGTTCTCTTTAAAAGAAGAAATTTTGCCTATCTATGGATATAATAGCTACACTTACGATGAAGTGGTAAGAGGGAGAAGACAGATTATGGGAGCTTTTAGCATGAACTTTAAATCTGTTAGCTATTTACAGCAAGTATTACAGCATGCAGAAGCTATTCAACATACATTAACTTCTGTGTCAAATTCTAAAGGAATTAATATAGAACATTATGAAAAATATAAACTAGATGAGATTCTTCGTCTATATGGAAAAGAAAGCTTTGAGCAAATTGCAGAAGAATATGAACGTGCAATTTGGGGAGAAGAAACAGAAGGTGAAGACCACCTATTGACAGATGCTTATGCGCCATATTTTCAACGAAATAATCCCTATGGATTTAATCTAAGAATTAACTATGGAGCAGTTGAAGAGTCTTATAGAAATAATCAATTTTATTCTTCTAAAGATCAATCAATAAAGCCTAATTTAACAGTTGAAACTGTCAATGGGGTTCAGATAACTGGAGTGCAAAAGAGAGTAGCTACAGCAGATCAAGGTGCTCCTATTCAAGAAGTTTATTCTTTTATGGCACAGGACTTAAATGGGTCTTCCAATACACTTTAAAAACTAATATAATAGTATTATGTAATGCATTACAATATTAAAATGAGGAGCGATTATAATGGAAAATCAGGATAAACAACTAGAGATGTTCTCAGAAGATAAAGAAGAACAAGAAAATTTAGAGGAAGCAGTACAAAAGAAGAAAGAAGATGTAATTATCACCGAGCGTGGTGAAGAATTTTCAAAAGAAGAGTGGGCGCAAGAAGTAGTTCCAAAAGGGCCTACCAGACAAGAAGTTGAAGAGTGGAAGGATAAGTATGGAAATATTTATTTTGTTCCTTTTGATTCTGACATATATATGTTTAGACAATTAAATAGAGCTGAATATCGAGAAGTAGCATTAAACCAAGATTATACTGCCTTTGATAAAGAAGAGATTATAACTGACAAATGTGTTATATTTCCTAGAAACTTTTCCGTTTCCAAGCTAACAAAAGGAAACGCTGGTTTACCTACAGTTTTGAATGAAATGATTATGAGTAAATCTGGCTTCTTTGCACAAAGTGCTCCAATACAATTGTAAAAATTGGGATGATAATAATGAGATTGCAAGTAAAAGAAAGTCTAGTACATGAGTGGAAAGAAAAATACGCTAATATTTATGAGATTAATATCGGTGATGAAGAAAAAGAATTGGATTTAAATTTTATATATAGAGAAATAGGTCGTCAAGAGTATAATCAAGCTCTAATAAATTTTCAAGACGATATTACTAAACTTCAAGAGCATGTGTGTAATCTTTGTGTATTACATCCTAAATATGACTTTTCTTCAGGACCTGCCGGAGTAGCTGAATCCTTATCAAACAATATTATCCAGACATCTAATTTAATGGAAGGACAGGCAGAAGTGCTTCTGCAACACTATCGTGAAGAGATGCTTCATTTTGATTTTCAGGTAGATTGTATTATTCATGAAGCCTTCCCTTCTTTGTCTATTGAAGAAATATCGAATTGGCCAATTAATAAGAGTATGTATTATCTTTCAAGAGCAGAGTACATTTTAAAAGAGTTAAAAGGAGTACCACTTCAGTTTACTCAAGAAGAACAAAATCCTGCTCAGCAGAATTATCAATATAACTTCACTAATGAAACTGATACTAGCCAATCACTTTCAAAGGAGAAGGGAGAAAATGGAGAGTTAAGTGAAGCTGAAGTGATAGCTATGCTAGAAGAAAATGAAGCAAAGAACGGAAGATATATAAATTATAATCCTAATGAGGAATTAGATATAATTCCTGAACTTTCTTGGTTTAAAGCAGAAGAAGAACTTAAAGGGGATTTTGAATAGGTGGGAATGCTATGGAAGAGTTAAGAGTAGAAGATTACCAAAATTCTAATCATGAATACCGCCGTTATTTGACTTCTGAAAATGAAGAGATGCCTTTATATCAAAAGGCTGGTTTAGGTGCTGTTGCAGCAGTTGGTGCATTAGCGATTGGGCATAGATCAGGAGCAATGCGCCAACTTTCTAGATTCTTAAATAGAGAAGTATCCGCTTCCCGACAAGCCTTTAGAGAGACGATGAATGAAGAAGGGTCGTTTGCGAAAAACTTTAGCTTAGATCGTTTAAAGAAGTCAAGAGATACATATCAAAACAAAAAAGAGGATCTTTTGTCTCTCAAAGACAAGCAAGAGAAGAGCCTACTGTCTAGTAGAGAATTTGATATGACTCGTTATCTTAGACAACGACAACAATTGATTGAAAATGATGTACCTGAATATATGAGTGAAGGACTTCGACTTCAATCGGTAATGCAAGAGGTACGAAAATCAAATAATATAACGAAAGATACAGCAGATCAAATTGAAAGAGGCATTGGCCGTGGATATAATGGTGTTCTCCGAAAAGGAAGTAACTCTGATATCCGACATTTATTAAACCAAGAAGGAATTCAAGATAAAGGTGTTATTGATTTAGTTAACGATATTCGGTTAAAAAACAAAAGTAAAGATTTCTCTAAAACGTCTCAACAGGGAAAAGAATGGATAGAGGGAATACAAGAAAAGTTAAGAGCTGCTACTTCCAAAGACATAGAAAGTATTACTAAAGCTAATGGTACAATAAAACAAACGATTATTGGATCTAACCTTAAACAGGCAACCATCCAGGATGTATTAGATCTACACAAGAGTCAAAAAGCAATCTTGCCAGAGGATGTAAAATCACAAATTGATAGTGTATTAGGATACAATAAGGATTTCAAGGACGCTATATTCGATAATAATTTATATGTCAATTTGAAAGATGGAAAAGCAACTGGATTAACAGATTATAAGCCGTTAGATCAAGTGAAACGGGACGCAATGGAATGGTGGTCTCACACTCTTCCAGGTGGATTAATGCACTTAAGGGATATCATAAATATTCGATCAGCCAGAGAGCAATCTAGCTTTAGGATTTTTAAACGTGGTACCGTTCAACCTATGCTAAATGGTCATCTAGGTTTGAAAGCAAATGAGCCACTAACTGAAGATGTTATTTTTTCAAACGGAAAATTTATGCGTTTATTTGATCACCAGGCTATTACGAGTAATAAACCACTTGAAGTTCTAAATCCTGAAAGAGATATGTATTTGACATCAGCCCGATTTGGAACAATATCAACAATTTCCAGACAAATGAGTGGAACCATGACAGATGGATCTAGATCTATTATGGGTATGGATGCATCCAATAGCAAGTTAGCTAAATTATTAGATATCGGTGGTCAGGAAAAAGATCCAATAGCTGTTGAAGGTTTTAGTGTATTCTCAAAATTTTGGGATAAGGATTGGGATCGAAGAAAAATAAACAAAGCACTGCAACATGGTATTGATTCGCCAAGTCAATATCATGACATGCAACGTTTTCTTGATCAAAATTCAAAAGGCTTATCATCAAGAGTTTTTAATGAGATTAAAAGTGATCTACCTACTTCTCTGCTTAATAAAATTAATGAAATGAATATTAATTTCTCCAGAGACGATGACATGATTCGTCTATTTAAACATTTAGGCCAAGACGAAAATATTGATACAAGTTTTGCATTTAATCAATTGTATCGGAACTTTGAAAGAAACCCAGATGAAGTACTTGGCAAAACCATTCCTCATGGTCAAACAAGTATGATTATGGGTGGTACGATACAAATTAAAACAGGAATGGATGAAATAAACCAAGAAGTTGGTAAAGAATTAATCAGGCAAATAACCGAAGTGAAACCAAATGGACTATTGAGGTCAAAAGAAGTTCAACATCAATTAAGGAAAAAGTTAAAAGATAGTCAAAAATCTGGAGCAATTTTAAAAAAGGATCTACAAGAAGCCGAATGGCTAATTAACCAGCAAATGTTTGAGCAAGCTGGTAGACATGTTAATGGGAATTATGAACGAATCTTTGAGGATGTTAATGGACTTTTGCTTGAAAATGACGATGCAAGTAAAAGCTTTCAAAGTAGTTTAAGTCAAATGGCGAAGAAAATAAATCCACTTCTTCATAAGAATACAAATGCTCAACATACAAATCAAATTGCAAATGAATATATTGCAGTAAACAAAGCAAATATATTTAAAAACCTAGGTAGCGGTGAAGGAATTGCTGACTTATTAAAACAAAGTAGCTTTCGAACAGGAAGAAGAAATCCAGAAGATGTAACTACTCTATCCATATTTGGGTCGTATTATCCTGTATATCGTATTCAAGAAGCTTTAGGTAGTTTAGGTTTAGGTTTGTCAGATGCTTCTATGGGAAGCCCGTTACAAATCTGGAGTTCTCTGTTGCTGAAAAGAGGGCTTCCAATTGTTGGAGCAGCGGAAGGGTATCAGTACACAGATTATTTATTAGATAAACACACTGGGGCTGGTATCGAAGAACGTTGGGAAAATTATAAAGCTAATCAACGAATCGAAGATGCTGAATTACGAGAGACTTTTGGATCCACTGATGAGTTGCGTAGAGAAAGAATGTTAAAGCCAGGAATAGAGCATTTTGAAGCTATGCCGGAAATTCATATACCAGGAATAGGGGAAGTTGGACCTGGCCATCTGTTAAATGGATTGACTGGTGCTGCACCATTAAGCGAAGAAGACACTATGACCGTAGAAGAAACCTATGATGATCTTCTTCACGGTACAGAAGAAATCCGTAAAGGTCGATGGTGGGCAATTGGTTCTCGAACAGCTTATCGAGGAGATCGTATTATCGAATTTGCTCCTAATAGTTATCGTAAAGCGCATAGCGATTGGGAGTATTCTGAAGTAACTTCAAGTGCGGAAGAAAAATACGCACATTCCCTGTTTCCTACATTTGAAAATCCATTAGGTGCATTATCATTTCTCATAGGTACAAGAGATCCTTACTGGTGGGAGAAAAAGCATTATTATGATCGACCATATATGTTAACAGGTGATTTATTTAATAGTAATACACCTTTTCTAGGTGATATCGGAAATATGACAATAGGACAATTAATTAAACCAACAAGAGAAATGCACAAAGAATATTGGGGAGATCCTGAAGTAGTACAAGAGGAATTCGATTTATTAGGAGAAAGACCAGTTGAACCTGTTACAACACGGATATCCCCTTCAGGTCGAATTGAATATAATGTTGATGCTTCACCAGAAGATTATGGCGCACGTTCATCTTATTACATTGCAAGAAGGCGATATGATGAAGACAGTGATCCTACAGGAGATATGATCATTGGTGATCCTACAACAGGCAAAACAATTTATCTACCTCGACGGTTAAATGATAAATATGTAGATTTAAATAGTGCATTTATTGCTGCAGAACAAAATGATCAAAGAAGCGTTGAGACAGAACCTAGAGGCATGTTTGCTCCTTCATATGAATATCAACAACAAGTAGATAAAAATAAAATTAATGAACTACAAGACCCTAGAAGCTTTGAATGGAGGGGACAAGAGCTTGCTAGTAACTGGTTAGAGCCACATGGTGTTTATAACTGGATCTTCATGGATGAAATATTAGGGAGAGATCCATATGTAGGAAAAACAGTAGTTGCCAAATCAGACGAGGCTTATAATGCTTCTGATGCTTTTTGGGAATCAGAACTTGGTTCGCTAGGTGGTAGCTTATCAGAAATTGGTAGGCGATTTATTCGTAGAGATAGTGGTCAATTAGATAAGTATAATCCTATTCCAAATACAATGCCTGATTGGTTGCCAGGTGGGAACTATTTTATTAACTTTCAAACAGGTGATCCATATAGTCTTATACCGCATGGAGAGTATAGATTACCAGGAGAAGCATATGAAAAACTAAATCGATTGCATCCAGATGAAACAGGAACTTATGGTGCTTTTGATAAGTTTAAGATTCTTGCTGATGTTGCTCCTTGGTCAGATGAATATAAATTTTGGAAAGACTACGTAACAGAGTACGTTGAAGATGATCAGTTGAGAAAGCAAGCAGCCCAAATAAAAAGACAAGTATCTAGAAGAAAACAAAAATATGAGTTTCAAGAATATCTCTATAAAGACGCTGAGCTTGAAAAAGAGAAAGTGACAGTTACACGCTTTTTAGATGACTACACATTTTTAACAGAAGAATACGGGGATCAACCAATTCGTTTAGCAGGTGTGGACTCTAGAGCTAATGCAGAAGGAGTGCTTGAGGAGTACATTGATGTAGGTGATAGAATAACTATTGGTATTGACGCAGATGAAAATAAGCGAATTTCTAGTGATACGTATGGAACAATGCGAGCAGTAGTCTTTCAAGGCATTAACAGTCTAAATAAACAAATCATTGATGCTGGACAAATGAAAGAATTAGAATCTGATTTTTCATCACCTGGAGTATGGGCTAGATTTTCCCCGGAAGAAATAGCAAAAGGTTCAAGGTGGGAAAGTATTGCTCATTTTGATTCTGCGCTTAATACGAAATTCTTACAAGTTAGAACAGCATTAGAAGAATATGAAAGAGATCAGATTTATGGTCAAGATTGGTCTACATGGGAAAACTTTGGTATTACTGATTATGGGATACCTGCAATTCATAAGATGGCTGGTAAAGACAACCCACTGCTTGCAGGTTTAAGTGGAGCGATGTTTGGTGGAGTAGTAGGTCGTATTTTTCTAGGTGGGGGAAATAGAACAAAGGCCGGAGCTATTATTGGTGGTATAACTGGTTTAACCGCTAATGCCTTTGCAAAGTTATATCAATATAGAAATGATGAGCGATGGATACCAGAAAGAAGAAGAACTGAACAGGACATAAATGAGTATTTCGATATCTTGAAATACATGAAATATGCAGGTCTATATGAAAAGGCAAAAGAAGAGCTAGATCATTTGGGTTATGACGCTGATGAATTTTTGAGAAATGTTGAAGAAAAAGAACAACGTACAAAGGAAGCTAGACGAGAACTAGAAGAACAAAAGAAGCAGCTGTATATCGAGCAACCTAGGAATTGGGAAGAAAAAAAGAAAAAGATAAATATTGAGTTAAAGAAGATAGAAGAACAATGGGATGAAATTCAACTACCTACACCTGTTGCTCAAGCGTTATATTATAAAGAACAACGAGATACAACGCTTTATGGAATTGATCCTCACGAAGACCGAATGAAGGTAATGCAGTCACTTCCTTATAAAGATAAATGGTTCTTTAATGAATTTGTTGATGCAAATGCAGCGGATAGGAAAAAGATATTAGAACTGGTTCCTGAAAACCAAAGAAGAATTTATAAAACAATATGGGGAATGGAAGCAGAAGAGAAGAAACCTCTTTCTTACTATGCTAATAAATATGCAATACCAGACGCAGATTGGGAAGGTTGGTCTCCGGAGTATAGTTTAGATGATATTAAGGTAAAAACTGTAATGGAAGAGGGAATTGATTTAACAGATTTCAATTATTGGAATGATGATATTGAAGCTGCAGCGTTAACTCCAGATCTTCCAAATGATTACAATGAACCCGAGTTTCTTGGTTATCAAAGTGTTGAAAAGAATTTAAGAGATGTGTTACAAGGGCAAGGCCTTCATAATGTACAAGTTATTGTAAAGCCAAGTAATGGTAATGAAACACATACACGAATTAATTATCAACAAGACCGATCAAAGGAAATTGAAGATGAATTTCGTTATAACATGGACGCTTATTTGTAGAGGAAGTGAAGACTAGTGAATGAAGATCTGATTAAAAAAATGGAAGATGCAGGGATACAATATATGTCTCCGCCACAAGGCAATTATAACCTTGTGGCTCAATTTAACCCTGTTAATAAAAGGAGTTACCAGTATAATGACAACTATGCTACTAATGTTACTAAAATGGCATCATTGGTTAATAACTCCCATAAAAGTCAATTTGATCAAGATATAGCTGGGCCAAATGGACAATCTATATCTCGCCACTTTAGTACACCTTATAATAAAACAGGGCAGCTTCAAGTCCAAAAATTTAATGAATTAGCGAAAGCCAATGAATACTTTACTTATGATATTGAGACACTTGGGGATGCAATGAATAGAAAAAATTTTAGTGTTTCTGAAATTGCGATTCAAGGGTTTAGAAGAAGTGGTAATACGTTTGTTCCTTCTAATAAAAGTCTAACACAAGTAATTGCTCCATCTGTTGATGTTCAAAATAATATTGTAACGTTAATGGATAGATTAAAAATCGACCCTTATCAATTTAATCTTCTTTCTGATTCAGAAAAACGAACACTGGTTGATATAACAAGATACTCAACATTATCAGAAAAAGGAATAAGTCCCGCAAATTTTAAATTGGAGAATAATGACCTTATTGATTTCTCTCATAACACACTAGCAAATAAGCTGTTTCAAGATGAGAAAATGATTAATTCTAGGGTTATCGATAATATGCAATCTGTACTTAGACATGCAGAATCAGGACTAATTAATATAAGTGAGAAATACGGTATAAAAGCTAATCAAGCTATATCTTCTTATAATGATTTTATAAATGCGAATAAAGATAATTATTTTGTATCTTACAATGGAGATTCTTTTGATTTACCTGTCTTACAGTCCTGGGGTCAAATAAAAGGGAATAGCCCTGTTAATCAACCCAAAAAACACCTTGACTATTATCAAGTTGTTCAAACTGCTTATAGCAATCCTATTGATCTTCATAAATCATTAGGTCGTGATTTTTCTAGTAATCCACTAAAAACTGGTATGACAAAACTTCAAGAGTTTAGAAGCACCTTAGGATTTGATCTAGAATCTGCTCATAGTGCTTCCCATGATATTGGAACAGAAGGATTAGGAGGAGTAATTAATCATAGTATTGGTACAATCAAGAATAAAATAAATGCATCGAAAACAAATATTCAAGCGGGATTTAATTATCATGAACCTGGTTTCAGCTGGTCAAATCAGTCATTGGAAACAGGGCAAACATTATTTGCTGTTGGAGGAGTTAGAGCTAAAAGAGATGGGGATCTATCATTTTCTGCTAAATTTGACCCTGAAACAGGATCTTATAATCCAATAAATGACTCATTTAATACAACCATTATTAATGCAAAAAGCTTTTATGAAGTAGAAGGTCTTATGGACCTATCTGATAATGAAATGAAGAGATATGGTCTAAGACTATATAATAAAGAAAAAGATATGCACAGCTTTATTGTGCGTGAGGGAAATGAAGCATTTGATGAGCTGGCCGGCTTTGTCCAAAATCGTTTTTATAACTGGGATGGTTTAACGAGTAACCAAAGAAGGGAAATTAATGATGCTAAGCTAACAGATAGTGCTAGAAGAAGATATGAGCGCATGTTTAGTTTGGAAAAGGCTGGTTCCGGAAAAACAGGTGGCTACGAAGCGGCAAGGAGACTTTATGGTAACGCAGAAATTCTTGAAAAGAGATTATTAGGTAAACATAAACACATTTCTGGTTCTAATTATCAGGAACTTATTCGTAACCGAATAACTCATGAAGAGTTAATGAATCAAATGGAAGGAAAATTTAATAGTCTTTGGGATTCAAACTCAAAGAGTTGGGTTCATAATCCAGTCGAACAAGAGGAATTCTTCCGTATGGGAATGAGACTAATATCAGAAAGACCAGTATATGAAACTGCATTAAAATATATTGGTGAGAATTTAAAAGATCCAGCTCAACGTGATATGGCATGGAGATTATATTCGAATAAAGTAAATGAAGCATTTCCAATGCAGCAAGAAGATATCAGTCTTCAAGATTTTGAGAGAAAAAGGATTTCCTTTACGGACTATTTCTCTAATACAAGTCACACTTTAAATATGACAAATACTGAATCAGTAGAGCAAAGTATTAAAAACTATGTTTATTCACGAGACATCTCTGGATCAGACTTAGATAAAGATTTGAAAGAAGACCGATATCGTGAGCGAATGAACCGATTTATAAAGAACTTAAATAACAATAAGGTAATAAATAATAATATTGCTGGAAATCTTACAGACATAAACAATGAAAGTTCCACGGTTCATAACGCTATTGTACAGATATCAGATATTCTTCAGCATAGTAATATTAAGTTTGATCAATCGGTTAAACAAACATCATTGGGTTATAACTCGGCTGTTCAACAATTGAATAATGAAACAAATGAATTAATGTTTCGTGAAGCAGTTAATACTGTAAAAGAGGTAAATGCTACTAGGTTTAATCCAAATGATGCTCCTGGTACACGGGTTACTTTTAGTTCAACAGTAGAAAAGGCATTATCAAGGTTAGATGAAACACATTTGTCTGGTCTACAGCCAAATAACCGAAATGCGTTAGAAAAAGTTGTATCAAATTTAATTGAAAATGATGCTTATAACAAATACCATTTTGCTGTTTCAATGGATGAACATACAAAGAACGCAAGAATTTCTATATATAACCCAAGTCAAAGTACAAGTGTCATTGATCATCTTTCGCAAGGAATGAATCATCCAAATGCTGTGACAATTAATATGCCTTTGATAGGTCAAAACGGGATACACACGATAGGAAATCGTCGATTGAATGCTCGAAGCTTTGCGACGTACAATAATGGAAATATCGGTATTAAATCTTCGGCTGAAGTATTAGCAGATAACTATACTGATAAAATAAACTATATTATGAATCCAATGCTAGACGGAAACGCTGAACTTGCAAATACTCGTTCAAGAAGAGTTCTGAATGAGAGTGTAAATCAACTTTCTGGTATACAGAGGAACTTGACTAATAATGATACTTTCAATTATAACAATAATCAATCTGATTTCTTCAAACAAGGGAATGTAGATATAGAAAATGCTATGATTCAGGACTGGTATCAAACAGGAAAGCTAAGACAGGAAGACATATTCTCCAACGCATTTGAAAATGGTTATTTAAAGAAAAACGTAACTTTTGATAATATTAAGCCTCGGAAATCTTATGAAATGTTGCTGGCATCAGGTGAATGGCTGAGTCAGAAGAATTTAGATTTATACGCAGGAACAAACAAAGCTGATAATGTAGCATTAGGCAGCTTTAATAAATTAGATGTTAGAGATTATCTTCCTTATGGGCATTTCACATTCCAGGGAAGAGATAATTCCGTTCAATTTATGAATGCACATCTCATATCTCCAAAAGTCGCAAGTGATATACAAGAAGCTACAAGGGATACAAATGCTTTTCTTCGTTTTGATGACCTTGTAACTACAGAAGCACAGCGAGAATGGAGTAATGAGTGGAGAAAACAAGCTGGTGGAAATCATATGGGAGTGAATCTGAAAACAGCTTTTATGAATGATCAGCAACTGCTTGAACGCCTTGAATCTATAAAGGAAACAAATCCTGATCTATTAAAAAGAGAAGGTGTTATCAATGAAGATGGGTCTTGGAATCACACAAATATCCCAACGATATACGAACAGCAAGGGCTTGTAGCTAGTGATATTCAGTCTAAAATGAGAGCTACTGAACAAAAAGTCTTATCTGAAACGGATAATGTGAACTTGTTTCGAAATATGCAGCCAGGCGCAACTGTTAAACCTGGTCAGACATTAGGAACTGAAATAGTAGAAGGAAATGAAAGACCCATAACGTACAACGGTAAACACGATGCTACTGTCATACAGCAGAATGGAAGGATCGGTGTGTCTTGGGAAGAGGATGTATTTAAATATATCGTAGAGGGTGAAAAAGCAACTGATGTTTCAATTAGCAGGGACTTGATGTCAGCCATTACTGGAGATGATTCTGTAAGTATGGTTTTAAATGCTAATATACAAAAACACAGAGACTTTGGTATGTATCTATCTGGTAAAGCTAAGTTATTAGCTAACCACGCTCAAGAAATAAGTAGCGAGCTTATTAAAGCCAATACAGAAACACACCCTAATGATAAGGCAAGCAGTCGAGCATTGGAAAGAATGGAACTACAAAAACAATTTGATAGAACTATTCGAATGGCTTCCAAAGTTAACTTAAAATGGGACGATGAAACCCAAATGTTTATCCAAGAAGGAAATAAACCGATACCTGCTCAACGTTTCAATCGAATCTTCAACTCATTAGGAATTAATGATAAAACGGAATTGGAATTTGACACAGCAATATTAGAAGCACGTGCAAGTAAAGTAAGTAATTATAGTACGATGACAGATGAGCAGGGCCGAAAAGTATTACGGTTAGAGCATGATAAAAATGGCAATGTGATAAAAAGATATGCTAGAACAGACATTGGTTTCGAACATGGTGGAGTAAATTGGGGTCATCGTGAAATGGGAGTACTAAAAGACCTTAAATTAGATAATACGTATAATAAAGTGTATGAAACGATGATGTCACAAGCTTCAAATAAAACTAGACTACAAGAAACTAAAAATATCATTGCTTCAATAACTGGGGCGGTGGACAATCAGAACCAATTACTTAACAATGCACCCGAGTTAGAAGTTGAAAACTTTCGTTCTTTACCTAGTATTGATGCTGATATGAACACCTACAAGAAAACGGTGTTTGACAAAGATTATATACATGCATTAACAGGTGGAGATAATGCACATGGGTATTGGTTGAAGTTGCCAAGTGTAGAAGCTCCAAATGGGAATAGTAGAAAAGTAGCCTTGAATTTGAATGGAAATACAAGTGAACGAGTAGCTATTGATAATATATTTATACCTTTTACAAATAGAGAAGAAACGAATGGAAAAGTCTTCTTACGTGATTTACAGAAGAAGATTGGGGATATTTATAAGCGAGCAGACGATGTACAGCGGGCTGGAAGTATAGAAGCAAGAAACACAGCTATGGATAGCCTTCAAGCATCGGTAGATGATTATTTTAGACAAGCTACAAAAGATGTTACTTCTTCTAAAGGACAAACAGGAAAAGAAGTATTACGTGCTGGGATGAATACTTCTGGAAATGGACTTTTTAAATTGATGGATCCTAAAGTTTCGATGGATTTAGATGGGGAGTTTACATTTATATCTCCCGACGATGCAAAAGCAATGGGTGTTTATGAGGATCTGGCTAAACGTGCTTCCGGGGAGATTGATGGTGACTTATTCGTAATGAACACACGTTATCCAACATTCCACAGCAATGCCATGCAGATAGCAAAATTAAGAATGAGTGATGATGTTAAATCAGGAGAATTCCGAACAACTTCATGGATGTCTGATTTAATGAAAGCTGATTCAGATGGTGACTATGATAATATTGTAGTTATGAAGGACAAAGAGGTTCAAAAAGAATGGGAATCCAGATACAATGAGCAAGAAGCAAGAAGACAAAAAGCTTATGAAAAGCAGATAAATAAAGATTCTAGATCAGCTAGGAGTTATGATCCTAATTATATATTGAAAGGGCAAGATCGCTTTGCTCCTTTTCAACCTAATACTCAGGAAGAACTTGCATCGAAGATCGGTAAACGAGTAATTGGTCAGGCTTCTAATTTAAATCTTACTTTACGACAAATGGCCTTTGAATATCTTGATCATGGATCATCAGAACAACGAGCTGTCTTGGATTTTGGTCAAGATTTAGAGCAAAAACCGATATCATCTAAACACGGTTTAACTGTAGAAGAAGGAAGGGCACCTGCCATCGAATTGGTTAATTCTATTTATCGAGGCAATTGGTCCAAGACAAGGGAAATCCAGCAAAGATATTTTGCTGACGATTTTGATACAGAAATGATGGAAAAAGCATTCTCTGCAATAGATAAAGTTAAAGGCAATATGGAGAATGGATTGTATAATAAATCATATAAATTTGGAACTAGTAGTGGTTTAGATCCAGAAATAGGCCTGAAAAACATTACAGATATTATTAATGGTTCTGCACCAAATGAGCAGCGTACAATGGGGAATACGTATTTAAATATGATCCATCAGATGTTAGGCGTAGATGCTTCAAAAGAATATATAGATTTGGAAGGGAATGTCCATTCAAGAGTAAATCCTTACGAATCAATGGAAGCAAAAAGAAGAGAACCACGTTCTACGACTTTAGCGGGTGCAACAGGAGAATATGCTAACGATCTAACTGGGAATGTATCTGAAAGTATTGGGAGGAAAGTTCAAGAATTCTTTGAAGCAATGAGTGAAAATAAGAAATTAAGGTGGGGAGTTATTGGATCAGGTCTTGCACTTGGAGCACTAGGAGGATACAATATTCTTAGACACAGTGAACCGATAAATGATCCGACTGAAACTGATGGCCATTATGAAATAAATCAACCACAGCCAGCATTAAATATGGAAAGTAATGCCTTTCAAGGGACGCAAAATGCTGACATACAAATTCAAGCAAAAGGAAATTCTGTTACTCAAGATCAGCTTTCCCATCTTGTAAATGAAGGTATTACAAACTCTAATATGAGCCCATCGCAGTCTCGTATATCTATAAATTACTCAGATAATACAAACCAACTTAATAGAATTTGGTACCGAGATAAAGTAGAAGAAAGTATATAGGAGGTTATGTTTATGGCAATAACCGCATTTGATGATCGGGACGTCCGTTATGGGCATCTCGGTGATCATTTTATGCGAATTGGAGATACGCAGTTTTTAACACCTCCAACCAGTATAAGCGTACACAGACAAATGAAACATCAGAAAGTATCTGTGATGAGAGGTAGAAATAGCCTTCCTAAGGAGTCTGGATACTTTGATCGAATAATTACACTAACTCTTTTCTTTCCCAATGAAGATTCCATCAATTTTGAATTGAGACCGATTTTAGCTCAAAGTAAGAAGTGTCCATTCTTGCCAATTGAGAACACGTATTTAAACGAAGCTCATCAAATAGAAGCTATAACAATTCAAAATGTAACTGTTCAAACAACACCAGGTTTTCCTAATACATTACAAGCTATTATACAATGTTATGCTTTTGAACCTGCTACTTATATATATGGAACGAGTGAAAGAAGTTTTGATGAAATGTTTCATTGGCCAATGTTCAGGTGGTATTATGAAAGGCATTTAAATAAAACAACAGTTAAAGACCCTGTTGCGTCTGCCTTATATAAATCAATGACTAAAGGTGAAGGTGCAGATGCAGAACGTGTTTTAACTTATTTTGAACCGTTAACAGATGAATTAACAAATGATTATATATTTAAAATTGCAGCAGAAGACGATCTTCAGGCAATTCGAGAGTGGAATAAACAAAAGAAAGAACTTATAAAAGAATGGACTAGCGATAAGAATGACTTAAGTTTTGATGATTGGCTGAAAGTAAAAGTAAGTAAAGATGGCGGAGTCAAATTTGGTGATAATGCTAAGGAAGAAGAGTTCAATGAGGCGTATGATGATTTATATAGCAAAGCAATGTATGAGTATGATTTACATTATGAATCATGGTCTTTAGGTAACATGCATCTGGAAGACTTCAGCATTAGTTTCGAAAATTCGATTACATCAAATCAATTACAGATGCATCAGTCCCCAACTCATCAATACTTAGGTTCACAAGATACTGTAATGGTTGCACGCTTCCAGTGCACAGATATGGAAGCTATAGCTAGTTTAGAGAACTTAGTTCGTCGGACATCGTATCTAACTCGTGAATATCATAAAGAAGTTGCTAATGGGTTTCTGCAATTCAATCATCAAATAGCAAAGTTATATGGAGTCACAAATGTAGTTATTGATGATATGACTGTAGATACTGTTGATGGGATGCCTGGTGTATATGATGTTAATCTTACATTAATGGCATACAATCGAGCAGAAAAGAAAATGCATGAAATAAATGCAATGACATTAGATTTAAACTGGGATATTGATTTAGTGAATGGCATTCCACCATTTATCAAAAATATTACTAGTGGTTTTAAGAAGATTAAAAATGCAGTAGGGGTGAGTAATGATGCTAATGATCAAGCAATTTATAATGCATGGGTTCTTGAAACTTTCAAAGCAGCGGAATTATATCCAGATTTAGAATTACCCACATATGATGAAGTGCAGCAAGCTGGATTTAGTGTAATTAACACAAATGATGGACTCTTTGTAGACCCTGACTTCTTTATAAACTATGATACCGAAAGAGACTTTGCACAGATATTAAATAGATCTGTTTTAGAAGGCGCAGGTCAGATTGATTTATACGATGCTACTGGAGGAACTGCTACTTTAGATGATAGTGGTTATTCCTTAGACGAAGTTGCTACTCAAAAGAGGGATGAAACAAAGAGTCTTTCTGAAGAAAAGATGCCTAATATATCACCAAGTGCAGATATTTCTAAAGAAGTTGATAACGATAATTTAACCAAGGATAACATGGAAGCGTTGATCAGAAAGTCTGCTTCTGTGTATGGCATAAAGGGAAAGTATCCTACAGCATTTGTTCAATCGTTTGATCCAAATATGAGACATTTTTATAATGCCGGTTTAAATCAAGAACTAGATGGTGTCAAAGTAGGAAGTAAAGGACAGGTTATTATGCAAGATGAAAACCTGAATTATAAATATCAATCCAACCCTAAGTATATAGGAGTAATGAGAGTTAGGGGTAAATATGGGGAGTCAGATCAAAAGAAACACATACGCAACAGTATAGAGTACAACGTAGATTTAGGGATGCGTTATTTCTCTTACTACTGGGGATCATCAGAGGCGATTATGAACGATGGGGAATACAACATTGACCGTGTATACGATCTATTTGATTTGTCTCCTTCATCAGCTGAAGACGCAGAGAAAGTACAGTTTATTTGTACGGTGTTACTTTACCTAGACTTTAAACGGGAACTAACTGCTTTGTTAAAAAATAATAAAGCTCCAAATAAGCGTCTAGTAAATCAAATTAATAACATGATAAACACTTTGGATAACACGGAATCATGGGATTACGAAACTATTCAATCAAAGTATGATAAATTACCTATTAAAGATTATAAAGCTGTAATCGTAGATGATTATGATAAAACAGTTATTGATCAGTTATCTAGATCTGATGAGGAATCCTATGCGGATAACGGAAGTAAAATATCTGAAGCAAGTATGATGACGGATATGTTAAAGCATGATCGAAGGGGTAGATTAGTACGTGCTTTCCCAACATTTTTCATGACATTTATAGATGAAGGTCAGTTTATAGGTACTGCTAAAATGTCAGATCAGTATTTTCATTATAGAGCGGTTACTGATATTACCTACAATAACAGTAGAAAACAAGCTTCTAGCACCTTAGTGTGTGAATTAAGCAACGTGTTTGGATCATTAGACGATCACGAGAAAGCGCAAGACATTACACACTCTAGCTTTGGAGACTTATTCTTGGCAGCTATGATGCCTGGGGCAGTTGCTAAGGAAACGGAACGCAGTAGACACAGAGATCCAAATTATTATAAAAGTATTTATTTAAGAACTGGTGTAAGAGTTCATATGCGCATGGGGTATGGTTCAAACGCTGCAAATTTACCTACAATCATGAACGGAACCATTACAAGTCTTCAAAATAACGGTGCAACTATGACAATGATTGCTCAAGATGACGGAATCGAATTAACGAATAAATTAAATGCAATGATGGATATAGATCCTGAAGATGATACAAGTGGATTTTTGAGTTCTAAAAAAGAACCTACTGAAATTGTAGATGAGTTACTTACAGATTCGAAAGGTTTCTGGTCAAATATATCCGCATCTTTGAGCAATAGAGAATATCAAGATCATGCATTAGGAATTATGCATTTTGGTGAAACTGGTTTACCTCAAGGGGTTCAAGATTTTCAAGACTTATTTAGCCTAGGGGTTATGGAAGGCAGGGAAACAGCAGAAATTAATATGAATGTTTATCAAACAACAGGATTATTAAATGCTGAGCAAGATAAATGGTATAGAAAAATTCAAGATGGGCTTGGTATGGGTGATTCAGATGAAGTAAATATAAACATTAACTTATTCGATAAAACAGTATGGGATGTACTTAATATTACAGCAGCTGTTGGTCAAGACATGATTACTGCAGTTCACCCATTCGGCCTTAGAAATACAATATTTCTTGGAAAGCCATATTTCCCTATAAGTCATGATTATGATATAGATCTTGAAGGTGAATCGATTAAAGGAACCTTAAAAAAATCCTTTAAACAGATGCATATTTACGACAGCTATACTTCGATTATTCACAATCAGATAAAAGCAACTGAAGAAAATATGTATACTGTAGCAGTTGGAACATACATGAATGAAGGTAAAATTTCCACAACTTCTCCTGTTTATGTAGATACAGACATATGGCCAGAAAAGCAGAAGACAGTAAATATAGACACGACTTTAAATGCTAAAGGTGTTTGGGCAATAGACAAGATACCTTTTATAGGAGATGCGTTAAATAAACCAGCTAAATGGTTCTTCGATGAAGGTGTTGCATTAAAAATTACTGCAGCTGGTCTACGAGATTATGTAAAAGATATGTACGATGGATATCTCACGGTGATGGGCGATCCTACTGTAAAACCTTACGACACAATGATTATACAAGATTATTATTCAAATATGAGCGGTCCTGCAGATGTTAAAGAATCCATTCATATTATGAACCATGATGTAGGTTTTATCAGTATGATTAAACCTGATGCAGTCTGCTTCAATGCGGATAAATCGATTTTTGATTTACTCATGCGGGCGACAACCATTGGAGCATATGCAATGGCTAGAATGCATATTAGAGCAATTCTTGCAAGTAGAGGATATACAGGGTCTTTACCTATTCTAAATGCATTATGGTCAAGTACAGCCAAGCGGGCAGGGAAGATGCAACAAAAGGTCAGAAGCTTTAAAGGTGTAAGTAAAGCGGAAGATTATTATAAGAAGAATGCTGGAAAAGCAACCGAAACTGTTAAAAAGTCTGTATCTAATTTACCGAAAGCTGACATTCAAGCTGACTTAAAACGTTGGAAAGCTAACGGATTATTCAATTCATTGACCAAATCATTAGATGGTTTAAATGAGAAAGATATAGAGAAAGTGTTCAATAAAGGGGGAAATTTGTTTAGTCAATCTAAACTATTGAGAGATTTTGATTCTAGAAAGATGGCTAATATCAAAGGAAAAGCTAGTTCTGCAATGTTGAAGGGGGCAAAAGGTACTTCTGGACTTCTAAAAGGTGGAAAACAACTAGCTGGTGTAGCAAAAGGATTATGGAAAGGAAAACATGCTTTATTAGGGCCAGCGGGGATTATTACATTTGCTATAGAAACAGCAGCAGTTGGTGTGATATCTTCCACAGTTGGGGAATTAACTGAGAGGTTTCTAATGAACCGACAAGCTGTTCTAATTGTTCCGTTAAAGAAAGAAGGAGTTAATTTTACTGCTGGTATAAATGGAAACAAAGGATCAGTAGTAGGGGAGCCCAAAGAAGCAAACAAGGTATTTGACGGTATCCCAGACTTTTTGCTTGGACTTATAGGTGTGGAAGATCGAACAGTCAATGGAGAATTACCCGGTCAAATTCAATCTTTTGCTACATCTCCTACAACTTCAGAGAAAACTTTTACAACAGATGAATTAATAAAAAGTATCTTTGATAGACCTAACACCTATGAAGACAATGGCAAAATTGAAGAGTATTACAAACGTGATGTAGAAGCAGCAAAAGAAGAAATAAGTGGGAGAGCGGAGTTCTTAGAAAATCGACGGGCAGAAAACAACAGGCCAGATTATAGTCACTTGGAGCAAAAGTTGAAAGAAGCAGATAGCATTCTCTCTAATCTCTTTGATTTATTTACAAGAGATAATTCTGATAGTGAACAATGGGATGGTTCCTCTAGTATCCCTTTAAATGGAAAAGCTGTTAATCTATCTTCCCACTTTAAAACGTTAGGACCAAAAATAGAGGCAGAAGCCAAGAAACAAGGAAAACCAGAGTACGCAGAAATACTAAAAGCCAAATGTATGCAAGAAACTGGAGGGAATTATAATCGATACCCTGATGTATTTCAAGCTTCTGAGAGTCTAGGCTTACCTCGAAATTCTATAGGGTTAGAAAGAAGCTTACAACAAGGGGTAAAATACTTTGGGCAAATGATGAATAAGGCAAATGGGGATGTAGCTTTAGCGTTACAATCATATAATTTTGGCGGTGGGTTCATCGACTATGTTAATAATAATGGCGGTAAGTGGACACAGGAATTAACAAATAAATTCTCTGATAAGAAAGCAGCAGAATTAGGTTGGAACCGATATGGAGATAAGAAGTATGTTGAACACATTATGCGTTATTATGAGTATCCAAAAGGGGGTACTGATGATGCTCCAGATGTAACTGGTTCAAAAGGTAAAGACAAATACCATTTAAGTTCAAGTCAAGCTAGATCAAAGCTTGTTGAGTCTAAGAATCAAACTGGTAGATCCTTTAATATTACAATTGTTGGTGGAACTAGTCTTATGAGAAAAGGAACTTACGACTTACTGAATGCTGTTGCCAAAGATTATAAGTCTAAAACAGGGGAGAAGATTGTAGTAACAAGTGCTTACCGTGCTAATGATCCCAACTGGCATGGAACAGGATATGGAGTCGATATTGATACACCAAACACAATGAGAAGATTATCAGGAGGTAAATTAGGATTTCCTTCAGGTAAAGATAAAACCAATGCAATTAAATTGGTGGAAAGCTGTGTGAAAGCAGGATTTGATGGCATCATTTTCGGGGACTGGTTCATCATTCAGCAAATGAAGAAAAAGTATCCTAAGATACAATTCATTTATGAACCAGGAAACCACCATAACCATCTACATTTATCATTTCCTAAAAAAGCATAGAGGGGGTTGACTATGAGTGAAATAAAAACAACTATTGCAAAGGATGCGGCCGGTCGTTCTTTAGAACGAAAGACTTCTGGCCTCATCGGTCATGTTTTAAGGTATCATCCTGAATCACTACAATGTACGTGTGATGAGCACGGGTTAACTAATCCAGTAAAAGATACAGAACGACATACAGCAGATATAAAAGTGAATATGGGGAAAAAAGACCAAGTACTCAAAAGAGTTCCTTGTATGGTTTACTCGCAGGGAATTATCTCTAATGGTTTAGTTAAAGGTGATCGGGTTTGGGTTCAATTTATAGATGGAGATAGCTCACAACCTGTAATAACTGGTTTCTATCGAGAACCGACACAATGGGAAGTTGCTTCAAATACCTTCAAATTTGCGGTAGCTAATGTATTTAGTTTTATGACGGGGGGTTAATAGGTCATGTCTTCATGGAAAGAAAAACTTTTAAATATGGATATGGAACTTGAAAATAACGTGGATAATTTATTTATTCAAAGCACAGAAGCAAAAGGAAAAGATATTGGATTAATTAATCCTACAAGTGGGACAGGAGTATTAGCTAGAGAAGATGGGAGAGTAGAAGCTTTTGCTGATTATGGATTAGGTTTTAGGATGGATCCAAAAACCCAAAGCTTTTCTATTTTTGCGCCGAATCTTAAGATGTTTTATCAGAAAAAAGAAGAGATTAGTTACAATCAAAAGCTAAACTTTATACAGGGTGAGTATAAAACGGTGTTAGACAAACTAACGGAAGATGGTGAATAGGTATATGGGGAAATATAAAGAAATTGATATGTCCTTTTACGGAAAAGAAAAAATGGACTTTATTGATATTACCCCCAACGATGCGGGATATTACCTTACATGGGAGTTACAAAATGAAATTGGTGGATATGCAATTTATCGTAAAGATGTATCTGTGGAAGGATGGGAGTTAGTTGTTACATTAGATCAAAATGTAATGCATTACCAAGATAGCAAACCTCCTGTAGATAATCTATATGAATATCAGATATATGCCGTTATTGAAGGAGATCTTATATTAGGAGAACCTGACAATGCGGGTGGAGTTGATTTGGGATTAACAACGAATTATGAATCTGCGGAACAAGATGCAATGAATAGAATAAGAACTCAAAAAGGGGATTGGCGATCTCACGAGAATATAGGAGCAGATATGGAGTTGTTAGAAGGAGAGCCTAATACAAAAGCAACAGGAATACGTGGAGAAGAATCTATACATGAGACATTAACTTATGATGGTCGTTTCATGAGAGAGGACATTACTGTGAAAGCTGTTCCTACAAGTATTGATCAAATTGATTTTTACACAGTTGTAGATAGTGATGCCGATGATCCTATTATTGTTAAATCACCGCAAACTATTTAGAAAGAGAGGTGTGTTTCATGCTAGTTAAAAGAAGTAAAGAAGAGATTATTAAAGATGCTCTGGATGTTATTGTCACAAATACGCCTATTACCAATTTTAATGCAGGAAGTATTGCACGATCTATAACAGAATCATTGAGTGGAGAATTTGAGAGTCTTTATGAATTTGCTGAGGAAGTGCTTAACAATGGTTATTTAAGCAGGGCTATTGGAACGCATTTAGAGTTAATGGGCGAGATGTTTAATTATCCGAGGCGAACAGAAATTATCATAAATCAAGATACAGGTGTCGAAGAAGAAAAGCTAATTGATGATGACACATATAGAATAGAGCTATCAAAACAAGTAAGTGCAGCTGTCTCTTCTAATGAGGAGGCTGTAAGACTCGCATGTTTATCTATACCAGGAGTTCAGTCTATTTTTGGGAAGGAATATACACATGGGACAGGGACATTTAGCTTTATTCTTACTACTTTAAATGGATTTGACTCAGAAACAGTTAAACAGAACATGGAAAGTGTTTTGCAGCAAGTAAAAGCCTTTGGAGTGAAGCCTTATGTAATCCTACCTGATGAAATCTATTTAGAGATAGAACTACAGCTTATATTGAAAGAAGGCACAAGAGATAGTGAAGGCATACGCCTAAATGTAAAGAGTGAGTTGAATAATTATTTTGGTAACTTTTCAATAGATCAAGACTTTATTTATAATGATTTTGTTCAAAAAGTAATGAATTTGGACGACAATATTGTAGATTTTAAGGTTAAGTACTTTTATTTGAATGATACACCAGCACTTCTAACTAATCATGTGATTTCTGAAGAAGAACGGATTCGACCACGGTTAATCGAGATTCTATAATTAAATTAATTGGAGGTTTGAAACATGAGTCGCCCTACAAAAATACTGCAAAAGGATTTAGATGTTACTTTACAAACATTAATTAATCAACTGAAAGTTATCCAAGGTGACGCTATTACTTTAAGTGAAAAGTTATTAAATATTGATACATCAATGATGGGTAATGCAGAGGCTGAAGTTATTAGCGATTTAAAACAAGCTTATTTAGATAGTGGAAAGCCAATATCCCAAAGGGTAGCTGAACTTGAAGATGAGTTAGAAACAGGTAATTACAGTGAAGTATTTACTTATGAGAATGGAAATGTAATTAAACACGAATCTTCAGGAGATCGGGTTTTTACAGTTACCTATAATTACAAGGATGATGGAAGTGGAGAACTTATCAATTCAGTAAAAACATTCAGTAATGGAAATGGAAAAAATGTGCAAGTAACAAAAACATACTCCTATACAAATGGAGATATAACTGGAATTCAAACAGAGACTCTTATTAGCCCAGAAGAGCCTAGTGAATAAGAGGGTGATCATATGGATGTAATATCATTAAGTAAAGCTGTAAATGCATTGAAGGATATAGACTATCTTAATGAACAGATAATCGGGAATAAAGCTGAGTGTCGATTTAAAACAGTGGATCATCGATTAGATTGGATTGAAGGACAATCAGATAAATTGCTCGTAGGAAACAGTTATAATATTGATTTTAAACATGGCGTTTTTAACAATTTGGAACCATTAGATAATAAATTGCAATTAAAAGAAATTGGTAAGATTTTTGCCCCTTCAAATAATAATCTTTTACTAAAAAATCTAGATACGACATTTAGCATTACATTTAGTTCAAGTTTAGAATACTTTCATTTTCAAAATAGAATGTTTGATGGCAATTACTCTACAAGTACTAATTCAAGTATTTCCACTAGGTTTCCAGGGTGGTTTCAACTAAACTTCAACCAACCACACCTCATATCAAAGATGAAGTTTATCTATAGCGGATATGGCAAACCTAAAGAATGGATAATAGAAGGAAGTAATGATGAATCTGTCTATGAGACTATTTATCATGAAACTGATGAAACTAAAAAAGAAATAGAATTTATTATTGAGGAGCCTAAAGAATATCAATATTATCGTATTACTTGGTCAAGTATAAGAGAGGGTAATCGAATAACTGTAAATGAAATAGAATTTTATGAACTTGAAGAAACTAAAACTTATGTCCCCCAAGGTTCATGGACTTCAACTGTAATTGATTTGGGAGTAGGTTGGAATAAGACAAGTTTAGTTGATATCACAAATCAATTAAGTGAAACTACAAATATTGAAGTAAAAGTTGCTACTTCACAAGACGGAATCTCTTTTACTGATTTTGCTTCTATAGATATTGATAATCCAGTTCAAGCGAGATTTTTGAAATTAAAAGCTATTTTATCTTCAGAAGTTATATTTCCAACTGAAGAGACTGTCCAAGACGTTGCAGTAGAAACACCAGTAATAGATTCTATAAAGATAAACTACGATGAATTGACCATTGAAGGAAGGATGAAAGAATTAGAGGAAACCAATGTTGTTAATCTTTCTAAATTAAATTTCAAAGCTAATTCACTGATGCTATCTGAGAAATATAGATTACATGATTTAGTGATTGATACATTCGAAGATACAAGTGAAGTAGAAGAAGCAACTGGAACTTACGATGAAACTAATAAGTTGTATAGTGGTCAAGGAGAAGTAATTTTAACTCCTGAATTAATAAAAAATTCAAAGAGCTATTTATGGGTAATATCTGATGGAACAAAGGATGTCATACTGACATATTCGATAGACTTAGGAAATAATTGGGAAGAAATAAAAGAAGATACTATAATAAATATTGCATTAGAGGCAAATACAGAATTACAAATAAAGATCTCGTTACCGAATACTTCTTCTAAAGTATCTGCTATATCATTCGGTTGGGCGTAATCGCCCTTCCATCTATTTTAAATACAATGTATAATAATTGTAATGCCTTTCAATTAGGAGGTAGACGATGGATATAATTAGCTATCAAAAGGCTGCTAAAGCAAAGAGAGAAATTAAGTTAACACAAGACAAGTTGGGTATGAACGGCACTGAGCAAGATAAAGATATCAAAGATAAATATGAAAATGTAGATAATCGAATAACTGCATTAGAAGAAAAAGATCCTGGAGTGGAACTAGTAAACCGTGTATCAGATGTGTCTATACAGACTTCTATAAACTTAAATAAATATAATTTAAAAGTAAATTCACTGCTTAATCTCCAACGATACAAGTTAAAAGATTTAATTGTAGATGATTTTGCAGATGAAAGTGGTATAGACTCCAGCTTATCCATTAATTATTTCTACGACAAGGACAATAATTTAATTAGAATTGCTGAAGAGGGAAATAATGCTGAAATTGTCACCATAAAAGAAGATACAGAAGGCATTCCTGAAATGGTTATGGTCTCAAAAGAAACTAGTGAGCCTGGTATCATGCAAAGAGAGGTAGATTTAGCAAAGGGTACTTTTACAAATACAGTCTATTTAAATGGACAGCTTAAGTTAGAAGCAACTGGTGAACAAGTAATGGACGGTTATAAAAATGCAGTGCCAATGATGATTTCAGAAACAGCACCTGAAGGATTAGTGTTTGCAAGTACTTATTATGCATCCAATTATCCTTATCAAGCTTTTAATGGCGTTGCTTCAGACTTTTGGAACACAACAAGCTTAGGTAATTTTGTAGGATATATATTTGAATCTCCAAAAGTTATAAAACAAATTAGTCTAACAGCAAGAAACGATACTTTACCGTCCAGAACACCAACTTCTTTCAGGATAGAAGCATCTAAGGATACTACAAATGGAACAGATGGCAATTGGGTTGAAATAGCACAGTTCTCTGAAGAATTGAATTGGGCCATAGGGGAAAAAAGAATATATCAATTAAATAACGAAGAAGATTATATATCTTACCGTATTCTAATTCTAGATGCACAAAGAACTGATTACCCAACAATAGCCGAATTAGAATTTATAGAAGAAAATTATCTAGATAGATACTACAATGAAGGAACTTATGAATCTAATATTATTGACCTAGGACGAGTTAGTACAATTTCTGAACTTTTTTCAGGGTATAGTGATAATTTAGTACCAGTGCTAGAGCAGAATGAATCAGCAGAAGGCTTTGCTTTTGCAAGTGATTATTATGACTATGGAGATTATCCAAGAATGGCATGGAGAGCTTTTAACAATAACGTTTCGGATTTTTGGAATACTGAAAGATTAAATAATTACGTTGGATTTTGTTTTAATTATCCTCAATTAGTAAAACAAATCTCCATAAGTGCTAGAGCAACTGGGTTTCCAGAAAGAACACCATCAGCTTTTAGAGTTCAAGGTTCTTTTGATACAACAGATGGTAATGATGGAATATGGGAAGATATACAAACTTTCCACAATGAAGAAAACTGGTTTGGTGGAGAAACAAGATATTTTACTTTAAATAATTCTAAAAGTTATAAGGCATACAGAGTTTATGTGTTAGATGCTGAAAGAATAGACTTCCCTACTATTGCAGAGTTGCAATTTTATGGTTATAAAAACTCTTCTAGTAAAATTGATTTATTGATATCCACTTCATTAGATGGAATCAACTATTCAGAATACAAAATAGTTGATTCTGGAGGTAAATCTGAAACGGAAAAATGTCGTTATGTACGGTTAAAAGTCATTCTGAAAAGTGGAGAGAATAACTTAGGAACACCTAACATAGATCGTATTAAACTACTGTATAAGCATGAATTCCAAAAGCAAGCTATTCTTGTTTCAAGAAATAATGGACTTAATTGGGTTGAAACTAAAGAAGATGAACTTACTTATTTATCAAATCAACCAGAAGGAAGTGAATTAAGAGTAAAAATAATTCTTGAGAGTGGTCAAGAGTTACACGGTTTAAGCTATGCCTGGATATAACTAGTAAGAATAAAAGAGAATAGTTGGTGATTATAATGGATATTCTTTCATATGGAACATCAAGCAAAGCAGACAAACAAGAAAAAGTAACTCGTAATGAAATATTAGGAGAAGGAATTACAGGATCTTTCTTAACTATGAAAGAACGAATAGATAAAATCGATAAATCTATCCAAAACGTAACAAGACAAGCTGATAAATTAATTATTAATAATGCTGTAAATATAATGAAAGCTAATGCTAAATTAAATGCAATTGCTCAAAGTAAAAAGTATCATATGCATAATATGATCTTTGATGATTTACTAGATTTAAGTGGAATTGACTCTGTAAAGAGCAAACACTACAAACATGATACAAATCTAGGTACCGTTACAACTGAAGATAATCAAGAAGATAATTTCGCAACAATTGTTACAACCATAGAAGAAACAGATGCACATATAGATAAGGCAGTTTTATCAATTGATGCAATAGAACCAGAACCTCCAAGTATTTTAGACTTAAGCAATGGGGAGGATAATAGCTTTAAATATATTGCACCCAATGGAGTGACAGTAAAATCTTCTGCTAAAAAATATGAATATAAAGATCATCCTGAATACTACGCTTTAAGTCATTTATTTAATGGTACGATAAGTATATCGGATGGTAGTATATTTCATTCTGATCCACACAGTTATTGGTTAGCAGATTCAAAAGGCAGTCAATCACTAATATTTGATTTTCAGTCAATCGGAAATCCAGTTATTGAAACTATTAGGGTATATCCAAGAGCAAGAAATGATGCTTCTTCCAATTATAGGATACTTGTTTCAGATGATGATATTAATTATGAAGAAGTTGTTCCATGGGTGACGAACACTCATGATGATAACACACCATATGAAACAATGCGTGAATATGAATTGTTGCTAAGTAATAGATTTGTTCGATTTGAATTAACACGGAATGGAAGTTGGGGAATAATACTCTCGGAAATAGAATTTATTGTTGATTCAATTTCAACAAAGATAAAATATTATATCTCTCGAAATGGAGGGGAGACGTGGGAAAAAATTAAACCTAACACACTATTCTACTTTTCTGATTCAGACCAAATTGATAACAAGCTTTGTTTAAAAGTGGAAATACCAAAAGGAGCTAAATTATCAAGCTACGCTATTACATGGTCATAAGGAGGGATGAAAATGACAAGAGAAAGAATTAGTCTTATTTCAGATGACGACAAAAAGATGCAACAGCTTGAAGATAGGATTCTATCAGGAGAAATTAATAAAAACAATTATGAGCAGTTAAATTTAACACAACAAAATGAAGTCAATAGAATCTTGTTTGAAATTGCAGAAGAAAAAATAAATCTAAGTAAAGGAGTATCTGCTGTAGAATTTGTTTTGTTTGCATTCATTCGTTTGATTTCAAAACAAGTTAATGGCGTTGCAATGACAGCTGAAGATAAAAAAATAGAAGCTGGATTACAAAAGGTTTTAGATTTACATGAGATTTATAATGAAAACATATCTATGGAAAAATGGCTATTTAATTATATGGAATATGCAGAAACAGCTGCTATAAAAATACTAGGAAACCGGGAGGATCATATACAAAGAAAAAAGGGTGTAACTGGTCATGCTTAAAGGATTGATTCAATGCTTGCTTCATTAAATTAAAGTAAAAGGTTGCCTATTCATGGCAACCTTACTATACAAGCATTTATGGCTTTTCATCAAGCTGTAATCTCGGGCCAAACATATTACTCGGCTTGATTTTTTTCTTTCTTCTTTTCTTTTTCCTTTTTTGTAACTTCTACAAGTTCTTTGAACTTACCATCCAAATCTTTTAAGAACTTTTGGCTATCATATTCTCCGTTACCATTTAGAGCAATATCAATCCTTGCATAAACTTGTTTCAAGAATGCTTTAGCTTCTTCCTCTTTCATTTCATTTACACAGTTGAGTACATTGTCATAATGATTTACAGATTCTTCATCAGCTAACTTCTTTTCAAACATATACAAATCCTCCTGTAAATTATATAAATATGTCACAAGTCCAGCACCACACTATTTTGCGATGTGATATACTATATTTTACCATATTTTTGGAAGGGAATGTAATTAGATGAACAAAAGAATTATAATTTCAGTCTTTCTATCTATTCTATTTTTGGTCGTAAATTTCCAAGAAGTCGATGCAGCTGTAGATGGTGAAGGAGACCAATATTTCGTTACTTTTAAAACAGAGGTGAATGAAGGTATTATTACAGACCATAATGGTGAAATAATTAAAGAATACACCATATCACCATCACTATTAGTAGAATTACCCAAAGGTAGTGTAGAAGTAATTGAGGAAGCAGATGAAGTTGTTAGTGTTGAACCTAATGTAGAGGTGGAAATTAGTGGTTATGAAGATATTGATTGGGGCTCAATTGATATTGACCCGCAAGAACAATTAGTGCCATGGAACATAGATTATATTGGTTCTACAGCTGCCCATCAACTTGGAATAAGCGGAAAAGGAATTAGGGTTGGAATTATAGATTCTGGTATTAATCCACATAAAGATTTAAAAGTAAGTGGTGGAATAAATATATTGGATAATAGCGAGAACTACTTTGATGGTTATGGCCACGGTACTAAAGTAGCAGGAATTATAGGGGCCTTGGATAATTCTTATGGACTACTAGGAGTTGCATCAGATGCGGATCTCTATTCTATCAAAGTTTTAAAGAATGATGGAAAAGGTCTTATAAGTGATGTCGTAACAGGAATAGAGTGGGCAATTGAAAATAAAATGAATATAGTAAACTTCAGTCTACAAACAAATGTGGAAACAGATATTCTTAGAAAAGCCATTAAAAAAGCAAACGAGAATGATATCCTGCTCGTAGCATCCTCAGGTAACATGGGAGGTACTAAAAAGGACGATACTGTTACTTACCCGGCTGCTTATGATGAGGTTATTTCAGTAGCAGCAATAAATAAAAATGGTGAAAGATACGTCCATTCTAGCACTGGGAAGCGAATTGATATATCTGCTCCTGGTGAACTAGTTTATACTACAGTCCAAAGTGGATTATATTTCTTAGCGAATGGCACATCCATGTCTGCTCCTCATGTTAGCGGTGTAGCTGCTTTAGTGCTACAGAATAATCCAAAATTGAATATTGAAGAAATAAGGAAGATACTAGTTAAGTCAACAAAGCCGTTAGGAAATCCTCATTTATATGGAAAAGGCTTAATTGATGTTCAAAAGGCTATCAAGTTCAGTAATTAAAAAAGTAAATATTTTACTATGAAACTATTTACAAAGTATTAGACATTTAGTATTCTATAATTGCTTATAGTAAAAAATTACCAAAAAAGGGAGAGGGAATTATGTTAAGGAAATCGTTTATTAGTTTCATGGCGCTTATGCTACTGGTTTCTTTTCTAGTACCAAGCGCAAGTTTCGCTGCTGAAAAATCCAATAATATGAAGGAGCCGGTTGTATCTGATAATTACATACAGGATGAGCCTTCAAATGTTGATGATGGAGAAGTTGAAGCTGCTGGTAAAACTGGTTGGATAATTAAAGGTGCAATGCAAATTGCTGAACTTGCAGTTAGATATGGTGGTTCTGGACTATCAAAAATCGTAAAGTTCCTTGATGCAGACCAAGCAAGATATCTCTCTAAAAACAGTGATAAAATCGCTGATGGAATTGACGATGCTCAGAAAAAAATTAGTGACTTAGAAGATTATTCACAAAAACGTTTAAGTGGAATTATTCAACAGTCACTTGACAATATGGGTGTTTCAAAAACATACTATGTTCCAATTGGCGACGCAATTGCAGCGGGAGTAATGCTACTAATTTAAATTGATGCGAGTAAAGGGTTTCAATCATCGAAAAACGAAGATTGAAACCCTTTTATTTTGAATGATGTTCATGATCGTGCAGATTCCAAAACTAAAAGAAAACTTAGGAGGATATCGTGTACATCGTTCTAAAATACATGATAGCTATAAACAACCATTAGAAACTGGGGATGCAAATTTTACAGAATATGAAGTTGCAACAGTTGTGAACTAGCCTACTACATGTTGTAACAGCAATAGATAATTCCTTATAATTTATAAAGAAAAGCGTATTTGTAATATCGTCAAGTACGCTTTTTAATGTTATAATATTGAAAGGCATTACAATTCGGACGGAGTGAATTTGGAAATGACACTATTAGAGTCGCAAAGATCATCGCAGGTATATGCAACAAAATATAATAAAACTGGTCATTCTGCGAATGTGGATTTGATTGCTAATGGCCCATTAGATTTGACTGTAAAGCAAGATAATTATGGGTTAAACGATAAGCCAATCATTCATAATAATGGTGAGTGGTACACAGATTACCGTTTAACCGATCTGCAATTTGAATTAAGTACAAATGAAACAGATCCTAGTATTAAAATCACCATACCTTATTCTAATAGGTTAACAGCAATAGAAGCTAAGTATGCTATTATTTGTTTTTATGACCCTGAAACCCATGAATGGAATGAAATTGATTCCATAAACAATACGGAACAGATGAGCTTTGAATTTGAAACAGATGTTAATGGGATATTCGGAATATGTATTAATAAATATTGGTATTCAACATTCACACAATCACTTGCAAATGAATATCCGCAATGGACGAGAATCCGTAAATCAAAAGAAAGTATCGGACAACAATTTCTTAACTTTTTTGGGATCCATCTAGAAGAAGTAGAAGACTGGTTGAATTGGATTGATGAGCAGAAGCATTTAGTAAGTGCAGAAACAAAAATGCTTGATTGGATATATACCTATTCCCTTCCAAAAATAAATCAGAATGATGATATCCGTATCTTTTATCAGAAGGATAATAAAACCTATTTACTACCAATATTAGAAAGCATTCATGAATTTTTCTATAACGATGCAAATGAAGGTGGGATTATTGATTACCGGGAAAGGAAATTTTATTGCCAAGATAGCTACGATCAAATAAGAGGGATTGTTAAAAATAAAGATGGAGTATCTGAATTTAAGGCGACTCCCAAACCTTATCATATTTGGAATACACTAGATGAATTCGGTCTTCTACTTAATTTAAAGCGAAATTATCTAGAAACGAACACTGCTTTTAAAAATAGATTATTAGATGTTTTTCGTTATCCAGCCAATACTTCAAAAGATGGGCTTTCAAGCGGGATAGCTAGAGAGCTGAATTTAATAACTCATAATGAAAATTGGCTGGATGATTCGAATCCCTTCTTAATTTACAACAAAAGTGGATGGTTAGTTGATCTTAATTCAATCAAAGTGGATTATCAGCCACTAGAGTCAGATCAGTTTGAAATATTAAATGGTAATCATATCCTTATCTATCCATTGAATCAAGGGAGAAACCATACAGTTAGTTTAATTGCGGGAATAGAGAAGTATGAATTCCACGATACATCTAATCCAGAATTACATTATTTAATGTTTAAAGATAACGGTCAGGCAACAGAACGAATGATTGATTGGGTAGCTTACATTAACACTGTTGCACCTATTATGTGGAATAAGTTTAAATGGGGTGAGGGATACTGGGATACAGTTTCTAAGGAATTAAGTGGCGTAGGTTATATTCCAAATATGTGGGATACAGACACAGAAAATTGGAAGAACTATTCATTTACACATAACCGATGGGAGGATAGTGCGATATGGAAGAGAATATAAACCCAGATCCAATTAACGTAGAAGAAACAGACGAAATCGAGCGCAATGATGAAGATTATCAAATCGATCCGTGGACAGAAGACAACGAAATGGCAGAATACATTCCTCCTCGGGGGCATCTTACAGAAATACAAACAGAAGGAAAGGAAGAAATCGAAAAGGTTAATGCCTTTCATTCTGGTATTGGAGATAATGATGATCTCTTCTTAAAAACCCCGGAATCGGAAGAGCTAACGATACCATTCAAATATGCAGCAAGACATAGAGGTAGAAAAAAACATCAAACAACTATCTACCCAGAGATACCTTTTGAATATGGAATTCATTATGAAGGTGAAGAACTGGTTACGGATAATGAACAAGCCTATGATCATCGAGTAGATGCTTACCCTGGTAAAACCATGAAATATTCTGTAAAGCAAAAGGATCCACAACCAACAAATAGAGATTGGGAAGCGCAGCTAAATGTAGAATCTAGAGTAAAGCAAGAAACGTTGGAATATGCAGTAAACTGGAGAGGGAAAGCTGCTGTTGAAGCAGTGTCTGGAGCAGCTGATCTTTTTACTAGTAGAAACGGAAACTTTATAGGGCCCGGTCCACGATCTGTTTGGAATAAATCTGGAAACTATGTAAAGGAAATAGATAACCGTTCACATGCTAGTGGTATTATAGCTAAAGAGTTCTATAACTGGACGGATTATGAAGCTGAATACGAATTCAAAGCAATTAAATCTACAGGTCTGAGAAGTGACCCTTACGCTAAAGTGGTGACCTCATCAAACAGATTAGTATCCATGCCTGGTGCCGATAATGATGTGCTTGGCTTTATCTTTCGTGCAGATCGAAATAATAAAGATTTCTATATTTTTTTATGGGAAGGCGATGAAACCTGTGTAAGTTCATGGAAACCCAAAAGCTATAATGGATACAATATGCTAACTGGTAATTTAACTGGGGGCTATTCTCATACAAAAGCTGAAAATAAATACTCTAGATATACTGTTAGTACAAATCTAGCAACAATTGGAGTTGGCAATTATTATAGTGGGATGAAATTATCTTCTAGTCAAATGTCTAAGTACCGTAATATTAGCAATAATTATGGTTGGGGGAAACAGCATTATAAAGTATATAAAGTAACCAATGGTGTAATGCGGGAAGTAAAGATTAATTATAGAGGTAATGGCGCTGGTTGGAAACAGGACTGGTTTAATATGAACTGGAAAAATAGTGTAAAAGTAAGGTGCACAGGTAATCAAGTAAAAATCTACACTCAAAGTTACAAATCAGGTAGATATAGTGAAAATAACTATAGGTTAGCAGCCCAATTTAATGTAAGTAGCAGCTTTTCAAAGGGAAGTGTCGGGTTAGCAACTTTTTCTCAATCTGTACAATTCGAAAAGATAGCTGTTACTCGATGGGATGACATTTCAGGTAGAAAGCCTGAAAGTGGGTGGTATAAATATAAAGACCCTGGTTCTAAAAAGCTTGCGAGCTCTGGAGCTTCTTATGTAAATAGTGAAGCTAGGGCTGCAGCAAGAGCTCAAACAGGACTTTCTAATCCCGACTACGAAGTAAATTCAGTAACAAGAATAGTTAGGGATTCATCTAAGGGAGCCATGAGTGCTTCAGCAAATGGGCCAGTAACAGTTAAAACATACAATCCTCCAGATGCTGGGCAAATCAGAAAACATAAAATTATAAAAAAAGGTACTGCTTTTATTACACCAGAACAAATTTCACCATCTACCGCAAATGTAGTTTTTCGAACAGCAGATGAGATATTTGGGGTAGATTTACAAAGGTATCTGGATAAAAATCCAATATTGATTTATGAACGGTCTAATGTACAGATTAATGTTCCATCCAATCCATTAGATGATTGGGATTTAGAAGGTGAACGTTTTACAATGTGGGAGAGGAATCCAGAAGTTATTGAAACAACGAAAGACTTCACTGATAAAGTTTATGCTTATCAAGGATGGTATCAATCAATTGATTGCCGTGAAGAATTTGATGGTCTACAATGGGCCACTTATCATTTATCCGTGGTTCCACAAACGATTAATGATGACTACGATGAAATCGAGTTAAAGAATGAAAAGGTTTATATGCGTACTACAGAATGGTATCAGGGAACATATCCAGCAGATATCAAGAACGAAGGAATTGTAACAAATAGAGAACATAAATTTGTAGATATCCCACCTATGCCAGAGCATTACATCGAACCTAACACTGGGGAGGTAATGTATCATGGTTATGAGGATGTAGAATTCCTCCTTATCCAAATAAAGCCTAATGCTACTAATGAAGTCTGGATGGGGTTTAAAAGTAATTTTGAAAATGAAAATACCAACATTACAACAGAACCAATAAACATTATTAATGGACGACCGCTTATTAAGACAAAACAAATTGCTGACCAAGTGGAAATTCATTGTGAGGATCGACCTCGATTGGTGCCGTGGATATCTGGCAAATACATTGGATACGGAAAAGTTAATGGGAGAAGACCATTCTTTAAAGATGGCCTGGGGAAGGCAGATATGATAGATGTACCAACTGATGTTGTTTATATTCCAGATCATTTAGTTTCACTTACCGGACCTTATATAGAAGTAAATGATGAGCGAATAAACTGGAATCTTTCAGAGGATAAGAAGACAGTTGATTTTTTCTCTGATCATATGGATGCATATGTGTGGTACACAGACTGGTATAGTGAATGGAAAGAATGCAATACAGAATTTACTATTTCTTCAAATGAAACATTAACAATTGAAGACCCAATTGAAATTGATCCAAAAGAAGATCCCTATTATGATATGGCTGATACAATTATTGATAAATTTGAAGTTATTAGTACAAATCCATTTGTAGATGTATGGACAGAAGAAGTGAGAGGTGAAGGAAGTGGATGGAATGGGTACTATTATCAATATCCTTTGCTCTCACATATTATCGCTGAAAGTATGCAAGCCATTGGTGACTATCAAGAAATGATTCAAAGCTATCAAATTAAAGATTACATGGATGAAGTTGAAGTGGATATTGATCATGACGGATTTCAAATTATATCGGTTATTAGAGATGATATAGAACTTCCAAATGATAGTGAGAATGGATGGACGCAATATAATGATAAGATTATCTTACACGGTAATGCCATCCAACCAGGGATGGTTCATATTCATTATAGTCTAGGTTCGGTAGAGAGAGAATTTGTTTTAAACAAACCTACTGGAAAAGACATTCATGTTTATCACAATGGGATTCTTTTAAACAAAAGTCAATATGACATTGATAGTAATCGGTTAAGGATTTATAGCAGTCTAAATAAATATGATTGGCTGCATGTTCAATCATATATATCAGAAGACCAGTTTAATCCTGACGCTAAAAATTACCTTGGAGAATTAAAAGGGACACGAATTGATCCAGAAATATGGTTTGATTGGGGAAATGGATCTCCTCTTCATGAATTTATGGAACAACAAAGAACATCTATTTCAATGATGGCATTAAATCCTAATCTACATTTCCGCTTTCATCTCGACATGGAAGTAGTTTACCCTATTCAAGAAATAATTGATATTTCTAATTTCACAGGTGAATGGGTTCAATGGGATGAAGACCCAATAGAGCAAGAAGGATTGAATGGCCCAGGAGATTGGCATGGTCCACCAGAAGAAAACTATCAAGAAGTTACTAACCTGAAAAATCAAAATCTAAGGTCAGGATGGTACAATCCATCTGATTTGAACCGTACAGATTATAGATTTGGATTTAAAGTTCAAGTGCGAGATGGTGACGATGATATGTATGGAGCTATATTTAAGTTTGATGACACCACCCAGAATTTTTATTCATTTGAGTGGGATGGCGGAGGCGTTGATGTAAAAGGTATGGCAGTCTTTAAAAACACTTGCTTAAATCCTGAGGAAGCTGGAGTAAGTAAACTAACATACGATAAAGTTATGTTGGCTCATAATAATCTGACATGGACCCCAGATGCCAATGAAATTAATGAAATTGAAATTAGTACAAAAGGCAGTCAAATTAAGGTATGGACAAATGGAGTCCTTCAATTTGATTTAACAGATGTAGACAACCCCTTTTTAAAAGGAGCTTGGGGTCCTGTTACTCGCTCACAGCCATATACCTATTTCTGGGATTTTTGGTTGCAAAAATACCAGCGTATCACTCCGAATGAGGAGCCTTCATTCAGTCAAATAATGAGCTATGAAATAGAGCGACCTGTGATAGAGGATAATCCAAATATCGAAGTTCACATATCAGATAGAGTTCAGACCTTGTTATATGAGCCATTAAGTATCTTTGTAGAAGGTCACAATCTACAGGTAGATGAATTAGAAGTAGAATACTTTATTCGAAATGACAGTAGTGATTACCAAACTTATTTCAAGAACCAGCAGGAAACAGGGCAAACAATAACACAGATAGGTGAGTCAGAGGTATACGCAACTGTCCGAGGTCATAATCCTCCTCCGCCTCCACCAGAGAATAAACCAATCGATAATAAGGATGAACCTAGTATCGAACCAATAACATTACCAGAAGCTAATCCGAATAATTATTTTGCTATTAGCTGGGATGGTTACTTATTTGCTCCTGAAACAGGTTTTTATGAATTTTCTATTCAAGTAAGTGATGCTGTAAGAATGTGGGTGAATCACCAACTTATTATTGATAAATGGGATCGTAATACCTATAACGAATATACAGATACATTCTATCTAGAAGGTGGCAAATGGTATCCAACTAAATTAAATTATGCAGACTTAGAAGATAGTGCCTTGATCCAATTAAGTTGGAAAACCCCAAGTGGTCGTTATGAAAAGCTTTCTTCGTCTAACATCTCACCTTATTTAGGATATAACATAAAGGCAGAAATAAAGGAAGAAATGCCAATGCCTTGGAGCCCTAAAATTCACAATGGATACTATTATTTCCAAGAAAGAGAACATTATCTATTTGCTAGGGAGATAGAGCTTAATAAAGTAGTCCAAGAAGAAGAGCTACTAATTTCCCCAAGACCTAAACAAGGGAGCCCTATCATTATTGAAACGTTAGATGGAAGACTGCTACGTAAAGTAAATTTCTATAACGAGTATAATCATATTTCCTTAAAAAATAAGGAAATAATTAAAGGGAATGGTTCTAAAAACTATTACTTAAAATACCAAGATATAGATAACTCAACACTAACTGTTAGTGTCAATGATCAAGCGATTGATGATTATGAGTGGGATCAAGAGAAATCCTGTATTTGTTTCAAGGAAAAGATGCTTGCTAAAGATAAGATAGAAGTGTCTTATAAAATTCAAGACAGCTTTTATGTGATTGAAAACCAGAATGTGAGTAAGGACCAAGCAGCAGTTGTCTTTCATAATTATCAAGAATTAAATGAAGTAAAAATTAAGTATGAAGGACATGAAGCAAGTCCGTTTTATAAGACAAATGTAATGACCAATCCTTTGCTCAATCATAATCATAAAGGGTTCTTCTATTTAACAAATAAAGTTGATAGAAATGCTAAAAGTATTAATCTTAATATATCACCAAATAGTTTAGATACTAGCGGAACAGAAAAGGTATTACTAACAGTAAGGGTATATGACAAAAATCATAATCCAATTCCTAATAAAGCATTTACTATATTTAGAGATGGCACTCGTATATATAATGGTTTCACGAATGAATCCGGAGAGTATTACTATATGGACATTCCTCCTGTTTCTAACGAGTTGTTTTCTACCTACAGAGTAGAATGTGAAAGCATTGAGAACAGCATTTTATTAAACTTCTTTGAAGACAATATTAAACAAAGAGCTTTTATCGAACTTAAAGCAGGAAAGTCGACTTTATTAGGGAATAGTGAAGATGAAGTGGGTATTTATATTACACTTCGCAATCATGAATGGTCTGTGATTAAAAATTCAAATGTAACAGTCTCTTATATGGATACCAATCAGGTGAGTCATTCAGAAACAATCACTACTGACCAATATGGTCAGGGGATGATCATTCTTAGCGGTCAAATTGAGAAAAATGGAATCATCTATGTTACAGCTACTTATGACATGGGAGAAGAGCATGCTAAAACAGATTTATATTTAAAAGTCATTGGAGGGTAATTCCCTCCAATGTACATATAAATAGATTGGAGGATTACAATATGTCAGATAAAGAAAAACAAACGCATGCTTATGATGAAAAATTAGAAGATAACACATATACGATGCGTTTAGGTGGAGAGGTTCCAGAAGGAGACGTTAATCTTGGATATATTCATACACCTAGGTTAGATCACAATGAAAATATATCGATTATAAATACGTCTTCTATCCCTGAAAATGTAATACCTCAAGAACAAAAAGTTTCCTTAGCAGCGCCAGATGAAGAAGGAAAGCTAGTATATGTATCTACATATACTGGATTAGATTCAATCCAAGAGAAACCGCCATATGACTTATTCCCATCAAGGGATATTAACGTTACAAGACAGTTTAAAAGTAATAAGCATTCCACTGATGAGGCTTTGTTTTATAAATTTGAAATTAAATACCATTATGATAGTAAGCAGGGTGAGCCTAATAAAGTTGTGAAATACAGGGGAGACCAAATCAAAATTGTAGATGAAAATGGTAATCCAATTGATGACATTAAACACGATATCTATGTAATGGCTATGGAAGATAATCCACATATTCATTGGGTGAAAATATATCTGCATGAGAATACAAATGAAATTGATACGTTTAAAGTAAGATATAATCATATTGACAAAGTAGTTCCAGAAAATGCAGTGCAAAGTTCAACAAACGAGTTAGAGCTTTACAGTAACGCAGATAATACGATAGAGGCATATGGTAGAACCAAACAATTAATTGAGGGTGGAAAGCTTCGCATTGTAAATGGGAATAGCGCTTTTCAGCCAGTAGAAAGAAAAATATTAGACCAATCAGACGCAAATGACGAGTACTATTATCTTGAAGAAAAACCAGCGAATGATGGATACGAAGTATTTGTTACTCAAAAAGCCGAGTTTGATCCAAGAAAGAAAAACATGTTTAATTATAAAGTTATTGCAAGATATAAAGATCCTACAGGAAAGGATCAAATAGCAACAGTAGGATATATCAACGATTGGGTTGTAAATCCAAATGCATTATTGAATCATGAGAAAAGAGAATACACCCAAGAATGGAAGCAAATAGGGATGCCTTATGGAGAAAGAAAATTAAATGTAAAAGATATGATTGAGCTATCACAACCAATCGGAACTCCTTCCATTCCTCAAGAAGCTACTTATGAAATCCTAGATGCCAAGGGAAATCTAATGTATACCACTGTCGAAGCAATTGATAATGAAAATGTTGAAACATTAATTCAAGAAAGACTAAATGACTTTGCTGCTGCTAAAGCAGATAATGTAAAGCCTGATGAATGGACTAGTGCAAAACATCCTAATGTAAAACTCAGAAGTCTGCCTATTAATCATAAGGTAAGTGTAATAGCAGAAAGACAAAAGACACAATGGGATTTTGAATTTAAAGTAACAGGTTCGGGTATCATCGGAATACCTACGTTATATACAGGAAACTGGTGGGTAGTTGGAGATGTAGTTATAAAGGATGAAAGTGGGGAACAAGTTGAAAGAGTTGATATCTCAACAGACCAGCACCCAGTAACATTTGATAGTCATAATCAAATACGTATTATAAATCAAAGAGTTGGATCAATGTTGGAGCCATTCATAAAAAATTATATAGACAAATACAATAATGCATCTTATGAAGTGAAATCTTATACTGCTAAAAGTGATAAAGGTGATATCTTTCTAGATATTGATGAAGCGGGTTATGGATATGTATGGGGCCACACAACAAATCCTAAAGCTGGTGGAACTGATATAGAGCTATGGGAGACATCTGATAATAATCTAGATGTTCATGGCAGCGGGCATGTTAATTATCATGCTGATGGGAATTTTACAATTACTGCAAGTCCTACAAAATTGCCTACAGAGAAAGTTCCAGAATTTGTTGAATCTTTTGCTTGGAATATGCCAGTAATAACAAAGGGAGAAAACGTCTCTGTCACTTTAGATGATGATGGAGAAACCATTCTTGTCTCTGCTGATAAGCCACCTATTATCCCTTTAGATAGGTCAATCACAATTGAACCAGAACCTATTCATAAGCTAGATGGTATTAAAAAGATTGAAGAATTGTTAGGGGAAGGGAATATTATGGAGCAATTACAACTTCCTAATGATGTGCCAATACATGAAGTGCTACTTCGAATAGAAAGAGGAGAACTAAAAGGCAATTCAATGATTGATCAAGACCATCGGATAAATTATAGATTTCGACAGCAACAAGATGGATTAATTCGCTATCCTGTAGATCAGTTTAAAGATGAATTAGGAGTAAATCGACTTCGAATGTCAGGATTATATCATGACTATTTACCAGTTGAATTTAAAATTGATTATGAAGTGGCAGTACCAGTTAATAAGAAAACTAAGATGCAAGAACTTTTCGCTCGAAACGCTGTAGGGGCAGTCATGATAGAAAAGACACCAGGTATTGCTTCTTGGAAGATAGAAAATGGAGTTTTAAAAGATGATGAAAACCAAAGTGCATTTGTTGGTGCATATAATAAGATGCATCTAGATGTAGAAAATCATGTTACAGATTTTTCATTTAAAACTGTTGGAACTGACGATGATTTAGTTGGCGTTCTATTTAGAGTTCAAGACGAAGAAAACTTTTACTTTTATGCTATTGAAGGAGATAGGAACGGGACAGCTGAGGTCTCGACTCGGATAGAAGATGTTCAACCAGCATCACTTCATGAATGGGATATCTTTCGAAGGCCACAGGCTAGTTCTGATCAGGATTATCTGACAAAACGAGGGTGGAGACTTTATCACCAGCGTGTTTATAAAGTTGAAAATGGTAAAAAAAGTGTTGTTGCTGAAAAGTCTACAATTACGAATCAGGGACACATTCGGAACTGGCAAAATAATATTCGGGTTGAGTCACATGGGAAAACAACAAACCTCTATTTTCAAACTGGGACTATTGCAGAGGAAGATTGGAAACGTGCATATCAAATCGAAACGAAATGGAATAAAGGAGCTTTTGGTGTCTTTAATTATAGTCAAAACGTTGAGTTCCTCAATATCCAAACAAGTGAATTAAAAACTGTAACTGGATCTATTCCAAATTTGAATTATACTGGAAGACCAAGAGCAATTATGGCTGAGAATACTCGAAAGTTTTGTGATCAAGATGTTAAGAATCGTATTGCTGGTTCCGGTTATAATACTGACTCTTATACGCCAATATCTTATGTTGGTACTGTTACGGGAAATAGCGGAGAGGTAAGTGTTTCTATAACGGGAGAGGGACCGATACAAGTATTTTCTTTTGTCGATGAGACAAAGTTGGCAGCAGATGTTGATCTGGTTGCTTGGACTCATTATGAAGATTTACAAGCATCTCCTTTATTTGCTATTAAAATAGATGATAGTAAAAAATTGGACATAGATATGCCTAAAGTAGAGGATGCGGATTTAGAAGTTGAGAACTGGTACCTAAGAATAAAAAATGGAAGGTTTGAAAAGAAACTGCAGTTACCCTATTTTGAGCCACAAGAGCGTACACCTTCCATTTATAAAACATATCCAGTGCTATTAAACTACGCACCCAAAGAACCAGATGACATCGAGGAAGTCACGTTACAATATGCCGTTCCTGAATATACTAATCAAGAATTCTATAATCGTCCAACCACATTGGTCGAGAGAGAAACACCTATTATATTAGATGAATTTGCAATAAAAACTAAGTATTATCCAATCTGTCTTAAATCAGAGCAAGAAATAAGCTACATTGAAGTAACTGCTTTTAGGAATAATCAAGCTAGAGTATTACGAGTTAAAGATATTGATGCTGCCAAAGGTATTATATATCTCATCGATCGAATAAGAGAGCAAGATAAGGTTATTATCAGGTATGCTTATGAAGAATATTGGTACACTTACAGAGGTTTTCATAAAAGAGAAATAGAATATGAAGTAATACCAACGGAAGTTCCCATGGCATCAGAAGTGACTTTTGAAGTTTATGCAAAGGGTGAAAGAAGAGAAATTGAAATAATTGAACCTGAAACTAGAACGGTTTTTGGTTTAACGTCTGGCTTTAATATGAATGATGTGTATTCTGACACTCAAGGTATAAATGGCGTAGCTAACAGACTTCCATATAGATGGGATTTCTATAGAGAGCAACAAAGCATTATAAATAATCCTGTAGATCTTTTATTGGCTGGAAGATACTTAAATCAAATCACTGACGGGGTTACTCAACCAAATGAGTCTGTATTTGAAGACATAAATACCTATTTCTTTAGTAACTTAGGTGATGGTATTTATATTGTTCCTATATTAGAAGAAAACGAATCGGTTCGTGCAGAAAACGCTAATCGCACCTTAAATGAATTTGGTGTCTCAGTAAACCATATCGGAGATTACTCTACAAATGATGCTTCTATTGAAGTGAATACAGTACACCCTATTTTTGAAAGTTACAATGGGACCGAAAACTCGATAGAGATTGAAGGAGATTGTGAGCTTGTTATTTCTAATTCAATGGTTACTCCAATTGCTTGGATAGATGAAGCAAGAGAGCATGTCATCATTGCATTATACGAGAACGGAGATCAAAAAGTCCTCATAACCTGTAATCAATCTAAATATCTATTTGAAAATGACAATGGATATAAAGATATTATGAATCAATATATTGAAGCAGTTCTAGGAAATGCATCAACAATCGAAAATGAGATTATTATAACCGATGAAAAAACATTTGGCCCAGTAACACAGAAATTAGAGGAAACCTATGTTACTGGCAGATACCAAGAAGAATACGAGATAAACCATATATTAAAACCAACAGAGCTATTTGGAGAAGAGTGGGTATCTTTTGTCGAGGAATTTAAGCAACACCAATTGGAATTAACGCCTAATATCTCACATCAAATTATTGGAGAGGCTCCATTCAATTCTACAATTAATTATGTTTATGACCAAAAACATCCTGATCAAAGAAGTATGGAATATAATGATATTATTTCTATAAATTCCATTGTATCTATTGACCCAATTTTAGGAGAAAAGATACTGGCAGATTATTTCTTTCATTTAGATTTAAATCCAAGTCCTGGTCATACACACACAATCAATACGAACGGTTTTCTTGAATGGATTCCACTCGATCATGAAATTGATTCATATGAGAAAAGAGAAGCCACTTCAAATGAGTTACTTGTAAAACCGATGCATATTTACATTCGACCTGTATTAATTCAGGATAAAAATGGCGATGTAATAAACGGGACTCAAAATAGTCAGGTAATACGGCACACCGATCAATCATTTTGGTTCGATGATAAGGACTTTAAATACGATGCGAGTATGTTTCGATTAGGGAAAGTGATTCTACAACCTAATAGTAAAATAAAGGATTCTGTTATATTAGATACAAGAACCAGAGGTGGAGGTCTAGATGAAGCTTTATCCAGAAAGATAATTGAAGAAGTAAATAAAGAGTCGCTGCACCATTGGGATATTGGATATTTTGATGGCCAGGCTTATCAAGAAAACGGAATAATTATTATACGTTTACCAAAAACCCTATTAAAAACTAAAGACAATCCTTCAGGGTTTTATGAAAAAGAAATACACGAAGCTGTAAATAAACACAAAGCTTTCGGAGTGTTACCAATTATTGAGTTTTACGATCCTGAGGAGCTCAAAAAAACATCATTTCCAGATGAATTAGATTTACAAAATACAGAAATTTTTGAAATATAAAATGAAATGTAATGCTTTTCATGATAAAATAGTAACGAGGTGAAGAAAATGCCGGTTTATTCAGAAAGGGAATTGATTCCTTTTGTGAACGAATTAGAAGCAAGACTTATGTCTGCTAACAGGGAAATTGAAGACTGGAGTGAGTCAAAAGGAAGCATCTTAAATAGTATCAGTAAAGTTGGGTCAAATACAACAAGATCAACAACTGCACTTGTGAAAGCTGATGAAGCCTTAGCAGAAATAGGAACTGCTACATTCGATATTGTTGCAAGTAGAGGACAGCGTTTAAAGAAGCTAATTGATAATTTGAAAGAAGAAATGGTAGAGATTGCTAAAGACACGGAAGGCAGATCGAGCTCGGACCCTCGTATTAATAAAGAAATTGATAATGCAGTAAGTGAAGTGGATGGCATTATTAAAGATGGATTAAAATTAGATTATCGACTTCAAAAAATTACTGACATTGCGCTAGAAGGAAAAGATATTAGTGATAAGGATCTTATTATTCCTTATGTATATGAATTACAAGAAGTAACATCAAGAGAAATTCAGATTCCTTTATTAGAGGGTGCTGCATTTGTTTCTGGAGAAGTCACCGTGTTAGACCAGAATAAAAATCCAATATTGCATCCTGCAGGAGAAATTATTCATGGAACTATTACCAAAGAAGGAATCGTATCATTAAACTATTTGCCCCTTGAGGTTATTAAGCTTTATTTTCCAGTGGAAATGGCTTTGAAGGATGTTCCACATGATATTATGTTTTACATGATTGACACGCTAGTTCAGAAGAATAGTCAAAACATGCAAGATCTTCTTACATTCCAGAAAGAACAACAGGATATACTATCAGATATTCAAGCAATGCAGGGGCAGGATTGGACAGTAGACTTCTCAATCATGCAAAACCATAAAGAAATTATTCAAGAACAAATAACACCAAAAGGGTTGTACATTGAGATAATAGATGGAAAAGCACATGCGTTTTTTTCTTATAACGATCATAAGAATTTGAGTCATTTTGAGCTCGAAAAATGGGATGAAGAACAAAAAAAATATGTACCTTTTGATGGGGATCGAGGAATTATTCCCAAATAGGGCAGCTCAGCTGCCTTATCTCTTTACATAAAGAAACGTGAGGTGAACGTAGTGAGTAAATTTTTAAATGACTTTCTAATAACAATGCCCACGTCACAAAGACGGCAATTATTAGTACTACTAGAGAGAAAACAAGCAAACGGTTTGATTCGTTCTGACGATGAATTTAAAAAGGAAATGGAACGCTTAATTAAAGAGTTGGATGAAAGAGACGGAACACCTACATTTGAGGCTATTCAACAGCAAGATCGAACGAATTCAAAAGATTATAATGCAAATCTAGAATCAATTGCTTTTGATTTAGCAACCATATTTGAATCTTCCAATGAAATTGAGAGATTACTAGGAAGTCATCATCAACTTACAAAATCATCTTTATCAGAGATAAGGAAAAAGATCACTGATATGCGAACGAATGTAAAGCAATATCAGCTAATGTTAACACAGGACAAAGACGTAACTGAAAGCATTCATGAAGAGTTTCATTCTCCAAAATGGACAGAAAGTAAGCAAGACCTCCTTTCTGTTTTTAGAAAAGATCGATTCGGAGAAACAAGGTCGTCAATATATGATGCAGAGAATGTCGGCAATTCAATTCAGTTGGCAGGCATTCAATCATTAGATCAATTAAAAACAAATTATGGTAGAAAATTAGCGGATATAAAAATAAGAAATCGAATCGGATTGCAATCAGAAGAAACGAAATATCCCATTGGCAATGCGATAGACGGATCTGCCAATACATTCTGGGCAGAGTCAGTACTAGTAGAAGATATCATTACGCAGGATATTGAAGATATTTGGAGTCATGATTATCATGATTACCCTAAAGATGGTGCATTATGTGAGCTTGAGATAATGCTGAATGGTATTTCAACTGTTTCAGAAGTTCGGTTTGATCCCTTTGCTTCTTATCCATTAGAGGTGGTTAGCATACATGGCTATGAAAATAAGAATAGGACTGGCCAAATGTATGAATTGATATCACCTAATCATCCTACACTTCACCAGAGAAGTCAAAAATCAGTGGATCGAATGGTCTTTCAGTTTCCTTCAGTTGAAATATCAATGATTCGTATATTGGTTAGGCAAGAAAATTATACAAAAGAGAACTATATGATTGATGAAGACGAACTTAATGAAACGAAGCTATGGGATAGTTTAGCATCAAATGAAGATTTAATTAAGGATTATGCAGAAGAAGGAGAGACTATAGCTTCATTTGATAGAAAAAATGAGGTAAGTGGCTGGAATGTATATCTGGATAAGCTAAAAGAATGGGCCGAAATATTTAGGCAGGATAATTTGTTAGATGCAGCGAAAAAGGCATTAGAAATTGTTCGTATAGGAGATTATAAAAATCCTTTATTACTAGCTTTATATGCATTAGACAAAACTGGCGAGAAACGCTCAGTAACAGACGAGAGAAGCCCTGATTTGGACAAAAAATGGAAGCCGATTAATAAAGTGTCTTATGTATATGGAGCCTATGACATAAGTGTATTTGGTAGGAAATATCATAGACAATCTATTTATATAAGTGAGCCGCTTCCTATATCAAGCAATACCGGTAAGCTTGCTTTATCAACTGATGAGAAACACCATTATGTTTCTGTTGCACCAGATGAAGTTGATCCGAAGACAGACAAGCCAATTATAAATAGTTCAAAAATAACTGATATCGAATATTATGTTACAGATAAAAGAAACCCTATCCCTGCTGATTGGAAAGCTATACTGCCGTCTAACCATGCATATGTAGAAGGTGAATTATTATTTGGAGATGACAATATTGAACCGTGTTCAGAGTTAATGCAAGGCACTACAGTTAATTTCAGTTTCCGTTTTCCTTTTATTTCAAAGGATACAATTGTAATTAAACGTAATGGAGTGCCAATGGATCAAAGCATGTATATCCTATGCGATAGCTCCATGAAGGTAGGAATTAAAAATGGTTATTATTCTCCAACGAGTGTTTATACTGTAGATTATAAGCCACATGAATCAGCTTACCTAGTAGACTTTCTAAAAGATGCAGAGTTAACGCCAACCCAGTTTTTAAATGATAAAGGAGAGACTGGTGAATACTTTGATAAGGTTGATCAACATAATGATATAACACTGACAAATATACCTTATTTGCATAGAGACTTTCTATATAACTACAATAACAATACTGGTAAGTACACTGATAATAAAGAAGTATTAAATGCCAATAGCTTTACTTATCCGTTAATAGTCAGGGTTCAAGGAGAAGAATATAAAAATATCACTGATTATACAATCAACAGCTATGATAGTCAGAGATTAAATGAAAATAACGGTAAAGCATATGCTCATATCAATAATCAAATTATATTCGGTCATCCAAGTGATGGAACTCAGTTAAAAAATATAACTGTTGACTATTACTATATTTCAACAAGTATAAGGCTGAAAGCGATTTTGCGTAGAAATCATGCAGGATATGAAAGTGTTACCCCGGCACTATTCAACTACACGATAAAGCACAGTTCATTTGATCAGAATCGATAGAATAGAGGGAGAGTATGGATCAAGTTAATAACGAGTCAAAATTATTATATTTACAATCAAGATACCAATTTGAAAAAGCAATGGAAAAATTCAATTCAGGACAAATAAATACGGAACCACAATTGGTTCAAACGGTATTTCAATCTTTTCAAGATTTTTTCACACAAATGGGGTCTCCGAATCTTATTCCTAGATACGCTTATGAAGATGGGCCTCCTTGGAGTGAAGATTATAACGAGATGATGAAAGAAATAAAAGCCGATTTAGAGACATTATTTCAAGAAGTTGATATTTTAGGAAGAAGCCTCTACTCAGACTTCAACCATAACGTAATGCAGCAAGATATCATTAATAAAGAATATGAAAAAGTATACGATAAACTAAAAGATTTGGAAATGTATGCAGGTTATGGGAATAACGGTATGATCCGCTTTGGAAGAGATGATTTTCTAAATGGATTTAAAATAGATTATGACCGAATTTCAGGAATTCCATTAGAAATCTCTACTACTGGTGTGTCTTTACCAGTGAAAGGCGATGCAAATAATGTAGCTGAAAATGCAAAGATTACAATTGTTCCTGGAAATCAAAAGCACAATGATTTTATCTTAGGATCTGATTCCAATGGGTTTCCTGGGAACAATAATGAAGTTACCATGGTATCCGATGATTATCTTACTGGTACAAGTGGATATGAGTTTGTAGGAAAAAACGATAATCATGGAAACTATGCTGCCGCTTTAGATGGAGATGCAAATACATGGTTTGAATATGAACGAATTAACCTGCGAGATCATGAAAAACGAAAAATAACACAGAACCTTGGTTGGGAGTATGTTGTAAGTGGCAATAAACGATTAACATTTGCTGAAGATCCTGATGATGGAGTACTTCGTTTGCATTTACAAATTGTATTAGAGGAAGAAGAGATTATTAATCAAATTAATTTACAAATGTATACACCTCCTAATTATGGATCACAAGCTGCAATAGTAAAAAATATTTTAGTATCTAATGACACAATGGCACCTGTTTCTGTTCTGAATAAGAAAAAGCAAGATACGGATTACTCCTTTCGTTTTGATCCAATAAAAGCAAAAGTAATATCTGTGTTATTTGAACAAAAGCATAAATACTACACCGATATTGGACATATCTTTTATGAAAAGAAAATGAATATCAGTAATAGTAATGACTATGTTTTTGAGACAATCCAACATAAAGATAAAGCTGAATACGCTCCAAGAATTGAAGGACCATTAATCAATTTAGAGAGTCTTGGGATTCAAATTGATGTGAGTGAAACAGAAACAACTGCTTTTTATCCGATGAAAAAATCAGAAAGTAAGGGATATGAGCTTGAAAAAATAACTAATGATCTTATGTCTATTGCAGATGATAGTACAGTCGATTCAGGAATTGAAAGACTGGAAGGTTGGAGATATTGCATAGGCATTCGTGATATAGAAATATTATCTTGTGAATATGAAGAAAAGGGCGAACTAGTTACAAAACCTTATTACTTTGATAAACCAATTGAACGAATTTCAGTATCTGCTAACGAAACAATTGGTGATCTATTATCAGAAAATAGTCTAATTAAATATAATTGGATTACGTACTTTGTGTCTATTGATGATGGGAAACAGTGGCATCCAATTACACCAATTGAACATGAAAGTCTAGAAAACAACCCACCTAAACTATACACAATACAACAAGTAGGATTGGAAGAAGAAGCAGTCGAAGGACATGAAGGTTATATAGAAACAACTAATCAAATATTCTCTCTTAGGTTAAAAATTATAATTGAACGACCTACTGATGAAGAAGATAACATGACAACGATGAGTAATATCAATTATACTGCCAGTGATATAAAGACAAGTTATAATAGTTCAACAGTCCAAGGGTTTCGCTTTCAAGTTGAAACAAAGCCAACAGAAGAAGATATTGAAGCAGGTGTGTATGAGAAAGAATATATTGAAGGAGATTACGAAACATTGCCTCCTCAGAAACCCAAACCTCCTATTATTCCAGATGAAGAGGATGATAACGAAGAGAATGAAGATAATGATCTAGGGATACCTCCTGGAGGAGGATATGATCCTGAAGATGACTATGAGCCAGTCACTTTATTAATTGAAAATGAGCCAGATACTATTTGTTTAGATAAATCTATTTATATAAGCGGAGTTGCATCTAGTTCCAATCCTATTACCGGTATAGAACTATGGATCAATGGTACGTTTATTGATATTGCAACAATTGAAAGCAATGAGGATATAAGCTTTCATTCTTTGGCAAATGTAGCCACCAGTAATCAGCGAATATTTAATTGGGTTATTCCTTATTCAAGAATTATTGAGCTAGGATTAGCAATAGGAGATATTGTTACGTTTCAAATCATAGCAGAAGATGAAAAATCAAGAGATACAGAAATGTTTTCTGCAACAATTGAGGAATGCGAAGAAGATGAGACAATCTCTTGTTATGAACTCTTGTCAGTTATAGTGCATTATTACAATGAGTATCATAATGAAGTACAGGAAATAGAGTTGGCTAAAGATATTTTACCTTATGAATTTGATAATGGAGAAGGAACTTTAGTAACAGTCGGATGGAATACTGAAATGTCAGGTCCTACAGTAATGATATCTAATGGTTATCACGATGGAAATCGGGCTTTTGTTTTACATTCAGTTGGAATACGTTATTTAAATAAAAGCAATGAGCAGCAAGTACAGTGGTCTTCTAAAATCACACAACAAACAGATGGAGTATTTAATAGTCATTTAATGATAGGCTCACCAGATGACAAGCCAACAGAATGGATAAATGATATCGCTAATGGTGATTATATCTCTGCTCCTACTCTCAACCGCATCAATGATTGGCTAACTTTTAGTATTAATTCTGGATGGGAAGAAAATAGTTGTCCTATTGATTTGGATTATCATCCATTACTGGATATAAAGCCAAATGATCCTATCATAGATCCTGATCAGGAACACATTCATGAGTGTATAGAAATCAGGAAAATTTTTATTCAGTACTATAACCAAGTTACGAAGACATTTGAAATAAAACAGGTGGAACTCGATCGACCTAACTATTTGTTTAAAATAGGCGACATAAATATAGAAGCAATTATAGGTTGGTATCAAGAACATCATGGAGTTGCTATTGGCGTTATTAACGAAACAAGTGAGTCATTATATGTTAGCGCTATTGGAATACTCATAAGAGATAGATATGACACGGTAAGAACAGAATGGTCGACCAAAATAGTAATTGAGACAAATTACACAACGAATAGCTCTCAATTAATTGGTTATAAAAAAGCTGAACATATAGTAGATTGGCTTCAATCAGACGGACTTCCAAATGGTTTTGCTCCTTCTCTAGATAGTAGCAAAGCAGCTATAGTGGTCGAGTTTTCTCGAGATATTATGAACCAACTATGTACGGTATCAAACACAATTGATGATCATGAGAATGCACCATTCTTTGACATCATTTCTCCTATAATTAATTTAAATGAAGTCCCGAACCCTTTTTATTACCAAGATCTAATCGATAACAACTTGCCATTGGTAGGAAGCGTGTCAGATGAAACAGCCTTAGGAAACTGGGTGATTCGAAGTTTAAGTACCGAATTTACCGAAGAAGCAACCAATAGGGAAAAAGAATTGATCATCGATCATCGTCTACCAATTCAAGTGCCAGATCCAGTCGAATATGAGGAAGAGATTAGTAACAAAGTAGATATGATATTTGTTATAGATACCTCTGGAAGCATGGAAGATAACATCACAAATGTAAAAAACAATATGGATCTCTTTTTAAGTAATTTACAAAATAGAGGGCTAGATGTTCATATTGGATTTATAGGAAGTGCTTTCAATGAAAAACAGCAAAGAGGTAATATGACGTCAGCTGATACTTTTTCAATTCAAGATTTAGTAATCAATGGTGGAGGTTGGGAGAACTTAGCATTTCGTCAAATTACTGATGAAATTTATGGAGCCGCATCATTATATGACCAACTGAGAGATGATGCACAAAAACATATTATTATGGTAACTGATACCAATATTACTGAGAACATAACACAAGGTTTAAAAGATGACATGTTACAACGAAAAATTCATGTAAGTGTTATTTGGGAGAAAGAAATTGACAGTGAGCCAGATTATATAACCTTAATAAATGATACAGAAGGGATTTCTTTAGATATAACAAATGCAGCTTTTCATGAAGAATTACAAGATTTAGCTGACAAAATTATTTCTATCATTTCTTATATCCCTGATAGCTCACAAGTCATTCAGATACAAGCCAATGATGAAGCTGGGAATATAACAACACAAGAATTAACTGTACACTTCACAGACTTATATAATAAAGGAGAAGTATAATGGGTATCGGTAGAATACAGATGAATAGGGCAATCGAAAAGATAATTAAACACTACATGTTTCATGGAAGGTATCCATCATTCCAAACGATTACACATCACCTAAGTGGGTGGCTCCGGAGTAATACTCTAGGAGCCCCATCTTTCCGACCAATTCTTGCTAGAAGAAAAGAAGCATCTAATCATCGAGCGTACAATGAAAATATAAATGCTATTTATACCGATTTATCGGATGCCTATGAAACAACAATCAATCAAACAAAGCAATCTATGGCAGACTTCGAGTACGTACAAACTGAAAGAGAAAAATTGAAATATGATCTTTCACTACTTGATAGGGATATTAGCAGATTACTAATGATAGAATCGAACACTGATCATAAGTACTTTGATGGTGAAATTATTAGCTTTGAAAGTGCTGAACATATTGATCAGGCGAACAGCTCTGTAAGTTTAGACTTAAAGAAAAGAAAAGCATCCTTAAAAGATATGAATCACCTTTCATCAAAAGTAAAGGTAGATCCATCTAAAGCACAATTTGATACTTTAATGGCAAATAGTAGGACAGCTGCTTTAGAGAGCTTAAGCAGGGCGTTTGATAACAATAAAAATACCAGTTGGTGGGAAGTTGTCAAAACGAAAACTCCCGGTTCAATTGATGGCGAAGATAAAAAGGGAATGCGAGCTGAATTAACGGTTTTATTTGAGAAACAAAAAACTATAAATGAAATACGTTATCTAGCACATCATGGAAAGCCCGTTTATACAAAAGTAGAATACACCACAAACGGAAGTTCTTTTCACCCTCTTCCAGGTAAGCAAAACTACAGAGAGGTTACTGACTTAGAGGTATGGGAATTCTCACCAATAAATGCCACAGGAGTGAAGTTTATATATGAGAAGAAAGAGCATGATGATCGGTCTGCCGGACAATATCAATTCTACTTTGGAGCAAAGGATATCTCGTTCTTTCAAAAAGCATATGAAACTGAAGGAGAGCTTTTTACTAAACCAATTCAATTTTCAGGCCCTGTTCGTATGGTTAGTATAGAAGCAGAGCATGATGCACCTCCAAGTACTTCTATTGATTATGAAATCGCAGCATATGATCCAAACAAACAAGTAAATGATTTATCATGGCACCCAATTAGTTCAATGGACGAAAATAACCCTCAATACAGTCAACTTATTGAATTTAATACAAAACACTTAAGAACGGCCCATATCAAAAAAGGAGAAGAAACAAGAGAAGTTATAAATGGGATGAAAGTGTTTCGATTAATTAAAGATAATGGCGATCCAATCATCTCAGAAATATTAGAAAATGCAGGAACCAGAGAAGACAAAGAAACATTTGAAACCATTCAGAATGCTCAGTTATTCCGAGGAATTAATCAATGGAAAAGGGAAAAAACATATTCACCTTTTACTGGCCAAATACCTTTAAATTATCACTGGTCTAATTTAATAAAACAAAATCCAGAGAATATAGACATTGATTTCCTGCCAATTAGTAATACATTACGGCTTAAAGGAAATGAATCTGGTAAGTCTGATAATCTTTATCGTTTTACAACATGTGTATATATGGAAGAAGCTGTTACTTCCCCTATGAGCTTAGCCTTGTTGCAAACTCTTCCTACTGGTATTCGCAAACGTTTAGGCACCTATTCTGTTTATGTTAACCAGAGCAGACAAAAGACGGTTCATGATGAAATTACAATGAATTTAAAAAGAGGTTGGAACGAAATAGTTATTTTATATCATTGGGGTGACATGCAAGAAAGAAAAGATTTACGGGATGATTACTTACCATCTGAAACCTATTTAGGTAAATTTAACTTCCATAATCAAACAAAAATACGAGCAGAGCTGAATCCAATGACTTACTTGGATACACATCAACTGTTTTATAATTTATCCCCTAACAATAGAGAACACTTTACTATTTACGAGCGGCAAGTTGTATTAAATTATCTGCCAAAAGACTGTTTATTTCAATTTAAATATGAAGCGGGTATTTCTGATGAATCACTCTCAAATGAGCTATTACTTAAAGCTAAATTGAAAAGAGAAGATAGTAATATAAGTGTGACACCTACTATTCATGAAATAAAATTACGTGCAAGATAGGATGAGATAAATGATACAAAGTATAGACAAAGGTCTAATTGGAAAAGAATTAACTCTCTCTATAACAGATCTAGAAAATATAGATGCCTTTGAATGGAATTTTGATCAGGTTGCCTTATTAGAAAAACAACAAGGAAGGCTTAGTTTAACAATTGAGCCTTTGTTGTCAGGTTTCTATACAATTAAGTACTCTGCTACCACATCTGATGGTGAAAATCATCAGTATGTTAAAGATATAGAAATTTTTTCTGATTTATCACTAATAGAAGATAAAATTGAAGAGGAAAAAGAAGCAGAGGATATTTTAGATCCGTATCAGGAAGTTGTAATCGAGAAGAGCAAAGCAAATACTTACAAGCTCCCACATCACGTTAAACGAAATGCACGATATCGTGGTACGAGAGAATCAGAAAAAGTATTAAATAGTAATTACGAACAATTATATGATATTCGGCAAATTCATGATGATATCTCAAAGAATACTTCTATATTAGATAAAACTATTAACATGTGGTTTAAAGGGAGAAAAGCGGAAAACGTAAATAAAAGAGAAATAGCAGAAGAAAAGGTATATCAGGCGACTATAGAGAAGGTTAAATACTTGCTTAACAGTTCGGAGCATATAAGCGGATTCACAAATATTGTGGTAAAATTAGATAATGAAATTATAGATGAATCATTTTATTCTATTGAAGGGCATTACTTATTATTTGACATTAGAGAATTAAATCTTGGTAAGGATACTGGAACTTTATATGTATCATATAGTGCCACGGAAGTTACCATTAATGATGACAGCATTGGGCTAGAGAAAATACATCAAAAGTTGGCTAATCTTCATTATAAAACCAATGAGGCAGAAAGGAAGTGTACAGATTATGAGAATGCCTATAAGTAAGCCAGGAAATGCAAGATTTAGAGGACCAACCTCTTCCAGCGATTATAATCAATCAGAAGACGATAAGTATCTAGATCTTGTTGAGCTATATAAAAGTACCTATCAAAATAATCAGTTCTTAGAAGAATCTTACATCACTATATTATCCGAGAATGTTGCCATGCAGAATTATATAGAATTGCTGGAAGATAAAGTTAGTGAAATCAATGAACGTTTAAAGATATTAGATAATAGCAATAACTATTACAATGGGAATTTTTTTAAGACTGGTTTTATAAATGAGATGACTACGACTTATCCATCTGAAGATCAGGACAGTAACGTATCAGATGCAAGAGGAGAAATAGATATAAATAACCGATTCGCATGCATACCAGTTACAAGTCATATCCCAAAGACACATGTCTTTGACAAGGATAATAAGGTAGTAGTACCAGACTCTCTAAATGTAACTGTAACTAGGAACAGCGATGAAGGGCAAGTAGAAGACAACGATATTTATAATGCTTTCAATGGGAATAATCATTCATATTGGAGAAGAATGGTGACCTACGACGCCTTATATGCTCCTGATAAGGAAGTAGCTTATATTGAGGTAGAAATTCCAACAAATTTGGTAAATAACTTAAATATAAATACAATACAAATTCATCCTCATCCAGAGAGAGGCATCGAGATTTCTAATGTAGAGGTTCACTATAATGATTCGTGGGAACAAATAGAAGGGTTTAAGCAAAATGAAATAGCTACTTCACCTAAACTTTCCCCTAAAACGAAATGGTATTTCCCAAAGAAGCTTGTCCAAAAGATTCGTATTACACTTACACAAAATACACCATTACAAATTGGAGATAAAAAGGTATTCGTACTAGGGGCACAGGAAATAGGAGTGTCGCTAACTTCATTTGAATCCAAAGGTGGTTTTGTTTTGACACCGATTGATATGAGCGAAGTAGGCATGTATTCCATACAAGATGTAGAACACTTTATTATTAATGATAAAGCTTTAACATACAGAAGTGATCTAAAACAATTAGAAGGAAATGTACTTGAGTTTGAAGTTCTCAAAGAGCAAAATAATGTATTAATTCCATTATCTGAAGAAGAATGGTCTAATAATATAAATAAAAAGTTATGGATTAAAACCAATTTATTTATTGATCCAAACAATGGAGTTGCACCTTGTTTACATGCTGTTCGACTTCATTACACCAAAGTTTAATATAAGGAGGTTATTTAAGTGCTTCGTTTTTCATTTGATCGTATATTTACAATACCCACTATTCAACCAGAAACAGGATTATTTGCTTCTCTAGGTCTTATGCTAAGTCCATTTATTAATTACTTCTATGGAGACGGGAGAGGTCATGTGATAGCTGGATTATGTATTATAATATTAATGGATTGGATTGCAGGTATCGTTGCATCTATAAAGGATGGAACTTATACTTCAGAATATGGCATCGAAGGAATTTTTCGTACTATAGTCATATTGTTAATTCCAGCTGCATCAAACTTTTTGGATACTATGTTTAACACTCCTGGATTTTTATTCTACGGAGTGAGCTTTGGTCTGATGTATCATGTGCTCCAGAGTTTTACTGCAAACTCAGTAAGAGCGAAGTGGGATAGATGGATACCAAATTGGGTAATTGACTTTGTGGCTTCTGAAATTAAAGCAAAGACTATCCGAGCTAATAATAGAAAATCAGTAATTGATGTTGGGGAAGAACCAGAAAAAGCTAAAAAAGAGCAGTAAACAAGCAATAATAAAAGAAAATTAAAAAAATTATAGAATGTAGTTGCCATAACATCATCTATTTGGTAATATAAATGTAATGCATTACAAATTATGTTTTTCAAACTAAAAAACAGGAGAGATGATGTATGGAAGAACTAAATAATTTCGTACCAAAAAGCTTTGATGAAATTGATCTAGTAAAAAATAAACTTAAACAATATAAAGAAGAATGGTTAGAAACAAAGCCTGGTAAAGGTGGAGGAAAACCATATATGGGTCATAATACAATGCGTCAAATCCTTGATAATGCAGTTAAAGGAATTACATATTGGGATTTTGGGATTTTAGACCGCTGGAAAGAAGAAGTACATTCGTTTAATAAGAATACAAACCAATGGTATTTTGATGGATTTGTTTATCATGTTCGAGGCTACATGTATATACCTGGAGTAGGTAGAAGAGAGCAATTCGGATCTAAAGTTGGGGTTGGAGGAAAAGATAATCAAGATTCTGCTTATAAAGCAGCTACATCAAACTGTTTTACTAAATGTGCTTCATTATTTGGAGTAGGAGAAGAAATTTATTCTAAAATCAAGGTACAAGAAGAAAATCAGACAGACCAACCTCAGTCTAATAACGTATACGATATGAATCAGCAGCAATGGGGAAATGGACAACAACAAAATTTTAATAATAATCCTCAACAACAATGGGGTAATCAACAGCAATTTAACCAGCAACAAGGAATGTATCAACAACAACAGCAACCATTCCCAAATCAACAGATGCAGAATCAACAACCATATCAAAATAATGGAAATTTTAATCAAGGTCAGCAACCTATAGTAAATAATAATTCTTCGGTGAATCAGGGGCCGGCTGTTGTTGACCAGCAAAATACTGTTCAGCAGGACATTTTAGAAGTAGATCGTATGATGTACAATAATCAAACAGTAGAAACACCTTTCGATAATGTTCCAGAACAAAATACTCAACAAGCAACTCCTAACGCTTATGAAGCAGAAAAGCAACCTCAAGCTACTGCGAATCAAAATGAAGCAGCAAAGATAGAATATGGAGCACCTGCAGATGATTCAAAAGCAAACGAGACTACCACACAACAATCAAAAGCAGGAACAGAACAGTGGCAAACTGAACTCGCAATGAAAGAATTACAAAACTTTGCGGAACATAAAGTTCGTCTGAACGTTAAAAATGATGATGAAATGATAGCTTATTTACGTGATTATTTTAAAGATGAAAAAGCTAATTTCGATTATTTAACACCCGAAAATATAAAGGAATTTAATAAGTATCTTAACAATGTATCGGCGTAAGGGGGATAAATATGGATAATGTACAAGATCTGGCATGTTATTTTGTAGTAAACATAACAAATAAAACACTTCAACATGGAAAACGCATAGAATCAGCTTGTACAGCTATAGAAAAGCTATTAGTGAAAGGGTGGACTGTAGATCTTATCAAATTAGAACTAGATGCATTTAAACGGTCATATCCATCAGTTCTAAATAATATTTATCATATAGAGGAAATCATGAATGAGAAAGTACCTCCTCACAACCTTATAGAGCCTGATGTGTTCTATTATCATAACCGGCTACGGGAAACCGCCCCTCCTAGCCGGTTGAGATTTAACAAAGAAACTAGAGAGTATGAATGTCACACAGAAGCTTTCTTTCTTGAAATGAAAAAGCTCTTTACATTAGAAGACCTATTAGCTTACTGGTATGAATCTAATAAACAAAATTATAACGAAAATACAATGAAGCAGGACAAGGGAAGGTTTAAGCACTTATTAGGATTTTATGATATAGATGAAATATTATTTATGATTGATATTGCACAAGAAAAAAGACAAGAAATGAAATTACGGGCATTGACTAACGCTTTTCATATCGAAAAATACATTGACGACGCAAGAGATGCAATAAAAGCAAAGCGTAATATTCATCAAATGCAAGGAATTAATCATGTAATACCAAGAAAGGTCGCTAATGGTTATGAGCAATACTGAAAATGAGAATGTATTTGTTGAATGTGGAGCCGATTTAAATCACGATAAATATAAATTTAGAAGAAAACAATTTATGTGGCCAAATCAAGCTGAATTGTTTAGAAAGCACTATAATAACTTTGGTGTATATCAAACTGTAATGCATTACATTAACCCGATATGGATTACAGATGATAAAAACAGAATGATAATTAACGCTTCTGATTCATTGAAATTTGGTGACTTTTACTTGGACTTTGATTATGTAATTGCTAGTGAAGAAGATTACTTAAAGATAAAAGAAGATGTAGCTAAAGCAGTGCGTTATCTAACCATTATTTTATCCATTGATATTTCTCAAATTCAGTTTTTCTTTTCAGGGAACAAAGGAATACACTTAACTGTTGATGCAGGTGTGATGGGGTTAGAACCACATCAAGCGCTTAATCAGATATACAAAGAAATTGCTAATGATGTTGAAAGATACTGTAAGCACGAAACCATTGATACTAGAGTTTATGATGATAAACGAATGTTTCGGATGGTAAACAGCATTAATAAGAAAAGTGGCTTATATAAAATACCTATTACTTATGATGAATTCAAGAACTGCAACTTTGCAGATATTGTTGAGTTAGCCAGACAACCTAGAGAATTAAAAAAGCCTGATGTCATCTTCTCTTCAAAAGCAAAAAAGGCATTTGAGAAGTATATTGAGATCTGGACAGAGCGAGTTAATAGCATTAAAACCTATGAAGGTAAAATTCGAAAGCTAAAGGTTGAGCCACCTTGCATAAAACGAATGAGAGAAAAGCTATTTAAAGAAACGATAGATGAGCGTAATAATAGTGCGGCAGCATTAACTAGTTTTTATTTTCAACAGGGCATGCAAAGAGAAGAAGCAATGCATCGTATGATTTTGTGGGGACAAGAAAACTGCCAGCCACCATTACGTAAAAATGAAATTGAAACAACGGTAAACTCCGTTTATAACAGTCAATACAGATATGGTTGTGAGACGTTTAAAAAGCTAAGCGGTGTTTGCGAAAAAGAAATATGTCCTCTATTTAATAAGGAATATAATGTTGCTAATCAGGAGGGCGAAGATGATGAATCAACCGAGTAACTTTCAGCAAATGATGCAGCAAATGGAAAACAATATTGCTGATGAATCAAATGCATTTGCGGTCGATACAACTAATCAACATAGAATACATTTAACAAATCCAGAAGCTTTGTTACATTACACTCCATCAGCTCGTGAGACGGCAATGTTAAATCGGATTAAAAGGGTAGATGATTATTCCTGGAGTAGAGGGAAAAATGGCGGATTAGACACTGGATTTACTGAATTTAATGAGGCAATTGATGGAGGAATACAAAGTGGTTTCATATTGTTCGGTGCTAATCCTAACGTAGGTAAATCAGCATTTATGCTTCAGCTAATGAAAAATATATCAGAACGTAATGAAAATGTTTATTGTGAATATCATTCTAAAGATGATAGTGTATATGAACTCATGCCACGGTGGATTGCTTGTGACCAAAGAATAACTATCGGACAAGCTAAATCACCAGAACGTTATCAGGATAATACAGATGCTATGGAAAGAAGAAATGAAGGTCTAAAAAACCTATATAGAAATGCAAGGCGTTTCAACTTAATGGATTCAGAAGAAATTCCTGAAACGATTGAAGATCTAGAAAATCACATTAAAGACTTGAAAATGGAGCTCCCTGAAAACACTAAAATAGTAATAGGAATAGATAGCTTTTATGATCTACGCACTACTGAAAATTTTGGTTCTAACCATCAAAAGGAAATTGGCCATATCGCAAAAACAATCAAACAGTATGCTCAGACATATGATATTACCTTTATGTGCACTGCTCATTTGAGAAAGACTGGAACTAAAAGACCAATTAATGATGATTTAAAAGAGAACAATGTAATCGAATACGAAGCAAATCTTTTATGTCTTTTATATAACGAAGTCGGTATTAAAGAACAAGCAGCTGACATTTATTGGGAAAGTGAAGATGAAGAATTAAAAATGCCAGTTCTTGAGATGAGGTTTAGTAAAAATAAATATAGCGACTTTAAACGAACACTTTTTTATCATTTTGTGCCATCTCAATCTTATTTTATGGAAACTGACAAAGAGGCGACGAACAGATATGCTTCTTTAGTTTATCAAAACTAGGGGGAATAGATAATGATTAACATGATTTCCAATGATTTTTACGCTGATTTAATTCAAGAATTGAAACACAAAAAAGAAAAAGTAGCCTTTATCTTAGAGCATTTTCCTGATTCAAGAAATAATGATAATATCTTATGCTCTCTTTATTGGAAGCTAGTTGATAAGGCAAAAACTGTAGATGATATTATGCATGCTACAAGTCCGGAAGTAATACGACGTGCTCGACAAAAGATACAGAATGATTATCACTTATATATGCCAACTGATGAGAAGGTATTAAAGAAACGTAGAATAAGTGCAGAGATAGTAGAAAGATACATTCACACTGTATAAGGGGGATGTCCTATGGCGGGGGAGAAGAGCCATCTAACTCAATTTATTGAAGATATGATGCAACAAAAATTTAGACTAGATGCTTCAAAAAGCGAATACATTGAAATGTTGAATAACATAAAAGAGAGAATTATTGATCAAAGCGATTTTATTAATCGTATAGACGAAGAAAGCGTTAATGCGTTTCAGAAACAACTAGAAGCAGATAAAGAACATCAGGTTTTGATTGAAAATATCATTGATCAAAAAGAGGAAATCTTAGATATGATCTACAATGATATTTACTATCACCTTATTGAACTTTCTAATTTAGAAATTGAAAGTTCTGGTTTTATAACTCACATTATTACATGTGATGAAGGTACAAGTTTTAACAAGGATACAAAGGTTATTACTTTTAAAGACGAAGGGTACGCAGAAATACCAATCGCTACTACATTAAGAAAATGGACAGATGCTTCTCAAGTTCGAATTTTACCTGTAGTAAGGGAAGGATAAGGAGGTATATGATTGATCTTCTCATATTATTATGATAATGAAAAAACGCATCGGCTTAATTGTGGATTTCTAGTAATATCTATAAACGTTAACACAAATGGCACAGTAGAAACTGGTTTTAATGCTTTTATTGAAGAAGTAATTGATGGTGAAATAGTAAAAAAGGAAACACAGAATCGTTTCTTTAACTTTCCAAACAACAATGAAACTGGAAATAACCATGATATTGATTTTTTAAGAAAACGTTTTGCAGATGAAAATAAATGGCTTTTCGAAATAAGAAATAATAAAAATACCTCTCAAAATACGATTATCGGTTTGATTTCCAATACTGCATTAAATAATCCTATTGGATTAGAAATCTTACATGATAGCGATTTATATAATAGCGAAGTACGGGCGAGTAACTTATCAGCTATTGATAATAATCAATCAGCTCCAGTTATTAAACAAACAATGGTAAATGCTAACTTTTCATCAATAGGATATCCAAATGGTTTTAATTCTGTAACAGCTACTTACAATAAAGAAATGCAGTACATGAACATTAAAGAGTTCTCCCAAAAAACTTATGAAGACATACCATATGAAACGCCTTTTGTTATTGAAATGAATCTTGCTCCCGAAACATTTAATTTAAAGTATGAAGGAAGCCCTTTTTTATCCTTAAATGTACAGAATGTAGGAAGAGTTAATTTATATCAAGACAAATTATCCTTTTTGCGATCTGGACATCAGGAACAAGATGTAATAGAAGCTAATTATGATGATGAGAAACAACCAAGTGACTTCTTTGATAATGGCTTTAAGACAGATTCTAAACTGGTTCTGGAGGCAGATGGAAGGGATAGTATTAGTATTCGATACGCTGGTAAAAAGCTTATTGGTATGTATAATTCAAATGTTACCGTGTCTGAAATAGAGGTAGCTGGAGGAGTATCAAGGCAAGCTATTGAAGAAAAAGATGAAACGAATCCTAATTATTTTATTTCAAATAAACTAGACAATTTAACCGTTTTCTACACCAAATGATAGGCATTACAAATATATATTAAGGAAGTGTTGTGAATGTTAGTAGGACCGACTTTAACGTTGGAAAAATTAGAAAATCATATGGAAGCTCAAAAGGTAGCAAATAACAAGGATATTAATGATTTAACAAAAGAACTTATTGTGCTTAGTGATGAATACCAAGCAACTAGAAAATACATCACTGATGAAGAAGGTGAGAAAATAATTAATCCAGACTTTGTTAAAACGAAAGCAAGCTACGATGAGAAAGAGAATCTACTAGAAGAACGAAGAAACTCGAATGCTTTTATAAATGCTAAGCTAGAAGAGTTGGCAGTGATTGAAGAAAACTCAGGAGGCAAAATTGATAAAAGTAAAGAGAAAATTACATTAACATTAAACGATTGCTTATTACTTGGTGTTAAGGAGAAGTAGGTTATGAATGAAACAGAACGCAGGATCTTACGGGAGCAATATTTAAAAAATCGTGTTACTAGAGTTGATGCAAAAGTAAATAACAAAGATGTACTTGGTAAAGAAGATATGTTAAATCGTCCTAGGCACCAAACAAATTGTCCTAGTTTTAGGGAATGTCCAATAGATTATAAGTGCTTAAATTACAATCCTACTTATTTGGAGTGCCGTAATTGTACATTACACGAGGCAGATGGGATTTGTCATAAGAAAGATATTCATAATGATCGAGTATTTGAAATGATGATAACACGACCAAGGTTGGATCTTGATGCTGAAAATGAGAAAAGGATGCAGAGGGAGAAAAAAGATGAACTTTGAACAGATTATGATGCAACAAGTACAAAGTAATGTTGATGCCCCTGTTAATTGCAGGTATTGCGGTGACGATGTAAAAAAACCAAGAATAAATTCACCTCAAGATTGGAAAAAAAATCTAAATTGGGAAATTAAATATCATTGTCACACCGATTGTCACCAAAAACATTTATGGGAGAGAAAATAAATGGTACAAGACCAGGTAAATAGAGTTATCATTTCTAAAAACATTGATGAAAAACCAGCAAAGATATATGAAGAGTTAGCAGAAACATTTGATGCATTAGCGTCATTTGCTAGAAAGCAAAGCGAATCCAATAAAGATGATTTACAAAAGTTTGGTATTAATAACAGAAAATTAGGAAGTAATTTTATCGTTGATTTTAAATAAAGGGGATATAAGAAAATGCACAAATTATTTGAAACTGAAATTAATAAAATGGAATCTCTAGATATTAAGACATTTGCAGAGAATGCAATGGTGGCAGCACCTGCGAGCTTTAAAGAAGATGAAGATCTAATCAATTACACTCGGAAAGTGTTTGTAGTGGCAGAAGAGTTACTCGAAAACAATAAAATTGATGGAAATCTGAAAGATATTATTCTAACAGGCGTCTTACTATCAGATATCGCCTATAACGAAGATGAGAAATATAGATCTATTCATCCATTTTTAGTAAGACCTCTCTTAAATGATGTTAAGAACGACCTTGTTCCAAACGTTTATGAGGCTATTTTAAAGATTGTAGAAAGACATGAAGGAGTAAATACACCAATCGCTCAACTCCATCCTCAAGCAGGAAGTTTGGAACATCTAGTTGCTATAGCTAACGTAATTGTTCGATCTAAAAATATTCAAATAAACGTTTAATTAAGAGGATGGATGTGGAGTGAAAGCTGGAGATTCGTTTCAATATAAACTTCATTCAAGAAAGTTTAAAGGCAAGGTGACTCATGATGATATAGAAAATGGTTATGTAACTATTTATGAAAAAGATCACAGCAAGCTATACATTCCTATTAAACTTCTAACCACACTCAATACCTCACTCGAAAGGAGGTGATAGAAATGGAAGGACAACAAGAAGTAATGAACACTGTCTTAATCTTCGCTACTGTTTTAGCTCCAATTTTGGCAGCTGTAATGGAAGCAATTAAAAAGACAGTTAAACTGCCTAATAATTTCATTCCATTAATAAGCTTAGGCCTTGGTATTGTGCTTGGTTTAGCTGCTTACCCATTCACGGATTTAGATCTAACACTCCGAGCTTGGGCAGGTGGATTTGCTGGACTTGCTGGAACTGGTTTGTTTGAACTAGTGAAGAAGCGTGAAGGCAGCACAAAATAATTTAAACTTTTAAAGGCCCTCTACATTTAGTATTTGGGCCTTTTTATTTTGTCAAGATATTGATTTAAAATAATATTTAAACTACAATAGAAAACACACATTATGTAATGCATTACATTATAGACGGAGGAATTATTCATGAAAGCAGAAGTTTTGCAGGATCACAATATTAAAAGTATTATACACGACGCAGAAAAAGGGCTCTCCATTAACACTTCTGAATACCTTGAAAAAGTAGTGAAAAGTGCAGGTCAACCTATCGACAAAGTATTTGACACATTAATTAAGTCAGCTCTTGAGAGAGTAGATGAAACTTCACCAGATTGGACATATCTAGCAAGTAGAATTTATCTTAGACACCTTTATCACAAAGCCTCAGAACATCGGAGTGAGAACTTTTATGAACTAATCCAAATACTCACAGATAAGAAAATCTATCATACTAATTTACTTAAAAAATACAATAAAACTGAAATTGACCAATTAAGTTTAGAAATAGATACTAAAAGGGATTTGTTGTTTGATTATTTAGGACTTTATAGTTTAGCAACTCGTTACTTAGCAACAGACCATGATAAGAACGTATATGAATTACCTCAGGAGCGTTGGATGATTATTGCTATGTGGTTGATGCAAGATGAAGATAAAGATGCACGCTTAGATTATGTAAAAGAAGCCTACTGGGCATTAAGCAATCTTTATATGACAGTTGCAACCCCAACATTAAACAATGCAGGCAAAACACATGGACAATTATCTAGTTGCTTTATTGACACGGTAGATGATAGCTTACAGTCAATTTATGATAGCAATACAGACATCGCTAAGCTTTCTAAGAATGGTGGAGGCATTGGAGTATATATGGGCAAGATTCGAAGCAGAGGAAGTTCTATTAAAGGATTTAAGGGTATGTCTAGTGGAGTAGTTCCTTGGATTAAACAGCTAAATAATACTGCAGTTAACGTAGACCAGCTGGGAACTCGTAAAGGAGCAATTGCAATTTACTTAGACATTTGGCACGCAGATATAGAATCCTTCTTAGATTTAAAGCTTAACAACGGAGACGAACGCATGAGAGCCCATGATATATTTACGGGAGTAACTCTACCGGATTTATTTATGGAGCAAGTAGAAAACAGAGGTGACTGGTTTCTATTTGATCCTCATGAAGTACGCCAAGTAATGGGGTACTCATTAGAAGATTTCTATGATGAAGAAAAAAGCAACGGATCATGGCGTGAGAAATATAAGGAATGTGTGCAATCTGATCTCCTAACAAAGAAAAAAGTTCCTGCTATTGATTTAATGAAACGAATTATGAAATCACAATTAGAGTCTGGAACACCGTTTATGTTCTATCGTGATGAAGTAAATCGGATGAATACAAATAGTCATGAAGGAATGATCTATTGTTCTAACTTGTGCACAGAAATAACACAGAATCAATCTCCATCTGAATTTATAGAAGAATTATTAGAAGAAGAAAATACCATCATTAAGAAATACCAATCAGGAGACTATGTTGTATGTAATTTAAGTTCCATTAATCTTGGTAAGGCGGTTCCCGATGACGTACTAGAACGATTGATAAAGATTCAAGTTCGTATGTTAGACAATGTAGTTGATATTAATACGCTACCTATCTTGCAAGCTCAACTAACTAATAAGAAGTATAGAGCTATTGGCCTTGGTACATTTGGCTGGCATCATTTATTAGCCAAGAAAAATATTAAGTGGGAGTCTGATGAGGCAGTAGACTATGCAGACGAATTGTATGAAATCATTTCTTATCTAACGATTAAAGCATCGATGGAGCTATCCAAAGAAAAAGGGGCCTACCCATTATACAATGGATCTGATTGGCAAACTGGAGATTACTTTAGAAAGCACGGCTATGATTCTAATAAGTGGGTAGAACTTTCTAAAGATGTAATATCTAATGGTATGAGAAATGCCTATCTAATGGCTGTAGCGCCTAATTCAACTACAGCAATGATTGCAGGGTCTACTGCAAGTATCGATCCTATATTTAAACCATTTTATCATGAAGAAAAGAAGGACTTTAAAATTCCAAAAACTGCTCCAGAACTAGATCATAAAACATATGATGTGTATCGAAAGTCAGCCTATATTGTGGATCAAAGATGGTCAGTAAAGCAAAATGCTGCAAGACAAAAACACATTGATCAAAGTTTATCTTTTAATTTCTATGTGCCACATACGATTAAAGCATCATTATTGTTAGATCTTCATCTTCAAGCTTGGAAAGAGGGTTTAAAAACAACTTACTATGTACGATCAACATCAAGTGATGTAGAGGAATGTGAATGGTGTCAGAGTTAAAAATCTTAGTTGCCTATTTAAGCTACAGTGGAAATACAAAAGAAGTTGCTGAGGTGATTGAAACTCAATTATACAGTGTTGGAGCTTGTGTCGAGATGCATCAAATCGGCATATCTCCACCTGTAAATGCTAAAATATATGACTTTATATTTATAGGAACCTTCACATGGGAAAAGGGATCAACTCCTGATGAGGTTAAAGACTTCATACTCGAAGTTGGATACAAACCAAATAATGTAGCTATTTTTGGCACCGGAGACACTCAATTTGGAGGAGATGATCTATTTTGTAATGCAGTTGATAAATTAGCAAAGTTTTATAATAGTGATTATCCTGGTTTGAAAATTGAACAATCCCCAAGAGGACTGCAAGAAAATCAAGTAACAGAATGGGTAAAAGGAGTATTGATAAATGAATAGTTATATAAATAAAGCAAAAACATTAGAACCATTGAATCCGAATAAGTCTACGGGGATTTTCGGTGGAAGATCAAGTGGCATTTTAAACTGGAATGATATTGCTTATCCGCATTGGCATAAGATGTATAAGCGTTTAGTAGGAAACTATTGGCAAGCAGATGAGATCAATATGCATAGTGATACAAAAGAATTTCCTTTTCTATCTAATGAAGAGCGAGAGGCTTACTTAAAAATAATCGGTTTATTATCAACATTAGATGGGCCACAAACTAGGACAGCACTACTTCTTTCATTGTATGCCACTGATCCATCGGTACAATCTATTATGGCAGTCATTGCTCAACAGGAAGCCGTTCATAATGAAAGTTATTCTTATGTTTTATCTTCAGTTGTTTCCTTAGATGAACAAAATGAATCTTTTCAATTAGGGAGAAAGGATCCAATATTACTTAAAAGAAATGAAGAGTTAATTAATCAATATAATCAGTTTGTAGAGGAAGCAACAATCGAAAACATCTTAAAAACTTTGGTTTATACATCTTTATTAGAAGGATTGTTTTTCTATTCAGGTTTTGCTTTCTTTTACAATTTAGCTCGTAACAATAAGATGGTAGGAACTTCTACGATGATAAGTTATATTAACCGTGATGAACTAGAGCATGGACGATTTATCTCTGAACTATTCCGTGCTACTTTAGATGAAAATCCAGATTTAAACACAAAAGAGCTTGTTACATGGGTATATGAGCACTTTCAAAAATCCGTTGATCTAGAAATTGAATGGTCCAAATATGTGTTAGGTGACGTTGAAGGCATCGACCTTGAAGAAATGGAAGGATATATAAAATATCGTGCAAACAAAATGCTGCGTATGATGGGATTGAATGATATTTATCCAGATAACATCGAAAATCCAATGAAGTGGATACGTGCTTATGTAGATAATGTAGATGGAACGAAAACTGATTTCTTCGAACAACGATCTCGACAATATACAAAGACAAGTGACCTTAATGGGTTTGATGACCTGTAAAATATAGAGGAGGAATAGCAAATGGAATTAATTGAAGCATATTTACAAGCAACAAGCAATGATAATATAAGGCTAATCAATTTACAGAGTAAAATTGAAGAACTAGTAACAAAAGAAGTATTAACTATTGATGAGCTTGAGTTCATCATAGAGCAAAAAGTTAATGCTAAAAAGGCCTTAAAAAGCTTTAGTAGTCGTTCTATAACAGATTATATAAATGATGCAATTGCTGGAAGTTTACGGGATAGATTAGAAAATGATCTTAACAATCCATTTGCTATAGATCATCAGAGATTAGCTTTTGAAAGAGAATATTATGCTGATTTCAGGACTAGTAGCTTACCGTCAATGGCATCGTTAGAGGATTAATTCATGAATGCCGTTATAACATTAAGTGACTTATATGAGTTTAAGCGCTGTTCTCTTCGCTATAAACTTACTAAAAAAGATAAGTTAAACACTAGTCTAAACGCAGCTGATGGATTGCGTGAAGCAGTAAATAGTACCATTAACTATTTCTATTATAATCTTCAGGATGGCAAGTTCATCACAATGGGAGAGCTTAAAGAAAAATTCTCAAGCATTTGGTATGGAGAAATGGATCTTTATGACATTAAATTAAATGGAGATAGAGAAAAACGCACAAGAGAATTAGAAGCATTTAAAATGCTGCAACAAATGTATCGCAAGGAACAGCGATCAGAATCAGATATAGTAGCTGTAAATTTAGATTTTCGTATTCCATTTGGCGATTTTGCAATTCAAGACAAGATACCTTTAATAAGAAAGACACTTCAAGGATATGAAATAGTAAATTTTAAAACTGGTAAACAGAAATATGATGAATTTTGGCAGCGTACAGATATGGGTATTACACTACAAGCTATTGCTTTTGATTCAATGTTTAAAAAAATTGCTGACAGTTTTTGTATAGAAAATATACGTACTTCTAAAACAATATATGTTGAGCGTGCACGTAAAGACTATCAGCGACTATACAAGTCTGTAAAAATGATGAAAACAGCTATGAGTCAAGGCTGGTATTATCCTAATGAAAGTTTCATGTGTAGCTCATGTCCTGTTAAAGATTTATGTATGGAATGGAGATAATTTTGTTAGAAGTAATAGAGGAGGGTATATATTGAGAAAAACATGGGATGAATATTTTATTGATCAAGCTACCTTAGTAAGTCAACGAGCTACATGTGATAGGTTACATGTAGGCTGTGTGTTAGTAAAAGACAATCGTATTATAGCTACAGGATATAATGGTTCTATTAGCGGGCACACACACTGTGACGATGAAGGACACCTTATGTATGAAGGAGGATGTAAGCGAACCATACATGCTGAATTAAATGCCTTGTTGCAATGTGCTAAACATGGGGTGAGCTGTGAGGGAGCTATTGCATATGTCACAGATTACCCATGTCCTGATTGCATGAAATCTCTTAATCAAGCAGGAATTAAGAAAGTAATATACAAGAAAATGTATCCGCACCGTTATAATAATTCGTTCAATGAAGGGATGGATATTAAAGAATGTTAAATAATGTACAAGCAAGAATAAAACAATTATTTTGTAAACACCGCTATGACTATTCTGGGGAGTACTTCTACCTTAAAAATTCGAACTATGCAAAAATATATGCTGAAACTTGTAATAAGTGTGGAAAGAGAAAAAAGTTATAGATTGGTAGTGAATATGCAATGATTAAAGAAAACGTAGTCACATTTGACTCTCATCAAATAAAAGAAGTTCATTTACCAGATCTAGGTACAGATTTCATTGACTGGGGACTTCATACAATAATGGCTCCAACAGCTTGGGAAAGAACAAAAGGGGAAAACATTAAAGTAGCTGTATTAGATACAGGGATAGATTATAATCATCCAGATTTAATAAATAATGTTAAAGATCATAAAGACTTTACTAATTCACCTTCTGCTTCACTTGATATTCAAGGACATGGCACACATGTGGCTGGAATAATAGCCGGTAGCGATAACGGTGTTGGAATCACCGGTGTTGCACCTGACGCTGAAATTTATGCAGGAAAAGTATTAGGAGACAATGGAAGTGGGTCATTTGGTTCTATTATAAAAGGCATTAGATGGGCAATAAGTAAAAAAGTAGATATTATTAATATGAGTTTAGGTACAGCAAAACAACCACCAAATGATTTTTATGAGGCAATTAAACAAGCGAAAGCTCAAGGTATTGTAATCGTAGCTGCTACAGGAAATGCAAATAGCAGCGTTTGTTATCCCGCAAGGTATGACGAAGTAATTGCAGTAGGTGCAATTGATAATAAATACGATAAAGCAAGTTTCTCTAATTATGGTGTAAAAAACGAAATTACAGCACCAGGTGTTGATATACTATCTTGTTACAAGAATAAGGGTTATGCTAAATTATCAGGAACTTCAATGGCAACCCCCATTATAACAGGGTCAATTGCTTTATACCTGTCCATTCATAAAAATTTTTCTAAATCTGTAAACATCGATGTAATCCATAAGGCCATATCACAAGCTACTGTAGATTTAGGAAATGACGGAAAAGATGAGTATTTTGGAGCTGGATTAATTAATCTGGCAAAACTTATATAAAACTTAGCAGAATCTTTAGGATTCTGCTTTATTTTTAAGAATTATGTGATATAATAGTTTTATTGAAAGGCATTACATTTAAAGGAGTGATTTTAATCGGTTCTTTAAAAGTTCATTATAACTGTGCCGAAGAGTTTTTTAGTTTTATTTTATGCAACAATTGCAAAACTATTGAGACTTGGGAGCGGGTAAGAGAGGATCAATTTCGATGTGTGAAGTGTGATTGTCACCTAGACATTAGCCAAGAAAAACAAAGAATTGAATTTCGAAAGGAGGATATAAATTGATTGATATTGTTGAGGATGAAGGAAAAGGCATTAAAATGAGTAATCTAAAACAGTCAGTAAAGGAGGAGCAAAATGAGCGAAGTACAGGAAAAGATAAGCAATCGAATGAGGAAAATCGGAAGTAAAAAGAACTTTTCATTAGAAAGTGGAGCAGCAGAAATAAAGAAAAATGATAAACTTATAAATGTTAATGTCAATACAGACGGTGGTGTCCAAGTTATAGATTTGATATTAGAACCACATCATTTTGACGAGTTAAGTTCTGAAGTACGTCTAAATTTTGATGAATATTGTAATGCTTTAAATGACTTTATCGATGAGGAAGAAGATGACTGGAAATCTTTACGCATGAAAGATCAAGTAAATATGACGAGTGATCATATTATTAAAGCGACAATTATTAAATATGCAAAAGAAAAAGAACATATTGACGTCGATAAAGCTTCGGGGATAGAAATTAGTTATTTAAAAAGACACAATGAAAAAGGCATGTACCTTGGTGAAGCAATTAACGTGACATTAACGATTATGCCACAACTTGGGATCAATTAGAAAGGAGAATGATAATGTATGAAAAGTTAATTCTCCCGATGATGATGTTTGGGAAATTTCGATCAACCAAACCGAAGAAAGATAAAAATGGAAAGACGATGAAGAATAATAAAGGAAATTATATTCGGGAAAAATGTTGGGTTTATCATGATGAAAACAATGGAGACCCTGGTGTTTATCCTAGTGTGAATCATATATATGAGCGAATGGCAAAAGGAAGGCAACGATTAACTAAACCAGCTCAGGAGTTATCGGATAAATGGGCAGATCTGGCGAAAATGTGGGTTAGAGATAATGAATGGAACTTTGCAGCTGGAAAAGTAGTGCTTGAATTAACTGCTTACTTTCCAAATGATAACAGAAAAAGAGACACCCATAATGCTTTTAAATTAATGATGGATGCTCTTGAAGATATTATTTATGAAAATGATAGCTTAGCACTGCCTAGAGTAATAGATTTTCATAAAGTTAAAAACGGTGAAAATCCTTATTTTGAATTGAATATTTATAAAAAGGACAAAGAAAATGAAGTTATGCAAAACAGATATCGAACTGCTAGTTAAGTCATATCAGGAGGAGAAAGAATCAGAAGCATTAGTTAAGCAATTCTCCAATTTCATCAATAAATATTATAAGTTGTTTACATTTGAGAATATTGACTTTAGTAATTATGATATTCGCTATTTTCTTAGTTGTTATCTTGCTGATAATGTAGATAGAAAGTCTCTTCGTAGAGGCAAGTACCACTCGAAGCAAGATATTTCAAACGCATATTCAGTTTTAAAATATTTAAAACAAGCTTTTAAAAGCTTAGATCATGAAGACATCTATCATGAGGTGTTAATTCCATTCCTAGAATGCGCTAATCGCTATAAGGATATGAATAAAAGCTTCAGTGCTTATATATATGAAGCATATAAATATGAACTAATAAGACATATAAAAGAGCTAATGAGGCATCAACATACAAGTCAAGTGATGCTCCCCAATTGCAATGAATCTGATGATGAGCTAAGTGATAATCTTCATATAGAACTAGAAGAAGATCTTATACTTAATCACCCGTTTTGGCTTAATGGAATTAATGCACAGTACCCCTTCTCAGAACTTACAAGAGAGGGTAGGCTTATTCTCACAAAGTATTACTTAGAACGAAACACGGATAAACAAATTGGAAGACTAATCGGTAAGAATAGAAGATCCGTAAATCGTTCAAGGCTTAGAATTGTTCGTCAAATTCAAGATAAAATCAGTCAGGGGGAAGTTAAATGGGCACGGTGGTCGGAATAGTCGGTGTTGGGTTTAATGAAAAACAAATCATGTTAAAAGTTGATAAAGATACTAAGATTCAAGAAGAAAATAATTATGTAGCAATAAAAAATGTTATCTTTCCACATCAACTCTATAGGGAATTACATTTAGTTGATGAGACTTCATTAGAGAATATTGAAAAGTTATTATAAAACCCTTAATATAAATATATAACCAATATGTAATGCATTACAAAAAGAGATGAAGATTTATATGCCATATACCCTATAAAATATGAAAAGGATGTATGACATAATGAATATACAATTAATTAACGTTGGATTTGAGAACTTTGTAGTAGCAAATAAGATTATTAGTGTAAGTAATGCTGGGTCAAGTCCTGTAAAAAGACAAATTAAAGCTGCCAAAGAAAAAGGGTTTTATATTGATTTGACTGAAGGTAGAAGAACAAACACAATTATCTTCAGTGAAAATGGAGGAGGAGATTTAATTTTAATTGCAGTTGCTCCTCAACCACAAACAATTAAAAGCAGAATAAATAAAACTAAAGAAGAGAACAGATTACTTAATGAGGCTTCTTCTATTGAGAGAGAAGGCTATATCGTACACTAAGGAGTTTGAATATGTTAAATAAACCCGAAACGATCGTACATGTTCATGTTCATGGAGAAGAAAGCGCCCTTGACGGTTTATCTACGATTAAACAACTTATAGCGAGGGCTGTTGAAATAGGCAGCCCAGCATTAGGTTTAACCGATCATGGTGTTATGTCTGGTATTGCAGATTTTATTAAAGAATGTGAAGAAGCCAATATAAAACCGATTCCTGGTTGCGAAGCTTATATGACAGAAAATAGACAGCTTCAAAGTAAAGAACTTGAACGAATGCGAGAATATATTGGAAGTAAATATAAGATCACTGACAATAAAGGGAAATTTAAAAAGAAAGCCTTTAATAACTTCATAAAAACAATAAAAAAAGATTTTAGTTGTTTTGAAACAGAGGCCAGTTTATTATTACAGAGCTATCTTATGGATGAAGAAATGGATTTATTTGATATCATGAATCAAGAAGATAAAAGCACTGATGAGAAGTTAGATGAATTTAAGCAGGACATTCTAGAATATCTAGATTATGCAGATAATTATCATTTACTCCTCTTAGCTGTTAATAATCAAGGATTAAAAGATTTATATAAGATCATTTCTGACTCCCATATAAACGGCTTTTATTCAGATCCAAGAACTGATCTTCGTTACATACGAAGAAATGGTCTAGGGAAGAACATAATTGCTACATCTGCATGTTTGGGTAGTTATTTTGCACGTTTAATTATGCAAAATAGAAGAGAGGATGCTATTTCGTTTATACAAGAGTGTAAAGAAACTTTTCACTCTTTCTATTTAGAGAAACAAGCAACGTTGATTCGTGAACAAATATATTTAAATAAAGTTATAGATGAATTATCTATAAAGACGAACACACCCAAAATCATAACAACAGATGTTCACTTTGCTAGAAAAGAAGATCACCGAGTACATGATATTCTTGTTGCTGGATCGATGAATAAATGCGTACTAGATGAAGACAGATATCATTACGCAGAAGACCACTATTTAAAAACTGTAGAAGAGATACGGAAGCATATCAATGATGAGGAAGCAATTGCAAACACTTTAGAGATAGCAGAGATCGTGAATGTTACACTTCCAAAAGAGCCGTTATTTCCTAAATTTATTATCGAGTCTGAGGATTCAGCGGAAGCTATACTAAGAAAAAAATCTTGGAATTCGTTGTTTCAATACTGTTTACGAAATACAGAGATTGACTACTACGAGTATGCAAAACGTTTAGATTATGAGCTTGATGTTATTTGCAATGAAGGATTTGCTGACTATTTTCTTATCACAGAAGACTTTGTTAATGCTGCAAAAGATGAAGGATTTTTAATTGGTCCAGGTAGAGGATCTGGAGCTGGTTCATTAGTATGTTTTGTTCTTTCTATTACTACTTTAGATCCCATAGAACATAAATTGCTTTTTGAACGCTTTTTAAATCCAGAACGTGTCGGATACCCTGATATTGATTTGGATTTCAGCTATGAGGCTGCCCAATGGACACAAGAGTACTTAAAAAGAAAATATGGAAAAGATCATGTAGCTCAAATAGGAACAAAAGGAACGTTGGCTGCCAGAGCTGCTATTCGATTTGTGTCAAAAGCAATGGGATATAGTGAAAAAGGTAATTTAACTTTAGAAGATGCATTCGCTACAGCAATACCCGCAACTCCAGGAATATCATTAAGCGAAGCACATTCGCAAGAAGAAAAAGTCAGAAACTATGCCAAGCAATACCCTGAATGGTGGCAAGTAGCATGTGCATTAGAAGGTCATATAAGAAGCTTTGGAGTACATGCGGCTGGTGTTGTAATATCTCCTGAACCTTTAACTAATATAGTCCCATTAAGATTAGATAAGCAGGGACTTGTCACAACACAATACACCATGGATTGGATCGAAAAGTTATTAGTAAAGTTTGATCTCTTGAAGCTTGATACTCTAGATTTAATTAAACTTACAATGACATATGCAGACATGAATCCAAAAGCAATAGAAAGTATTAATTTAAATGATCCTCTTGTTTATGAAAATATTTATAACAAGCTAAGACTTAATGGAATTTTCCAAGTTGAGAGCGATGGTATGAAAGATGTAATCGAAAAATTACAGCCTAACTGCTTTGCTGATATAGGGATCATACTTGCCTTATACCGACCAGGTCCAATGGACTTAATTCCTAGCTATATTAACCGCAAATTCGGCAGAGAAGCTATTACTTACCCATTTGAAGAGTTAAAACCAGTACTAGATGAAACTTATGGTATTTGGTGTTACCAAGAACAAATAATGAGTGCTTCTCAGATACTTGGCGGTTTAACCTTAGGTCAAGCAGATATGATTCGAAAAGGTGTAGCTAAGAAAAAGCCTAAGTTAATGAACCGATGGATTGATTTAATGATTTATGGAAGTAACATCTACAAAACAGAACAAATTAAGCTTTATAAACAATATTCAAGTCCTGATTTAGTTCCTAAGGATAGTGGTGGTCACGATACAATATGGGTTGACTTTGAGGAAATAGAAACTAATTTTAAAGGCATTCCTGAGGTAGAAGGGGCAATAGGAAGAGGCTTTGATTTAAATACTTTACTAGAACTGAAAAAGCAATGGATTAAGTTTGGAGAGTATTGCTTTAACAAAGCACACTCCGCTTCATATGCAAAAATAAGTGTCCAAACAGCATGGTTGAAAAACTATTATCCCGCTGAATTTTTGGCAGCATTACTAACCATCTCTGAAGGCAAGAAAGATAAGAGCGGCGATGCTAAATCAATTAAGTACATGCGTGAATGTGAAGAAATGAATATAGGTATTTCACCGCCTGATATTAATGAATCAAAAGCTAACTGGACTCCAATATCAAATGTGGAGAAAGGGAATAACATTGATTTTTCAAACTATAGTGAGGATTTAAGTGAATTTACTAAAAAACCAGCACAATATATACGTTATGGATTAGGTAGTATTGCTGGAATAAGTGAAGAATCTGTGCAAGCAATTATTGATGCCCAACCTTATAAGAGTATTCAAATGTTAGTTGAGAAAACGGATAGCCGAAAAGTTAATAAAACCAAGGTTGTAAATCTTATTAAATCAGGAGCCTTCGATTCTATTAACAAGAATCGTAATAAGTTGCTCATTGACTATGGCAACTTAAAAGGAGAACAGGTAGATTTACCCTCTACAACTGGAAAATCTACCATAATTCAATACGAGCGAGAAACACTCGGAACAAGCGTAACCATAAAGTCTAGGTGGGAAACAATTGAAGATGGGAAAACAGACATTCAATTCACGGGTAATTTAAAAACTATTGATCCCTTTATGAGTAAAAAGGGGCAAGAACATGCTCGAGTAACTATCGAAACAAATGAAGACATATTGAATGGGCTTATCTTTAATAGACAGTGGAAGGACTTGAAAAACCAACTAATTATAGGACAAAGGGTAATAGCAAAAGGGAAAAAGGATAACAACACCTTTCTTATAAATAATTTGAGAGCCGAGGTGTAAATAATGGAATTAGTAGAAGCGTATTTAGAATCTGTTAATGAAAGACCAATAATAAAAAAAGATAAACAATACGGAAAATACAATGAATTCTTAAGCCATCCTCATCATGCTTATATTTTAGATATAAATAAAAGAAGATTTGAAGAAACTAAACTAATTATAATATCTATGTCTACAAATAATGATTACGTCTACACAATGGGTAGTACTATCCCACATCAGACAAGAACTTGGGAAGTAGTTTTCGAGATTGCTGAGTTAAGTGAGCCTCTTGAGAGCCTAAATTACAGGAATCATATACGAATAGTTACACAGAAATATGAAATAGAAGGAACCATTATGGATATTAACCAAGATGAATTTGAGTTAATTGCAAATGGATTTAAAACTTTTAATGTAATGCACTAACAAAAATTAAAGGAGGTGATTAAAAATGACATCAAAGAACGTTGAAACAATAACTGATATATGTGAATATCAAAAGTTAGCACAACGAACAGCTCCATTAGATATGGAAAAACAACACCGGCTATCTGTTGCAGGATTAGGACTTGCTGGAGAAGCAGGTGAAGTAGCAGATTTAATAAAGAAACATTTGGGACACGGGCATGATCTGCCAATGGATAAGTTAATAAAAGAATTAGGTGACGCTCAGTGGTATATCAATGAAGTTGCATCTATCTTTAATATTCCAATGAGTAAGATTCTAACTAAGAATATAAATAAATTAGCAGATCGTTACCCCGATGGTTTTAGTGAAGAGAGAAGCATAAACCGTGATAAGTACGGAGTATAACATGTTAAAGGAGAATGTATATGGCAATTAAAGATGTTCCAAAGTATAAAGATATTAGAAATAAAATAAGAAGAAATGGAAGTTTTCCGTATGTTGGAACTGCAGTTAAAGATACTCATGTAATACACCATTCTTTAACCCCGATGAATGCAGGAGGATCTAATCCATATAGTTTTGCAGACTATCATATCGATACACATGGTTGGCCAAGTATTGGTTATAATATTGTAATTATGCCAGATGGAACAGTATATCATTGTAATGACTTTGACAAACGTGCCTATCATGCTGGTAATACTAACACAAGATCTATTGGCACATGCTTAGCAGGAGATTTTAGAAAAGGAAAAGAAAAACCAACAAAAGCTCAACTTAAATCATTATATAACGTAAATAAGGAATTGTATAAAGAACTGAAAAATATGAGAAGAACCATTGGTCATTTTGAGTGTCCTGGATACTCATGGAAAAACTGCCCTGGAGACGGATGGGATTATAATGATGCGATTAATCAAAAAACAGGCTCTAGTGCTGGTCCTTCAGATTTACCTAGTTATTATACAGTTCAAGAGGGAGACACATTCTGGTCAATTGCTAAAGAAATTGAGGGATTAAGCATGGACGATCTTATGAAGATGAATCCATCTATAGATCCTAAGAAACTTATGCCTGGAATGAAATTGAAAATGGCTAAAGAAGCAAATGGATCCACTTACACAGTTAAAAAGAACGACACTCTTTGGGGAATTGCCAGAGCTTATTCTGGAGTAGATGCATCAGATATTAAAAAAGCTAACAACTTAAAATCTGATGTTATACATCCTGGAGATAAATTAATCATACCAGGAAAGAAAAACAATAATACTTCTAATAGTTCTAGTAAAACTTCTTCAACTTCAGGAACAATTAAAAAAGGTTCAAATGTAACTTTATCTAAATCAGCTAACAAGTATGCTACTGGAGAAAGGATTCCTTCATCTGTAAAAGGTAAAAGTTATACAGTTCAGCAAGTTAAGTCGGACAGAGTATTGCTCAAAGAAATATATTCTTGGGTTTATAAAAAAGATGTAAATGGTGGTAGTTCTAGTTCATCTAGCAGCAGCTCGTCTTCAAGCTCAAACATTAATACAGTTGGCCACATTAAAATTGTGAATGTAAATAATGCAGCCATTGTTATGGATCGACCAGACAGAGAAAACTCTAAAAATCTAGGCACAATTTCAAAAGGAAAGAAAGTGGAGATTGCTGGTTCAGTAAAAGGCAAAAATAGTAATACAGGTTACTGGGAGATCATCTATAAAGGAAGACGTGCTTATATAACTGGTAAATATGGAAAACAGGTTTAACTTTTAAATAATTAAAAAACAGCGAACTTAATTCTAAAAACAGGGACATTTTTAGAATTGGGGAGAGAAAAAAATTGAGTAAAAAAACAATAAATTGGAGCTCTGCAGAGGGTAAAAAAGCAACCGCATTTATACTTAGTCAACATCGAGCAAAAGTTAAATACAAAGATATTGCTAATGAAGTGAATGAAAAATTTGATCTGCCTAAACCAGTAACCTATGAAAACATCAGATACATTTGTAAAAGGAAAAAAAGCATAGTAGATAAAAAAAATACTAAGACAGCAAAGACAGATGCAGAGCTAGTTGAAATATACGAAAAGATTGATGAAGAAGAGGCGAAGCAAAATGAGAAAGAAGAACAAGAGCAGGCTATTAAAAAAGCTAAAGAAGATGCTCGCAAAAGAAAAGACAAGCAATTACTCAGTAAGCTTTTAAAAGAAAGAGGAACAACAGAACTTATCATTGAAACCTTCGAAGAAACAATTAAAGCTTTTGAATGGATAGATATCAAACCACCTAAACCTATTAAAGGTACGAAGGATAATGTTGAAGAAGCAATTTTGTTATTCTCTGATGCCCAAATCGGAGAACATATAAGTGAAGAGGATACCCAGGGGTTTGGGGAATATAACATAAATATATTTAAAGAAAGAATGGATAAGTTAGTCCGACAAGTTAGAGAAAATGTTGCATCACATCGTTTATCAAAAAACATTCAGACCCTTAATCTATTCATGCTAGGAGATAATGTAGATGGTATAGGTATATACCGTGGTCAAGAACATCATTTAGATGCATTGGTAGTTGAGCAATTACTTGTAGGTGCAGAAAAAATCGCTGAATCTATTATTCATCTTCTTGGCACATTTGAAAAGATTAATATAACAGGAATAGTTGGAAATCATGGTCGTATTGGTAGAAAAGGAGAGAATCCTTCTCATGTAAATTATGATTTTCTTTTGTATAAGATGTTAGAAAAGATGTTGCAAAACTATAAAGAACGAATTGAATGGACAATTCCCAAATCAAACTGGATCTTAAAAGATGTCCTAGGAAATGGATTCTTACTATTACATGGAGATACCATTAAAGGATGGAATGGTATTCCTTACTATGGCATTGATCGTGCTGATTCAAGACTAACTAAAATGCTGCAATCCCAAGGGAAGACATATAAATATTTATGTTTGGGGCATCATCATAACCCAGGAGATGTTGATTCACCAAATGGAGAAAAAATACTGAACGGAACAATGGTTGGTGGATCAAGTTTTTCAATTAACCAATTGCATACTACAAGTCGACCTTCCCAATGGTTTTTTGGAATAAATAAAGAAGCAGGTATTACATGGAGATACAAACTTCTTTTAGATATGGACGACTCTCATGCAAATTAAACAAGAATTAACTACAGTAATACTAACTAGTTCAGCGAACTTTTTAAGGGTAGCACTCTGTATAGGTGCTTATTATAAATTTGGAATGTCATTATCTCTAGGACTAGTTCTCTTCTTCATACTAAATAAGTTAACGGCGATAGAAAAAGGGATCTATGATAATGAAAATAAGCTAGAGGAGATGAAAAATACATGGAATCCTATCTCGAAATTACGGAAGCCTATTTAAAAATGCTTAAGAATACAGCTACAAAAGAAAATATTACAATATCAGAGAAAATTGCAGAAGAGATGTTTGATATAACTAGCAAAATAGTAGATGCTCACAATTTATCAATTATAGAGGCTACATTATCTACAACGATGGTTCACCACAAGATAATTGAACTAATGGAAAACGAACTACAGGTTGACTTGGAGAAAAGGTATGAATAAACTATACTGTTTAATAGGCCCATCTTCAGCCGGTAAAGATTCTATAAAATATGCATCTGGTTTACCATATGTGGTATCCTATCGAACTCGTAAAAAGAGAAAAGGTGAAATTGAAGGAAGAGACGGATACTTTATCTCTAGAGATGAATTCAATGACAAACACGATAAATGGATTGCAAAAACAGATTATGGTGGGAACTTGTACGGAATTACAATGGAAGAGATTAAACAGTTGGGGAAATCATCAATGATCTATGTAATTGATTGGGATGGATTTTTGTATATGAAGAATAAATTTAAAGAACTGAATATGATTAACGAAGTAGTTAGTATTTATATTGATGTAGATCCCCGTGATTTAAGGAACAGAATGGTTAAACAGGAACGGTCTGAGATAGAAATTCAACAAAGATTAAAAAGGCTGCATTTGGATTTGAAAGTAAAACATAAATGCGACTATATCATTAATAATAAAGGTTCATTAGAATATGCAGTTGAGCAATTATTTAATGTAATTGATGAGAACTGCACTTGCACACGATCCATTTAGATCGTGTGCTTCTCTTTACATTGGTATTCAAGTCCGCTCACACAGTCTAAATATATATCTTCTATAAATGAAAAACGATTACCCATGATAATATAAATTGAATTTTTTATTTCTGTCTTTAATTGATCAATATCATACTTTTCTAGGTACGGCCCTTCTATTAGTTCGTTAACAATAGATTGCGATAATATAGGAATAATGTCATTATTCTTGTTATTATAGTAATCCTCATTAATGGTGCTAAAGAAGGTATATAGTTCCCCTTCAACAGTATCATTAGTACATACGTCCCCGTTGTTTGCCACATGTTGTAAAAAAAGATAATTAATAGAAGATACTGCTATTTCGTGAATCTTATTGGTAATCATAATTAACCCCCCACGTTTCATTGTAAGTAATTATATCAGACGTTAAGCAACTAGGCAAGAACACCTGTTCTCATATTAGCGATTTATGTACGATTAAAAACTTTTTGTAAACTAGTGGTTTACGCTGACAATTTATAGAATACATGATTTAATATGGAAAGTAAATAAATAATTGGGGAAATTTTATGTCGATTTGTCTATTGCATTTTGGTTATCTAGGAGAATATACTTAGTTTATAACATAGAGAGGATAAATAGATGAGTGAAATATCACGTCGTATGTTGTTTGGAGATTATATCTATAGCTTGAGAAAAGATAAGGGGGTGACGACAAGAGAAGCAGGAGCAATACTTGGGATTTCAGCTCAATATGTTAGTCTGCTTGAAAGAGGCAGAAAAGAACCATCAGATGAAATAATCAACAGCATTGCAACATATTATAAGATTGAATCACAGGTCTTATTTAGTCTATTAAAACGAATCCCTTTAAATGTACAAGCCGAAATAGTGAATAATGAATATTTATTGGATCTGATTTACTTCTTTAAAGATCAAAAAAACTTATCCAAAAAACAGAAACAAAAATTTAGTGAAGAACTAATAAACCTATACAATAATATACTTAATGATTAGCTAAGAAAAAGAGAGGGGTAGCATGAAGACCAGCCATTATAGTATATGTATAATATTCTCCTTTAGCTACCTTCTATATACTAGTATATTTACTATAAATACCAGTAAAAAACCACTTTATGCAGTGTTATAATTGAACATAGGGGTGATTATATGTATGTATCTCCTATGCTACTAAATAAAGTTGACCATCCCTTTGAGGATGATTCATATATAACAGAATTAAAATTAGATGGTATTCGCATTATTTGGACGAATTTCAACAATAAAGTTCGTATTTATACACGGCACAATAATGAAGTGACATCTATTTTCCCTGAATTAGCTACTATTGATTTACCAGAAGGTACTGTATTAGATGGTGAAATCGTTGTTCCAGGCGATGGTGGAAAGCCTGATTTTGAAGCAGTTATGGAACGATTTATGTCTAAAAAGTCAAACCACCAAATACAATACTGCGTTTTTGATATTATTTACTTTAATGGTGAAAAGGTAACTTCATATTCATTACCTCAAAGAAAAGAATTACTTGATGAAATAATACCTGAAGAGAATATGAATATCGGAACAGTTAGATGGATATATGGAAATGAAACAGCTTATTTTGATCTTATAAAGCAGAATAAGCTAGAAGGTATCGTAATGAAGAAGGCCTATTCTCGTTATGAAGTAGGAAAACGTAGTGATTCTTGGTTGAAGGTAATTAACTACCAATATGAAGATGTCTTTATAACAGGTTTCCGTAAAGGAGAATTCGGACTACTATTATCTTTTCTAAACCATGAACCTGCTGGAATGCTGGAGTTTATGCCACCTGATGACCGAAAAAGAATTTACTCTTCTCATAAGGTTGTATCAGAAAATCAAAATTTTAAATTTATCGAACCGATTAAGTGCCATGTTAAGTATCGAAACTTAACTAAACAAGGAAAATTAAGAATACCGTCATTTGTGGAGTGGTTATAA